TTTGATAGTTTGTGTAAAAAGTCTAATCTTTGGTTTTTAACCTTAGTGTGAATCTTGTTAAGCTTTCGTTTAGCTTTTCTACCTTTAGTTTTAGAGTACCTTCGTTGAGCATAAGATAACTTAGATTGACTTTTAGACAAATACTTAGGATTATCTATTTTCTCACCTTTAGAAGTAGTAAGATAACTAGATATACCTAAGTCAATACCTAAAGTTGTATCTTCCTCAATTTCAGGTTTAACTAAAGTAGGACTATCGATTTCACATAAGATTGAAACAAAGAATTCACCTAAAGGGTTTCTCTCTATAGTTGCACTTTTAATAGTTCCTTTAATTGGTCTATGAAGAATAACTTTAATACCTTCTCTAAACTTAGGTATAAATAAAGTTTCACCTTCAAGTCTAACATTTTGTGGAACATTAAATTTACTATAAGATGACCTTTTAGATTTAAACTTAGGGAATTTACTACGTTTAGCAAAGAAATTCTGGTAAGCTTTATCTAGATTTCTTAGTGATTCTTGTAGAGTTTGTGAATTAACGAGTTTTAACCAAGGTTTCTCTTTCTTTAAACTAGGTAGTAATCTTTGTAAGTCAAACCTAGAAAGATTAACCTTAGATTCCTCATAAGTTTTGCTTTTTAGATCTAGGAAGTAATTATAAATAAACCTAGCTGAACCAAAGTGTTGCTCTAAGAGATCTACTTGATCAGCTGTAGGTAGTATCTTATATTTAAATCCTAAGTAACTCATAAGTGCAAATGTAAGAATAAATTTAAGATTAACAAATAATTTAACAAAAAGTTTAACCAAATCGATCCATCCCACTACCCTAAAGGGATAGGGGAATTCTCGATTTAAATTTAGTTAAATCTTTCTAATATACCAAAGTGCAAAACCTGAGATGAATAAGAAAACCGCAAAATCTCCAAAATGATCCCAGCTAGGCACAAAAATAAACCTAAAGAGTAGCAAAACTGTAGTAATTATAGAAATCATCGTACAAATATTTAACCACCCTTTTAAAAAATCCTCAAAATCTTCTTTCATCTTACAAACCTTCTGGAAACGATATATAATCTACTTTCTCGTCCTGCAAATATTGAACAAACTCGGATAATTCTTTAACTATTTCTGGTGGGACTTCTTCATTCTCCCAAGCTTCAATTATATCCTCAACTTCAAACTCATATATCCAAACCTCTGCATAATCACCATCAACTAGGCCATCACAAAATCTCCCTTCTATGTAACCCTCCATCCAGTGCGCTAAGTTCTTTGATATTTTTGGTGCTATAATTACCCTATGAGTGAACACCTTTCCAAATTTTTCTTCTCCTTTTGTCATAACTTTACTCTTCTTCTTTCCATTTCAGACTTAACTTCCAAACTTGATCTTTATTTAATAGCTCGAACTTACTTGTTTCCATCAATTCTAACGCTCCCTTATCATTCTCCATCTCAAATAAAAACTTACTCTCAAGATGCGCTTTTAGTCTAGCTATTATAATTACGCCCCTATGATAAATCTTTCCCCATCTACCAATTCTCTTATCCCAATCTATACTTACAACTTCATCAAAACTCTCATAAGTTCGGTGTGACAGGAGGGTTCTAACAGAGCTATCGTCGTAGTAGATGTAGTTTTTAGTTGATTTAAATTTTACTTTGGCATTGTAATAAACTTTTCCCGTCTCCTCATCCACAACCCTCTCGAAATGATCTATCCTTCCCCAACCATATCTTACATCAAACACTTCATCATCATACTCGAATTGGCACTCAACGTTTCCCATATCTCCAGGTTATTTTTATTTTATCACTACACTTAAAACACCTAGCTATCATGTAATCTTTTCCCTCCTCAATCTTATAATACTCGTGATCACAGAAAGAATCCTTAAACATGTACTTAATGGTGAAAATAATCAAAATAATTGAACAGATACCTACAAACACATAAGCTAACATCACACTCATTTCTTCTCGTATTTCTTTATTTCTTCGTCTATACAATTAATTTCCTCCTGAATAATCTCTAGCTCAGTTTCTTTAGTATGCTTTCTTCCGTACAACTCTTTTAGCATAATCTCCTCTACCGTCATGTCTAGCCACTTAAGATAAAACACTCCAGACTTAGTATTATCCAGAGTCCACCTTAGATATCCTGAATTACCATTGAATGTAAATAAGCCTTTTGAGATAATGTAATCCTTTTTATATAGCGTTAGGTCATCTCCGAATATATTAAACTTACGACCAAAAGATTTTCCCGCTCTCTGAAGTTCAATTATCCGTTCCACTACTTTAGGTATCAGATCTGTCATGGTTTCTACAGATTTCGATTATTTTGTTTGAAGTTATATCTTGTTCTGCGTCCAACTCTATAAACTCCCCACCATAATTTCTAACAAGCTCTAGCATTTCTTTTGCAAACTCTATTGACTCTTCCTCTGTTTGGTTTCTTCCTTTAGCTATGTACGGTTTAGTCCTGTGTAAGAAGATGTTAATATTGTCAAACTTATTCACCTCCTCTAATACTAAATCTCTAAAGTTCTCACTACCGTCTCCGTATTTACCATTATAGAATAGAGAAAGGATTAAAGGTCTGTCTGTTATTATGAACTTAACTTTCCCTTTTAACCGGAAGAGTCTATGGTGTTGTTTGGCGAAAAGATAAAGTTCATTCTTAAAGGTTTCATGGCGCTGCTCCCAAACTAGTTCTTTAGCATATTCAGACACTAATTCTACGTCAAATCCTTCCCATTTCATCTTAGCAAATAGTTCAGAAGCGATCGTACTCTTCCCCGTTCCTGGTGAACCTATGAGATTTACTACTATAGTTTTCTCCTCTTCTTTCACCTCATCCCACACCTCAGTCGCTTCCCAGTCTTTTTCTATCTGTTCTTTAGGGGTCTTATCGAAATATTCTTTTAACTCTTCCATAAAATTTGTTTCAGTTTCCATCTTTTACTTTCTTTTTGTTATACTGTCTCTTAAGTTCGCTATGCCTCTTGTTTAGGTCATTTATATAGTCGTTCTGAACTTTAAGTAACTCTAAACTAGCTAAAATCTTGATGTGACTCTCCGGTACAAATGCCCACTTTAGATCAACCTCCCCTTCAATATCAAAACACTTCCACTTCCTTACTATACTTGAAGGTTCTCCATCTTTCTCCTGTATAAACTTTAGATTCTTGATTACCTCATCCTCTGCAAACATGGACAATTCAATTAAACTGTGGATATATGGAATTAAGGTTGATGTTGATCCGAGAGGTTCCAATAACTCCTTTGAATACTTAGCTAAATTATAGAGGGCTTTTCTTATTTGCAACCCGTCTATCGATATTGATTCTATTTGCTTACTCATAACTTTTAAATTTTTCTTCGTCTAACATAATCACATCCTAATCTAGTAGCTGCAATCATCCAAATCCCAACATCTCTCATATACTCTTCGTGAAACTGTGTAAATTCTTTATTCCTACGCATTTCTTCAAGTTCCATCTCCAGATCCTCGTAGTGCTTCATTAATTCTCTCACACTATATCCAAGCTTATCATCGTAGTTAATCTTGTACTCACATTTAAAATACTTAGAATCAAAAACTCTCGTAAAACCTTCAAATACAACCTCGTCACTAAAAATATAATCAGCTCCCCACTCCATCTCTCTTCTAAGCTTATCTACAAAGAAATCTACTCTATGCTTCTCAAATTTAACGAACTCTGGATTTAGCATGTTGCGTCTATGCGGATTTCTCTTAAGTAACTCTTTGTCTATATCCTCGAAGAACTCTATGGGCTGATCGAGGAAAACACTAGGATACTTTGAATAACCGTAATGAACCATAAGTATATCTGCAGCTTTTCTATCCCCACCAAAATGAGATAAAACCTTAAGTATAACCTCTTTCTTCTTTGGATCTACTCTAGTTAGTTCTCTCCACATTACTTCTTTTATTGGGTTATTAAATTCAGCTTTTTGTTCTAATTCTCTAGCTTCTATTCTTGTCATTTCCCTTCTCTTTTAATTGCAATACCTCGACTACTTCTTCTATTTCTAACTTATTATTTGCGACATGGTGGATAGCTTCAAATAGTTCATCTTCATCATCTAAGTACTCCACTGAATTACGTCTACACAGGGAAGTTAATACCACAAAGGCTGTCCTCTTATTTCCGTCTCCAAATGGGTGGTTCTTGATTATTGAATTTACTATTGAAGCTATTTGACTTGGCTTATCTTCATAGTAATAATAGCTGGAAAATACACTCTCTAATTGATCTGGCTTTATTATTCGATGTCCAACTCCTGTAAGAGCTTTATTAACATCTACTACAAATCCCTTATCTATTTCAATTACTCCATCCATAACTAGCTATTTTTAAGTCTCTCCATTAAGTTAGGGTAGTTCTTCATTGCAAAATCCACCGCTTCCTTAGCTAATACTTTACTCTTCGTAGTTGCTGAAAACGTTTTTGTCTTTAGCACTACTTTCTTGTTTTTATTTTCTGTTTTCATATTTTATTTCTATTAACCCCTTGTAATCCCTATATTTCCACTCTATTTTATTGTCATCTTCATATATCTTAACATCACCCAAATCTATAGACTCCACTTTAATCCCGCCACCTGTTACAACTCTTTTCATTATCTTTAAAGCTCTCTTTGCGTAATACCAATCAACCACAACCCAAATCAAAATAATAACAGTAAGGGCGACTAAATCAAATAACCCTGGACCAACTATCAAACTCTTAATTGACCCTATAACGCACCACAAAACTAAGTATCTGAAAGTTGAAGCATCTAAAGTAGGCCCCCTATAGTATAGCTTTGTATCACCCACCTTCTCTTCAAATCCAAATAAACTAACCAAATCTTTCATAGTATTCTACCTTAATTAACATTTCTATTTCGTACTGCTCAACCAAGTTATAATCTATCTGGTGAATTACAGTCTCAGTCTCAGGGTCATAGAAGAACACGTACTTATGCCCATTTACATCTACAACCCCATGACCATCTCTACCTAAATCAATCACTTCAACCACACCTCTTTGTCTTTAATTGTTATTGTATTTCCGTTAAACTTAGCCTTATACAACTCCCCATCCATGACTACAGACCCATTTGAATAGTAAACCCCATCTCTATATAACACTCCGGTATTTCTTTGGTTTGAATTAGAGTGTATGTGTGAGAAGGTATGTAGTTTGAGGTTATGTAAGGTTTGAATTCTAGTAAGTAAAGCTGAGTCCCCTACCTGATTCATATCTCCGTTTAAATCCAGTATTCCCTTAGGTGGTCCGTGTGTAATTAGAATATCAATATCATCATCTATAGCATTACACCACCTTTTATATAACTTACCTCTGTCTGCCATAAAAGCCCAATTACCAAAAGAAGGGGTGTAGGGAGAGCCAAATATTTTATAACCCCCCACTTCTATGTGCTCATCTATTAAAAGCTCTACTCCCACTTCTTTCCATAACTTTCTTGCATACTTTAAATTGTTATACTCAAAGGTGTTATGGTTTCCTGGTACAAAGATCTTATAAGGTATGTGACTGAGTTCTTTACCTACCCACTCTATAAACTGCTTACACTCTAACTCATTCTTAACTTCGTCCCTATAATTAGCCCAGTCACCACTATGAATAAGCAGGTCTGTGTCTTTAGGAATATTAAGCTGATCGTGAGTCATGTGAGTGCAGCCTATGTGGTGGATTTTAAGCTCTTTTTTCATAACTTCTCATCTAACTTTTTCTCAACTACCTTTAATGATTTACTGATGATATGCTTTATAAGGCTGCTCACTGTAACATCTTCTTCAGGGTTCTTCTCCGTGTAAGTCACTGTGGTTCCACCTTTAAAGCTAATTATGATCTCCTCAGGCTTTACTCCTATTTTGTTAATAAGTTCAGCTAAGGTCATAGTTTCTCCGTCAAAGGTCTCTACGGTTTTTAATTTTTGATCTTTTCCCATAATTGTTCTACTTTTTGTCTTAATTCCTCTAAGCTCCCGTCGTTAATTATAATAGCATCAAACTCACTATCAGGTATGTCATCTAAATCAACTTCGGAAATGTGTGTGTCGGAACTGTCTATTTCTGGTCGTACAACTTTGATAATAAAAACTCCCTCCTCCTTACATCTCTTAAATTCATTCTTAAATCTTAGGTCTGTTATTATTATATTATCTAAGTCTCGTATCCTGTCAAATAGAATGTTCACCCAGATATCTTTACTTACTCCAGCTCTTAAACTATCTCCAACATCTTTCATTAAATCTCTAGGACTCTTTCCCCACCATTTCTCCATAGGTTTCTCTTTCTCAGCTCTATCTTCAAGTCTCCACGGGGCTATATCAAAGGCATCACTAATAAAACTCTTGATACTGTCTGCAAAGGCTCTCTTCTTAAACTCAGGAAACATCTCCCCAACTGTGTCTTTGCCTGACCCTTTCTTACCGGCTATAGCTATAATTGTTTTCTTTTTCATACTTCTTCTTAACTAATCATAAACCAACTAGGGTCATAATTTGAATTTTCGGACTTAAGCTTAGATATAACATCAATTACATCTTTCACATACCTACCTGGCTTCACTATTCTTATTTTCGTACAATCCTCATAATCATCGCTCTCTATTGAATCTATGAAGTAGTCGAAATTGTTACTTAGAAGATTGGTAAATTCTATTGAATCTCCTCTCTTTCGGTATCTCTCCAAGTACTCTTCTTTCAAACTTCTATCTGGGTAAGCAATATAATAATGTATTCCAAGGTTTTTAAGAATAGCTCTAGTCTCAGGGTGGCAACTAACCAGTATGTAATTAGCTTTTCCAATCTGCTCTTTTATAGCTCTCTCATAATCTTCCCATCTATTCGGTCCCATGAAATCCGCACTATCAAGGTCTGCTATATACTTCCCTGCTGCACTACTCTTGCCTAGCCCTGGAAAACCACAAATTACATCAGTTCTTCTTCTCCCTAAATATTTTCTAAGTAAGTCAGCGAAATCAGTTGCAAAGTCTCTATCGCTTAGTAGGTAATCTATTCTATCTATCATCTTAATACTTTTTGGTTATATCTCTAAGTCTAACAAAAGCCTCCCTCTCCTTCTCATTCTTAATATCCTCTTCCTTGTAATCAGCCAAAAGAACCTCAATAAACTTACTACCTCTTTCTTTTGCTAACTCTACATCTCCAGTCTCCTTAGCTTTATTTAATATCTTCTCAAACAAATCAGCGTAATCGTTCCAATTGTTAGTCATGAAGGTCGATCTTATTATCTCCTAGTATCCTTCAGTTGTCATTTTCCTCTTTGTTTATATTTAAGACTATCATATCGCCACAGTGTCTACAAGCCCAAACAACTTTCTTTCTCGGTATTTCCTCTATAGTCTCATAAACGTGGCGACATGGAGTTGGTTTTTGTTTTGCTCTATATCTCCCAAGTGCGTAGCTCCCAAGGTTTGACACAATTAATAGGAAAACTACCTCTAAAATACTGAATGTCATAATAATGGTTTTGCTATCCAAATTAACTCTCTAAAGTTTTTCAAGAATTCATCTCTGAGTTCTTCTGTTTTGAAAGCTAATACTTTATATCTACACTCATATTCTCTTTTAACTATATTGTCCCAGAAGATTTCTATAACATATTTTAATTCTTTTTCATTCTTCCAATCAGGCTTCCATACACCATTGTATCTGTCCCTTAACTGACATAATTGAGCAAGTGCTATACACGCCTCTGCTTCTTCTTTTGTGGGAAATGTGTTTTTATTATGATCTGAAACAATACAGTTATCACTAACTTTTTCTATATACCCTAAATTACTTACAAAAAATCCATCTATAATTTTTAAACCCTCCCAGCTCTTAGGTAGATCCTTTACTTCAACTTTCTTAAAAACTATGCTCTCGAAGGTTGACTTTTCTCTATCAATTTCATAACCTTCTGGCACCTGTATTTTCATTTCTTTTGCTTCCATTATTTATCATATTTTATTTTGTTCATTACCTCCTCAAGTTTAGTAAAAGCTTCTAGTTCTTCTTCGTTTAAATCATCTTTATTAACTTCATCCTTCACTCTACTAAAATACCTATCAGAAAGCTCTCTAACTTGCTCAACTTCATTATTACCCAACTCCTTAGCTCCCTCATACACTTCATCAAACTCCTTGGCAAAATGATTCCAATCGCTAATTTTCCTGTAAGATCTAAGCGCTTTTAAGGTTTTCTCTACGTAACTCATTTCATCTTTTTAATTTTATCTCGAATCCCTTTAAATCTAAGATAGGCATTTAGCTCCTCCATGTCTTTGATGTTATTCTCTGTGCGTCCTTGTGTTGTCACTTCAAAGATCCTCCGACTATCTTCCTTTAATGACTCAAGTTCTCCTGTAAGTTTAGCAGTAAGACTCTTTCTCTCAAGTATATCTGACCACTCACTCCAGTTTCTTATGTTCATTCTTGATTTGGATTCTTTTATTAACTTCTCTATTATTTTCATTTTTATTTTAGTTTTAAGAATCTTCGGAAAGCCGCTCTACCTTTAGCTGTAATTAGAGTCTGAACAATAGCTAATCCATTATGGCGGTTAATTGATTCTTTTAAAGCCATGTATTCCTCGTTCATAGATTTAGCTGTAGGTTTTAGATTACCCTTCTGATCTCGATATACATAACTCTTCTTCAGTAACCAATCAATAAAATCAGTTTGCCTCATACCGAACTCTTTTGCTGTATCTCTAAAGTTAGTATGAAGGTCTTTATCGACTAGCTCATCAAAATACTCAGCTTTATCTTCTAACGGTCTAATTACTTCATGTTCCAATCTTCTAATGGCAAGGGCAGTCTCAACTTCAGATTCAGCTCCAATTATGTCAATGTAGATTTGGTTCTTTAAGCTTAACTGAGGTGTATTTGCTTTTAATTGTTCAGCCATCTCATCAAACTTATCTATGTACGCTGATTTAAAATCGTTGTATCCTTGAATATTGAACATGTATAGAGTAAATCCTTTCTTGGTTAGTAGGTATTCTTTGTATGATTTATTTTGTCCTTGAACCTTGTAACTGCTTGATATTAAGTGAGAACTCAGATTTGAGCTTTCAGAAACTATACTATCCAAGTCTCTCAAAACATTCTTATGCTGCTTCCCTAAACCTTGAGCTATTACTCTACTACTTACTACTAATCCCAGACCATCTCTTTCTTCGATCTGTACGTTTATTAAATTATTTTCCATCGTCTTTATACTGTTTTAATTATTGAGAAAAAGAAAGAGAGACTAGAAAGTTTAACCTCTCCAATCCCTCTTCATGTTACTTTATCTAAGCCTCACAACTTACACAATTATTAAAGTTCATCGCCATATTTTTAGCTACTGACTCTGATCTCTGGTAGTACAATGTTTTAAGACCTGATTGCCAAGCGTAGATATATAGAGCGTTAACATCCTTCAGTGGTATATCTGGTGGAATGTTAAGGTTTATACTCTGTGCTTGATCTATATACCTCTGTCTCTGTACGGCTTGTGTTATAATCTCTCTCTGGCTAATCTCCTTGAAAGTTCTAAACACAGCCTTTGTATGATCATCTAGGAAATCTAAGTGTTGAACCGATCCCCTATTGAGCATTATACCTCTCCAAACCTCTTCTGTATTCTTTCCTAATTCTTCTAATTTAGCCTCTAAGTATTTATTCTTTCTCATAAAATTACCCTTAGCTAAACCTGCTTTGTAGTAATTAGATGCAAAAGGTTCTACTCCAGGTGAAGTTTGGCCAAGAATTGCAGAAGATGAAGTTGTCAATTTGTTACCCATAAGGCTCTTTATCCCTATGCTCTTACAGTTTATCATCCCGTAACGTTCAGACTATATAATCACCATAGCATCAATTTAATGACACCTTAGGGCAGGATTTCGTGGTATCTTCATCGCCATAGAGTAATCTCCTTAGGCTGTACATACTAGTCGTTGAACCTTTTAGCTATTTCTAACTAAAGTGGCTGCTGATTATCCCCGGTGTAATGGAAGGAGTCCCAGCAATTAACCCTGTTTTCTTATACCGAGTTTCCCCCGATAAGCTCCCCCAACTTAAGGAGCGATTGCCATCAAAGTTGTATTCCTAAGTCCATAACCTTTTAACAACTCTGGCTCACCGTATACTTTTGCTAACTCTTTACTTGCTTTTCTCGCTTTACTCTCGATCTCTTTGAAAACTTTGGCATTAAACGTCTTAGCTTCCATTGATTCGAAAGGTATGTTGTTCTTCTGCAAGTAAGAGTGGTAGCCTAAAACCCCTAAACCTAATGCTCTGTGTCTTCTAGCGAATTTATTAACAGCTTCTAAACCAGGAATCCCAGCAGAGTTCTCTATAAATTCAGACATTGCAGCATCTAGGAAATAAATAGCTAGTTTTACCGTATCTGTATTCTTCCACTCATCGTAAAGCTCTAAGTTAAGTGAAGATAAGCAACATACAAAGCTCTCGTCAACCCCGTCAGGAATGGAGGTCTCGCTACAAAGATTTGAATGTGAGATAGTTAGCTTCTTATCCTTATATACCTGAGGTTTGTTTTTGTTTACATTATCGGTGAAGAATAAGTACGGTAAACCTTTTTGTTGTCTACTTTCTAGAACCTTAGCCCATATCCTTCTTTTCTCCATATCACCATCTACCATCTCTTGCATCCAGTAGTCAGGTATACAAGCTCCAGTAAATAGGTTTTGTATAGGATTCCCGATATCTCTAATCTGCAAGAACTCTTCAAAATCTGGATGGTCTATGTCAAGGTATGCTGCAAAGGCTCCTCTTCTTGTCAATTTTGTTCCACCAAGGTCGTTAATCTCAGTGCGTTCTCTAATGAACTGCTGTAAGTTTTCCCTACATGTTCAGACTATATCTTTACCAATTAAGGCAGCGTATGTTTCCCCTCACTTGAAGGTACTCCCTAAGGATAGTCGTTGAACCCTTCCCATTTTACAGGGACTCCGGCTGCTGATTGCCCAATACTAACAATTTTCAAACATTCACACTTACCTTTTCAGATTATGTTGTAGTTTGTCAGTCTCTAAGGGTGTTCCAGCAATTAATACGCTAGTTTTACAGGTATCCCCAAGAATAAAACTTAAGATCCCTGTGACACAACACCCATAGTCGTATCAAAAATCTGCATAAAAGGAACTGGACCAGAAGATTCACCATTATCCTTGATTTTAGCTCCTCTCCCTCTAATCTTACCGAAGTACCCAGAAGTTCCACCTCCTACTTTCGTCTGCATTGTAACCTCCTTCAACTTATCAGAGATTAGACTAAGTGAATCGGGAATGTCGCATCCAAAACAGGATATGGGCAAACCACGCTGAGTCCCCATATTAGCCCAAATAGGTGAACTTAAACTCATCCAACCATTCCAGACAATTTCTTTAAACTTTTCCTTAAGGTCAGGGCGTTTTAGTCTCTTGGCAGCTGCAGAAGTTATCCTCTCAAGTGCTCCATCTAGGTTTTCTCCTCTAAGTAAGTAACCTCCATTTAGCATTCTAGACGATTCTTCATTAAACCACCAAGGAACTTTAACGTCCTGATTTTCATTTGTTAAACTCATATATAGATCTATTTTTGTTACATCTTCTCTATATATAAGTCTTTACCCTATAACTCTAGCCGGTCAGAACTTTTAAATCCTTTTCCACATCTCTAATCTGCTCATCAAACCACATCCGATCCTCATCATTAAAGTTCTCATATTCACCTAGAAGTTCTGCATACGTACCACCAAAGCCATCATAAGGGGAATAGTAATATCTCTCAAGCATCCCTTTCTCATCATCTAAAATCAACTCATCATAATCACCATTAAGTAGAACAACCGAATCTTCCTCCTTTACGTACCTTATTTGTATATCCTCGTCCCAGTAATCTTTAGGTGCTCCATGTAATCTATAAGCTCTGATGATTTTCTCTAATTGTTCAAGGCTACTATCTGAGAATTTTTCAAGACCTACTATTACAATGCCATCTTCTTCCATATCTCTTCTTTTGCTATAAGTTCTTCTTCTATAGTTGGGAAAGGTCTAATAACATCTCTAGGTACATAAAAGTCTTGTTCACAGTCAGGATAATCTAATAAACCTAATGTTACTGAATCTCCCTTATCATGGTGAACTAAGTAGGGCTCTCTGTCTGGATCATCAACAAAATATATAACTCTCCAGCTCTCTAATATCTCTCGTTTACTTACCTGTTGAACCATAACCTCCTATACCTCTTTCTGTTTCACTCAATTCTTCTACCTCTTCAAACTCAATCTTAGGGTATGGGATAATAATAAGTTGAGCAAATCTTTCACCTAACTCGTATATCTCCGGATCCTCACATGTTGGGTTGAATACAGACTTTATTGGACCTCTATAGTTTGAATCGATTACACCTACAGAGTTTGTCATTTCTAGATCTTTATTACAAATTGAACTTCTAGGGAATAACAACCCAACATAACCATCCGGGATCTCTAATGCAAGGTCACTGGTGTATATGTACTGCCCCTTCTCGTTTACTTTATAGGCTGTTGCTGTAAGGTCTAATCCTGCATCCCCATCCTTAGCATATTTAGGGATTACTGCACTCCTGTCTAGTCTTTTGATTTTTACTTTCATTTTTCTTTCTTTTTAGTTGTTATCTTCTTGTTCAATTAATGGTAGGTGTCCTTTTTGTTTTAATAGCTCGTATAGGAATAGTCTACCCTTCTGAGTCCATCTTGTGTGTAACTGATCTCCTTTTCTTCCGTCTTTATAAGTTATTGGAGTAGTGTGGGATTTAGTGTAACCAAGCTTAGCGTACTCTTTATACAGGATCCACTGGCCGCTTTGTTTGAACTGTATTTTATTTTCGTGAAGTAGCTTGTTTAACTCTTGAGCCGTCATTCCATAATCCTTAGCTATTTGAGTTACTGTAATTGTATCTGTTGAAGCTAGAATCTGGTCATAATAAGTTACTTTAGGTTCATACTCAGCTATTAGGACATTCTTCACTTCAATTTCACCTTTAAGCTTTTCATTTCTCTCTACTTCATCTGCATAGGCTCTTAAGGCTTCAGCGAATGTTCCTGGTAGAGATTTTTGAAGTTGTTTCTTTTCTAACTCTTCCCATCTTAAAATTAACTTAGCTCTGGTTTCATCATTCCACTTGGTTGCTACATATAATACTTCTCGCTTATCTAGTTGGTATTCAGGTCTTTTCTCACCTTTAGAGTCTGTATATTCAACCAACTCAAATCTGAGGGCGTTAACTTTTTCCCAAGCAGGTTCCATATTTCGGATATCTCTCATTACATTATCGTGTCTCTTTCCTGCTAACTCTGCTATCTCTCTACTTGACATTTTAGGGGAGTTACTATTATTCGCTCCACCTAAGTTTTTCATTAAATCCATTTTCTATAAACTATTTTTATTATTATTTCACTCAGGGTAAATCTTCCCTTAGTTCAACCCCTGCTCACTTTTGAGCAGGGCTATAGATTGGCTAAGATTTCAGCCGATCTCTTAACTACTTGATACTGCTGAACTAGCACTCACTTCTGATGAATCATTAAACCCCTTTCTCCTTCCATGGTAGTATTCCGTTCTCTTTTAATACATCATATATAAAAGCTCTTCCCATAGGAGTCCACTTCGGGCTAATCATGTAATCTTTGTGACCTGTTGGGATAGCTTCTACGTAACCCTTGCCTTGATATTCTACACAGAGTTTCCACGCTTGAGCTCCATTAGGTTTATAGATGATTCCTAGTGCTTTCAGTTTATTGTTTAAGGCTTGAGCTGATAAGTTATATTCACTGGCTATCTCTCTAGTTGAGTATCTGCAGTTCTTCCTCTTCAGGATATCCTCTCTATACTTTGAAACTCCCTCTTTTAATACAACTTTTGCGGGCTTATCTTCCTCTATAACTTCCGGCTCTGTTGGGAATACTTCATTAATCTCTTCCGCAGCTTTCTTCTTAGCATCTACTTCCGCTATTACCTTATCCATTAGTTTTGACATTCGATTAGCCTTAACTTGATTTAATAATTGTTCTAAAGCTGATTCATAGTCTGACGGTAGAGTATAGGCCTTTTCATCTTCAAACTTTCTCCAGGCTTCTATAATCTTAGCTCTGATCCTATTGCTATAATTAACTGTTGCGTATAGAGTTTCTTCTTTGTTTAGCAGGTACCCATTTTCGTATCTCTCAAATTCAGCTCCAAATACCGCTCTCCACATTCCTTCAACTCCTGCAATATCTCTTAGTAAAATATCATGGCTTTCTCCTGTCAAGCTCGCAAGTTCTTCTGATGTTATTTTTAGTAGTCTCATGTCTCTTAGTATTTAATGTTAGCGACTCCGTAATGTTGTAAAGTTAAGACGATCTGATCTGTATCTATAAACCCTGGCAGTAGTCTTCTTAACTTCGCTCCTTTGAAATAAATATAATCTCTATCAGCTGTAATCTTTTCTGTATACGATTCATTAGAGTTAGCTGAGAAAGTTAGTCCGTTAATTCTCTTGATTGTTTTTCTGTCTATTGTCACCATAATGTTGTTGTTTAAATGTTAATAAAAATGAGAGAGAAGAGCCTGTTTATTGACTCCCCCCTCTCTAGTTATGAAAAATGTATTAAAATGTTTAGAATAAGCTCTCTGCATCAAACGGCTTATCATGCTTAGTGTACGCTGTAGGTCGTTTAGCAAAGAAATCATCAGACTCTCCTGAAAATACCTCCTCATCAAACCACTTCATTTTACTGTATTGTTCTGCTGTTATATTGTAGATTTTATTGTAACCCATTTGTTCTAAGGCTGTGTCTACTCTGAATTTCATGAAGTTAACTACATCTTCCTTAGTATACCATTCAAATTCCCCTTCTTCAAATATCCAGTCTAGTAGTTCAGATTCGTAAGCTATGTAGTCTTTTATGATTTCCTCTACAGCTTCCTGGCTCTTCTTCATTTCTGGGTGTTCTTGGAAAATTTGGTTTAGGATGAAGATACCTGCGTTAGAGTGCCCCTGCTCATCTATACTACTCCATGCTATCATATTTGCTATATTTTTCATCGCTCCCTTAAATCTTGACATAGCTAGAATATTCGCAAATTGGCTAAACAAACTAGAATTCTCAATAACGATCACGAAGAAGAATAGTTTATCCACAAAATCAATATCTGGACCAAAATGCTTTTCGAATAACTCAAGTTTCTTCTTAAATACTGGAATTTCTAGAAGCTTTTTAAACTCGTCATTATACCCCATAACTTCTATTAATCTAGCATAAGCGTCACTATGGCGGCAATTGGATGATACAGCTACACCTTTATTTCTCCTAACAATGATACATCCTGATGGAACAGTTACGCAATACACATAATCATCATAATCTACTTCAACTCTTTTTGGGTAAGTGGCTTTGTCAGTAGGTGTGATAGTTAATGCCCAACAAGTTTTAGCTGATTTTCTTACCGGATTTCCATGAGGATTTGCTACTTTTAAAGCTTGCTCTGCTGTTCTATTAATTCCCTTACATGTTCTATATCCTGAAATCGCACACACTTCTATTACTTTATCAATAGCTTCCTCTCGGCTGTTGTAGTAGGTAAATGATTTAGTGCCTTTTCTAGCTGAACTATCCCAAAGTCTAAGCTCATCTAAAAACTGCTTTCCCCAATTAGCATCTATCTCCTCTAAGTTAATATAGTCAAAGGTTTTTATTTTATGAATCTCCTCCAGAGTAAGGAAACCATTTAGAGTACCATTTAAGGCAATCATACCATTACTTCGTTTAGATGTCTTATACTCTATCCCAAGTTCTTCTAATAAACTCACAATTCTATTTATTTTATGCTCCTTTCTTAATATAAATGAGAAGCCTAATCTACCCCTAGCATTACCTGTAGGAGTGTTGCCAACTAGAGTTCCATCTGCTTGAAGCGCTACAAGAAGTTTATCTAATGTAGTTAACTCCTTATCTCCTTGTTTATATCCAGCTGTTGGGGTAAAATAATTCCTACTCCAAGTTCCATCACACGACTTAACCTTCTTAACCTTGTAAGTGTGGGGGTTCTCTACAATAATCTCGTGCTCAGGGGTTACCATTAAATCTATAGTCTTCCCCAAATAGTGATGCATCTTACCTTTAAATGGTTTTGTAATGTATTCAGTAGGTTTTACGAAGGTTACAGATTTATCGCTTATCTCATATTGTGCAACTAAATCATCCTCAGTTAAATCTCTAAAATACTTGAACCCACTATTAGTTAAAACTTGTGTATCCTTATCAAAGCACTCTGACTCTGCAAATGTCGCTCCAAGGTTGTTAAATTCAGGTTTTGGAAGTACTTTATGAATATCTCCCCAGAAAGGTTTAACTGCTACTTCAACCTGAGCGATAGCCAAAGCGTTTCTCTTAATACACTCCTGTTCATGCGGTTTTAGTTTAGTTTTAAAATCCTGAACATCTGCATCAAAGTTTACCTCAGAGTGTACCCAGAAAGTTTTATTCATTGCGTCTATAAACTGTTGAACCTCTGGGTATTCGAAAGGTTTGTACTCAGTTCTCTTTTTGAAAATATCTCTACTCATATAATTTGTTTTTTTTTAGTTACTTAATTCTTTGTTTTGCATAATCTAACATTTCATCCAACATCTTACACCCCTCCAAATACTTAGGTTTATTGACTCCTCTTATTTTTATTTCCTGAGATCTTTCCTCTATTCTATCTAAGTGGTCTCTCTCAATAAATTCAAATGTATCAACTATTTTCTTGACCCATAGACTATACTGAACCGCTTCCATATACCAGTCATACTCTCCAGCTAAAGTTCCACCTACACTATTTACTAAATCCACTATTGGTTGAATCACAGTATTTGAAATAGTTCCATCCAGTTCCTTTAAACTTCTAGATAAACTCACGTAAGCATCTAATCGTTCTTCTACAGGTTTACTTAGTATTCCCTCATACTCCTTCACTTTCTCCTCTACAATCTCCCTGTGTCTTTCTAGTTCTGGGGCTATTAAGTGATCTAATTTCTCTAACAGCACTTCAAGCCTACTAATTAAGTCTTCTGGTAATGTGTTCTTGTTGATATCGTAATAGTCATAGATAGATATTGCACCTTTTGAATCAAATCCCTTCTCCTTATAAATCTTCTCTAACTTGTCGATAGCCTCATAGTGTACCTTTAATTCCTCTTTTGTCATTTCAACTCACATACTTGTTATACATCTTAATCTCCTCCCTAAGCTCACTGATCATCCCAACAGCTACAGGGAATTTAACGTACTTTTTAGCCATGATATCCAACTGCTTTATAACTTCATCTGCTTTCCATGGTGTCGTCCTTAGAATCTCGCTATACTTATCCAAACGAGCTCTTACTTGTCTGTTCACGATCGGTTCCATTAATCCTTCCATAATCTAATCTTCTTCGTTTAAGGCGTCTTTGAACTTCTGCCATACATCCTTTACAACCTCCTTAATTCCCATAGCTCCTATTAATGCTACAACTAAGAGATTGATGGCAGGTAGTATGGACGCAATTAACAATACTTTTCTTATTTTCTTACCCTTTAATCCTATCTTCACTCTAAATTCATAATCCGACACAACTGTAACTAAAAATGCGGATAGACCTATGTGAATTAAGATGTGTATGAAAATGAAAATCGCTGTCTCCATAAGTTTAGTAAGAGATTGGTGTTAATTCTTTCTTAGTTCTCCCACCAACATAACAAGGAATAGTGAGTTCATACCCTACATTATCCGCCTTAGATGCTTTATTATACACCTCACCATCATTAGGAGTAACTACCATATAATCAAATCCATACTCATACTCCCAATTTAGTTTACTTTTAAGCATTACCTCTGATATACTATTGCTTAGGAAATTAATCTTAATACTAGTAACTACAAATCGAACATAATAAATATCACCTTCCGTTTCACTAGAGAATTTATACCCCTTCCCTTTCAGTGTTGTAGCATCGGTTACATTAGCAGGTACAGGTGGAAGTTTCTCCTCATCTACATTCTTAGGATTACTTCTCTCCATCTGTTTAATAGCATCCTTAGTGAGTCTTAGTGTGTATTCTGCATTACTAGTTTTCTCCACTTCCCAATCCTCATCAGACCAAAATACTTCCCCAACGTGAGCTCTCTTAAACGCTTCTTCAAATGTAATAATCTCTTCCTCAGTTTGTCTTGGAGTTATTGCTAATGAATCTTCAACTGCCTGTATACTATCATTAGCTACTCCTTCTGTTTTAACTTCTTTTTCTTTAGCACATGAAATAATTCCTAAACCTAACAATACGCTTAATACTACTTTTTTCATAACTTTTTACTTTTTTTTTATTAATTAATCTTCTTCTATCTCGTGGAAAACATACAGTATAGTATCTTTTGCAACCTTAAAACCTAACTCTAATGCAAAACCTATGAACACTAAGAAATTTAATGCAGGAGTCACACTTAAGATATACAAGGTTTTTCTCTTTAACTTATTCTGTATTTTCCTATCGCTAATCTCCTGAACAAGAAACAAGCCGCACATTGCATAACCATAAAACAGTACGGCTAACATCAGGATTATCAAAAATATATTCACCATACCTTTACTTTATTTAATTACATTTCCTTTATTTTTAAGCTTCTCTATTTCCTGATCTATAGCTTCTTTATCTTTCGGATTACTCACCAATTTCTTCTGTAAACGCAGCCAAGTAATCTTCATAGCTCTGTAAAAGGGGTCATCGTCGTAGCTCCATGTACAACCCACTTTACTTTCCTTATCTTCTTCCATTTTCTTTATATTCTTTTCGTTCTCCAATTACAGTAAGTTTAACCCTCTCCCAATTTGAATGAAACTTTTTACCGTCAATAACAGGGTATACACTCATAATTGGTTCTTCTCCTTCATTCCACACTAGGTTAAAGTCCAGTTCAAAGTAAGCCTGGCAATCCTCTCTTTCTAAACCTAACACGAACCAAGCATCTTCCCAACCTTAAATCACCATCTCCTCTTGTAAATTGAAAGTCTCTCTAAACCCAAAAGCTTCAACTACAAGAAGATCTGTTTTAAAATTAATTACTGCTTCCATCTTTATTCTTTTTAAACACCGTAGGCTCTGGGTATATGATCTCAGCTTTATAACTCTCTACTTCCCCACCACAACCATACACTACCCACATCTCTCCATCTTCTCCCCTGCAATATATGGTGAACTTTAAGTCTGGATGTTTGAATGATATATCTCCTATTTCCTCTTCACATTGATACCATTTAGCGTTGAAGTAAGTGTCAATCTCATCGTAATCCTCAGTCTCTAGAAAGGTTAGTTGTCCATTGTAATCCTCTTCTACACTAAACATCATATCTGGACAAATCGACTTAAAATCCTCTAAAAGCTTCACTCTGTTCTTTCCCTTTAATCCTTGTATCTTGACATCATAATCTGTGTAGTATCCCATTTCTGTTTGTTTTTAAGTTTACCATTCATCTCTAAATCCAAAGTCTACAGTGCTACACTCTCCATTCTGATACTTCTCCTGCCATTGATATCCGTCTTCTCCATCACAACTAACCATAATCTCTATATCGGGGTATTTGAAAGTTAAGTCTCCCAGTTCCTCTTGTCGGTCAGCCCAAGTTCCCACGAATTCTACCAAAAGCTCCTCAGAATCATAAGAACCGAGTGGAAGTATGTGGTTACTGCTCTCAAGGGACTCTACAAACTCAGGGCAAAGCATTCTCATATCTTCAGCTAACTTCTCCTTATTCTTCTTGTAAACTCCCTCAATAACAACACAAAAATTTATCCGGTAACTCATTCCACTAAGCCTACGTTACTAATATCCGAAATAAGATCCCACTCCTCTGAAACATTAAAAGGTCCCCACTCCGCATAATAATACTTCTCCCCTTCATGTTCTATATAATTATCCTCCACACTCTCTACATACTCCTGATCATACTCCTCTTTTAATTCTTCAAGGGTTACGTACTCATCACAATCCACTATAAAGAACTCTCCTGTCATGTGTGGTATTAGAATTCTGTCTCCTGTGAAATACTTTGCTCCTTTTATTACTGTTCTTACTTCCATATATAATTGTCTTTTTTGATTCCTACTAAATAACCTTCATCGTCAAACTCTAGATTATCTGCACAAAGCTTATTAAATACCTTCTCCCTCATTAATCTATCTTCAGGCTCCCCATAATACGCACAACCATACAATACTACTAATCTGTGAACCTTATCTATCCACTGGTAATCGGGGTGAGTATTTAAGTCTTTAAGGTAGTTCATCCCGTATTCATATTTACCTCTACTATCAAACACTTCATCTAAGAGTTCTTCCCTAAACTTAAGCTGTATGAGGTTGTTATCCTTTTGAATATCTAATACCCTTCTCCATGTATTTACAGCCTTTGAAAGTTCATCCTCATTTGACTCTATAAAATCCTCTAACTTCATAAAACCTAAGGAGAGTAACTTTTCGTAATTCTTTTTGTTTAATCGGTATACGCTGTAATCTCCTAGTGATCCTGTTAGTTTCTCTCTAGTTATAAGGGTTTTAGATTGGTTAGATAAGTAGAATGATAGGGACTTAGGCTGATGTATGTCGATAGGAGTTATCATAATAGTGTCTGGAGTTTCAACCTTCTTCTGACGACCTATCCAGACTAACTCATTGTCAGGAATATGCGGCACCCCAATAATCTTAGACTTAACCCAATCTTCAACTAATTTATCAGGCAGGTTAAACTTATCTCTATCTATCATAATGTGCCCCTTTCTATTCTTCTTAACCCATTCTCTCTCTTTTAGTCCAAATTTCTCAGGCTTATAGAATACTTCACCCTTGCTTACATTCTCTACAATCCAGCTCAACTTCATCTCCAAAACAGAAAGACAATCCCCATAAACCTTAACTACTCCATTGTGCGGGGTTAGCGGAGTTGTATCCCAATCGTACCACCTAGACTGCACATCATTAAGACTAGTTCCATCAGTAAGAAATATCTCGAATTTAATTGAAGCAGGTGTGTCTTTTGTTAATTTTAAAGCTTCACGTGCAAGTTCTAAATTCTCTATACCAAACTTACCTCCAAACTGCTTATTCTTATAACTTACAATCCTCTCCTTAACCTCGCCAGTCTTTTCTTTTAGTTTCTGTATATTATGATCGTTTAGCTCTAAGAATTCACCTGTCTCATTAAGCTCTAGTTCTCCATCTTCAAATACAAGGGGGCACATTCTAGCTACCTCTATAATTTCCCTATACTCATCAGAACCTAAAGCACGCTCCCAGTCCATCCTAAGAATTCCATAAGATAAACCTTGATAAATGATAATGTTGTTGCTGATGAAGGTTGAAGTGAGTAATCCTAGTTCATCTGAGTATTTAACAGCTCCTATTTCACCAAGATTACCATTAGCTTTACCATTTAGAGTTAGAATATCACCAATAACCCTTTTCCACTGATAGTCTGTACCTGCTACTTTAAACTCTAATACTGTACCTCTATCTGAACTAAAATCCCCCTCCTTGCGAATCTCATCATTAACTTTATAGATCAGAGCTTTACCATCATTAACCTTTATATTGTCAGTAAGGTTCATTAAAGCTAAGTGGTTATCCTGAGTAAAGTCTATGTTTCGGTAGTCCTTTATTCTTATCTGGTTGAGCATATAGTTATCCCCCACTTGCTCTACCTGAATATTAACTTCTCCATCAATACCCCTAAAGTAATCCCTTAAACTACCTTCTTTTACATCTCTATAGTTTTTCATATTAGTTCAATTTCGTAGTTAGCATCATCTTCCATCGTATCATAAAAATCCACTAGAAACTTGATTAAGTCCTCCTCATACATCTTTTGATCTGCCAGTCTTATCATCTTCTGAACCATCTCCTTAGTCAAGTCTCTACCCGTTCCCCAATCATCCATACTGTGACCTTCTACTTCTTCAAACAATTCAAATAGGTCAGGAGCTCCATATAAACCCTCGTGAAGTCTTATGTCAGATATTTTACTAGTGTCAAAGGGTTGTACATTTTTTGGGAACTTTGACACCTCCAGTACTCCGTTATTCTCTCTAATATGCTCAAAGTGGCTACCAAGATAGATAACCCTTTTAATTACTGTTCGATACCCCATACTTTTCAAAAATTCTATCTAGTAAATCCTCTACAAACTCCCTACAAGCTTCCGTAATATCATAGCCCTCATCCCCACCATTAATATACCTAAGTACGCTATGAAGGAAATTCTCAACATCATACTTTTTAATTAAATCTCGCTTTATACACCATAATAGAATCCCATACATAGACGAAGTTAACTCATACTCTGTCATCTCCATAGCTCTAATCGGTATAGAATCTGAATTATTAGGATTATCTACTTCAGAAACTGTTACACCCTCTAGTACCGATTCATAATTATCCACCCACAGAAACTCATACTTACTCAACAAATCTAATATTAAGTCAAAGTCTCCGGATTCAGGTAAATTTGAAACTAACTTCTTTGGGTCATCGTATAATCCTTGATACTTCCCGCTGTTGTTATAATACTCCCCCATTTTTAGTTTAGGTATTTTTTCTTTACTTCATCTACAAACTTGTCAGCCTCCATTCTATCTTCAAGCTTCTTCTTTACTGGTTCTGCATATTTGTTAAGCACTTCCAGTAAATCGTCTGTGAATTCTTTGCTCCACTTAACATGATTAAACCTAGCGATAGCCTCCTCTGTTGAAATTATATGTGCATTTTCCTGTAAATCTTTAGCTTCTTCTCCTAACTTGTTCGACTCTTCTTTGATACATGCCATTACTCGGTTTATACTTCCAAAGATCTTTTCAACTAGCAGGACTTCAACTAACTCTCTATCTACTTTCATTTTGTTTGGTATTTTGGTACTCCTGGCAGTTGATCATAATTATATATCCTCTTAACTAAATAATCTACAACTTCTTTCTTCTGATCATCTAAATAAATCTTCTTCATCTCCCAGGTAAATAAAACATACTTAGAATTGTAAACTGTAGCAAGATTACCATCAACTCTAAACTCAAAACTAATCTGGTGTAATTTCATCCAATCCAGTACCTCATCTATGGTTATTTTATTATCCGGTAGTTTAAGATCATTCTGTATACGGGTCTTCACTAGATAGAGTTCATCCACTTGTACTTGCTTCTTGCTCTTATGGAACTCTTTAGGATTAATGCCCATATTCTCTAATTGCTTATCCGTGTAGAGTGCCATAGTTTTGCATCTGTGGTCACCCGAGTAGAGAATCATTCCTTTATCAGTTCCACATTTCTCGTAAAATCTAAGTGGTGGTTCAGGCTTTACTTCTGCTGCCCTAGAGTTTGATTTGCAAGAAGTTAGTAATAAAAGAACTGCGATTAGAATTAGTGCTTTTTTGATTTTGTTTTCCATTGTACTGTTGTTGTTATTTTGTTAGTTTATTTGAATAGGGACGTTATATACAGTTAATCTATACGTGTTGCCTTGATTAGTATACACTTGAATAGTGACAACTCCATTAGCAAACCTATTTACAGGAACACCAGAACCTTCAACAATAGTCTCATTAGCTCTCAATATAATCCCGGAATACATAACTGTTGAGCTGTATGGACTAATATAATCAGAAACCACTTTTAATGCATGATGTTCCGTGTAGCTTCCTGTATATTCATAATCAAACTCAACGACGTAATCTATTTTATGTATTTTCTCTCCAGATATTGTTCTAACTCTAAAGTCTTTATACAAACCATCCAGAGTGTAAACGTACGAAGGTCTTCCTGGTCCATATGGATACCTCTGAATTCCCTTTACATAAATCCCAAATCCCCCTTCAAAAACCAGTGGCCCATCATTATAGTTATCCGTAAAGTCATTATTAACTCCCGGTGCTCTACTACATGAAGTTAAACTAAATAATGCATAAATTAACGCTGCGATTTTTACTAAGTGTCTCATAATTTCTATTTTTTTTTGTTGTTAATATATTATTTGTGTAAACTTAATTCCGTAATAACCTCCTTGATATATAGGACCTGAACCGGGAGTGAAATCCTCATAATCCCATTTAAGTGAAGGAATTTTTACTATATCTCCTACTTCATATTGAGCCCAGAAATCATTTAGTAATTCTTTTAGTTCGCTATTAGGTAGGTCATACGAAGACATGATTAGTCCTGAATACATATCCTGATACCTAACATTTGTGATAACTCCCTCCTTATCTCTCCAAACTCCTATTAATTGATAAGCTGTTAAGTAAAAACCTCCCATATCGTCTATGTTCCAAGTATAGTCAGTTTCAGGTATATCATCTTCATCAAATCCTCTATAAGTAAATCCATCATCTTCTTTTGTTATTATGTATTTACTCTGTGCATTAAAAGTTGTGAATCCTACCATCGCCAGTATGAGGATCAATTTTAAATATATTTTTGACTTTTTCATTTTTATTTATTTTTTGGTTTAAACTACGCTCACGACCATTTTCTCTAAAAGTATGGTACAGATTAATATCAAACTCAGGAAATAATGCCCAAGTCCCCTGTTTAATCTCTACTGGCTTGGAGATCATCATATAAACTTCACCTAATTGAATCTCTCCTCCAGTTGCTTGGTAAAGATTTATTTCTGTATACTCACCTAAACCTTTATACCAAATCTTATCATTATTATCTGTACCTTCTGACACACTAACTATCTCTCCAGTTGCTAAGTCTAAGAAAGTAAGCTCCACTATTTTGTTTAGGTTTGGATTTTTCTCAAGTACCTTACGATGTCTAAGCTTCCACCCAATTACCATGAAATAAGAGTAGCAATAGTGATTATCCTTAGCTGCCGGTAGATTCTGTTCTTCTAACCAAGCTGCATTATCCTTTTCCCAATTTGAACCTGAAGTATAAGCATATCTTGGAAAATCTCTAATTGAACTCGCAGTGTATAGATCCTTATATTTCCATTCCCAATATTTACTTATATCTGTTCTGTAAGTTGAAGTTCTTAACGATGCTGCAGTTAGGGAATCTTGATCAGAATTACTCTTAATATTATAAATCACAAGTTCATCATTTTCCCCTGCAACCCATATATTAGGATAATCTTCTCTCTTTAGTGGTTTAAATTCTTTTACAGTTTGTCCATGTCCCATAATTACTATAAAGACTAGGAGCAGTTTAATTATCTTATTCATTTTCTGTTGTTGTTAAATTGTTGAAAAAAAAAAGAAAGTGGAAGGAGCCTGAAGCTGTGCCATAGTTACTCTTAATCGTTAAATTAAAATAAATCTATATACACAAACTCCAAGCTCCTCACTTCCGTTACCCTTTTATATTAAACAATGAAATCACTGGAAACATCTCATAATTCACTCCTTCAGGTATATCTAACCCCAAGTAAACTCTAGATGATTCAAATGTTTCAAAAGTTTTATCATCATACACCGCTAAGAATAAATCTGTATCTCTAACGGTTTCTTTTGCCTCTAATCCCATCGCTTCTAATCCTTCTACTGCTAGTCTTAATTGATGAGGATTTAGGAAAATTAGTTTAAATGGAGCCTTTACTTCTGATTTTGAAATTGACCTCACTTCTTCAACTAATTCCTCAAGCTTACACTCTGGACATTCACACTCACAATCCTCTTCATCATACTCTTCAGTTTCCCAGCTTTCAGGTTCATCAAAACTAAAATCCATGTCAGCCTCTTCTAATAGCTTAATGTATAGGTTCTCAAAAGTTCCAGTATTCTTAAGATCTTTTATAATAGCCTCCTGATCTTGAAACTTCTCTACTATATACATGAAACCGTCTAATCCATTAAGCCAAACAAAATCTTCGTCAGGCTCATCTGCTAATACAACTTCCCCTAAATCATTAAACACTATATAAGGGGCGTCTCCCATAAAGAACTCTGTCTCATCTAAGTTAACTAACCTCTCACTAAAATCCTCTGGTAGCGCTATACCCTGCATTCTACATAGGCTCTTGAACATTGAAACCTCTGAACTATCTAACAACGAGAGGCTTAATCTTTTAATTTTTGTCATGACTTTTTATTTAATTATTTGTTACTATTCCAATTCTTTCTTAACCAATCCACTAGATACTTAGGCAGGACCTCATTCTTTATTGCCCACTTTAAGTAATCTAGCTCTTCGAATACAGGAGTTCCTTTATGTTTACCTATGTTCCAGCAGATCTTACCGTCTATCCTTACAAGTATTCCTGCAAAGTCAACTGTATTATCATTCTCATTTATCTCCTCAAGCGATTTAACATACTTTTTAGACAACATCTGACCTTTGTGTATCTCTATAGTCGCTAAAACATCTTGAGTTGAATTATGATGAGTTTCTAGGCTTTTTCCTGTATACCTTTCATAAACCGATTCTAAGTCCATCTTTAAAATGTGCTTCTCGATCTGTAGAGTGTCTAAAACCTTAAAGTCTAGTAAGCAAACATCAATACCATACTTGTAGAGCTGATTCTGTAATAACGGCAGGTCAAACTTCTTAATATTATGTCCCACCAATGTAAAATCAGGTCTAGCTTTAAAGTACGCTTCGATTTCAGCTTTGTACTCACCTAAAGTTTTAAACCCCTTAACGCTCTCATTAGAATATCCGTGTATCCCAGCAGCTTCTTCACTAATATTTACTTCTGGGTTCACTTTTAAATCTAATGTCTCTCCTGATGAATCCCTGAAACTAACAGAAACAATGCCATCTTTACTAACATCGAGTCCACTAGTTTCAAGGTCCATGTATATAAATTTTTCTTCCATAGTCTAGCCAAGAACTCCTGCAAAGTCTCTAGTCTCGTGATATCTTTCTAACCTAGCCTGGAATCGTTTAATAATTCTCTGGTCAATGGTTATAATTTTACCCTTTATGTCCTCCACCCTATCTTTGAAGAACTTATAAACTTTGTCTTGAAGCTCTACTACTAAGCCTCCTTCAGACTCACCCTTAACCTCTTTCTCTGTATCCAAAAGGCTGTACATTGTAGTAAAGTCTAGCCTAGCAGTCTGTGAAACCAACCTTCTATATTCAGCCCCATCTTTAACTAGAGCATATAGAGAATCAATCTCGTCCGAAACATTTACAGTTGGCTTTTTCTCTACCTTCATCTTCACAAAAAAGTCCCCTTCATTCAATCCCAATACTTTAGAGAATCCCCATAGGTAGCTTTCCCAGTGAGTTTTAAGAGCGGCTACGTTTGTTATTACTTCTTTGCTCTCTTTTCTACTTACAGGAAGCTCTAGGATGAAGTTCTCAGCGTCACCTGGAATTAATCTCATCTTGATAACCCCATTAAAAATCTTGTGACCTGTTTTAGAATCATTTACGTAGAACTTCATATGGTTTAAAAAGTCTACGGTTTTCTCTTGGTTGATGCTTAGTCCTTTACTCTCAAGAACATATAATACTGCATCCATGTCTAAATTTACGTTTGTTGTTGCCATTTTTAATTATTTTTATTTGTTAGTGATTATATTTTTGTTAATTCTTCTAGTTCTTTGATTAGCTGTCTTTCTCTTTTAAGGATTGTTTCAGCTTCATCTAGTAAGTCAATTTTCTTAGATAGTCTATTCCAACCTTCTACATCTTCAAGGCTTAAAACTTTACCTTCCTCCAAAACTTGTTCCCACCCAGCTTGAAGTTTGTTATAGTTCTCTTCTAGCCATTTGTAGCGTTCTATTATATTTTCATTTATCGCTACTATTCTTTCTAATTTTTCTGTTGTATTCATTTTCTTCTAGGTTTTATTGATTTAACACTGCTATTTTTATTAAGTACGATCCTACTATCCCGATACAAACTATTACTGAGATGTACGGGATTAACTTAGATTCCGCACCGCTCTCCATATCTCGAGTTTGACGGTTTGAATCTTTAATGAGGTAGAAGCTAAATACAGCTAAATATAACACTGCTGCAAAAATCGCCACATAATAATACACTGTTCCCATAACTATGCTTTATTAAGGTCAAACAGTAAGTACATAATTCTACCTCTCCATACTCTCACCGCTTTAACTCCAGGTACCTTGTCTAGATATCTTTGGCTAGTGGGATTTATAGCTTTAATGAACATATCCTTAGCTTTATCTGGAGTTACATTCATTCCTAGCTTTTTCTTTAACGCCCCTGCTAAATCTTCTGGACTCCAAGTAGGTGCTTTTCTAGCCGGAGTTTGGTTGTAGAATACTGGGTCATTTGCATCTGTTACATCGAGGATTACTGTTCTTCGTCCTTGTTGTGTTTTAATTGTTGTTGTGTCCATAATATTATTTACTTTTATTTGTTATTAATTCATTTACTTTGCGGGTTTACTATTATCTTTTGAAACCACATCTGAAAGCAGCCTAACTAAAGCGTAAGCCACTATTATTACTATTCCTGTCATTTTTGTTTTGTTTTAAGGTTGTTAATCAGTCCATACATAAAGGTAAAGAATCGTAAATAAAACTCCACCTGCGAAGAATAAGGAAAGTCCAAGTTTGTCTCCTGCTTTTTCTTCTTTTGATAGTTTTTCGTCTACCATTCTAAGTCCATAAACTAATAATAATCCTCCTGCTAATAAGATTGAGATTACTACTAATGCGATTAATTTTTGTGCCTGTAAGTCCATAATGTGTATAATTTTTAATGTTAATGATTCTGTTTAATTCGCCATAAAGAAAAGGAGCCAAGACCAAACATGACCCTGACTCCTCCAAAATAAATAATAAAATGGCTGTAGGTTGCACTATGCTTTTAGGCTATTAAACCTATGGCGCACCTAAATACCTATTTGATATTGATTCTGATTCGTTATAAAATTAGGCAAGACTGGTTGGTAGATTCAACTTGCCTAAATTCAAAAGTAAAATAAAAGTGATAACAACTGAACGATTTAAAAAGAACTACTGCGCCACTACCAACCAGTAAAAAAAATCATTTAACACTTATGAGATAGCTATGTCCTACTGTTGTTATCTTAGTTTTGTTCGGTTTATTAAATTGTTGAGCTAGCTGGCTGATGAGATTTTCTTGGTTTTGCTCAACATGAATTGCAAGTGTAAAGATCGAAGCTGAAATTTAAAAGCATATATAAGTAAAGATCGCCTATTCACTCTCAGCCAGCTTAAAACATATAATTAATTTTAAAAAACAATGTAATAAAAGAAATGGGAAACATGAAGGTATTTAACCCTATGTGCTTTCGCTTTTACCTCTCTACTTCTCTTCTTTACATATATAAGGCTTTCCCCACAGGTTTTGCCGGTAATTATATAGCTTCAAATTTCGCCATAAACTCACTATACTCCCGGGTAAAATAAAGCTCTCCATTAGTATAAATAACCACCTTAAGTCCATCTCTCTCATTCGTACAATCTATTCCGTCTAAGGTGAGTACTAAGTAGATGTTTCCGTTTTTCTTATTTCTATATTGTTTCATGTCGTTTAGGTTAATTAAAAAGATCGAGGGAGAGCTACGACAGGTTAAAAAGTAGATTTATGAGAAAAGTGAAATTCTAGTATTATGGCAATTATTAGCTTTCACTCTCCCTACGATCCTAAAACAACAGTTATGAATTTTCTTGTGATGTAATTATTTTTCTCCAGATGTTTAGGTATTTACAGTCTTTATAGTGATCTAGGTTAATCTCTGTTGTAAATCCCCTAGAGTCTCTAATACTGAAATACCTGATAAGTTCCATGATATACCCCTCTATTCCCGTATCAATCTCATCTACAGCTTCTTTTTCCAGTGTAGTTAAGAAATCGTATAAGTAAGAAGTATAAGTAACAAACGGCTTAGACTCAAATACATTAATCCCGCGAAGACTGAGAGCTACTGGGTCATACAAGCTGAACTCCTTTCGTGTAGCCCTTAGTACTGCGGTTTCAATATCAAGTATCATGTCTGTCGTTATATCATCTCCACTATCAAAGAAAACCACATAAGGACAGTCAATTAGATTACGAACATTATAGTAACTCCATAGCTTTCCTTGATGTATCTTATTTTCTATTACATTAGGGTAAACTGGAGAATACTCACTTCCGTTATCATAAATGTCCACTCTAGAAGCATAATTACCTCCTAAAGCCTCCTTGATCATCTCAGCTAATTCGACAGCCTTCTTTGGATCATTGTAGTTTCTTATTATATAGTGCGTCATGGTAATTCATTTATAATTAGGGAGCCGAGTATTGTGAGTTACCCGGTCTCGCTTGAAAATTAGATTATGTTTTAATAGGCAAAGATACAATTCATATTCACCTATGGAGCTAAGTTAGTAACGCTCAGCTCCACTCCTTCATTGGATAATTAACGGAGGCTAACCTTTCCCCTTTAGTATAGTATAGCCTCTAGTTTCATTTACGTTTAGGGAGTGCAGGCGTATGAAAGCAATTAATAAAAACATAGAACGATTTGTCAAAACTTAATAAAATCACAAATAAATGTTCGCCTGCACTCCGCTAGTTTACAAATAGAATTAATTATGTTTAGTTTAAGTAATATTCATGTTCAAATAGGAAGCCCGAGTTGGTTATTCTCTAGGCTCCACTTGAGTAATTATTTTGATAGTATTCTCTTTATCTCCACCTCGTATTCACTTTGGTCTTCACTAATCCCAATATCCTGTTTGTTAGCGTAGAAAAGGCGAATAATGTTCTCTTCCAAATCTGGGACCACTTTCTCTCTTTCATTAATAAGGTTTTCCACGATGTTTTTGCCGGTCACTTTGGAAACCTCGAATTTTAGGCCTTCTGCAGACATCTTATCTAATACACCAAGAATACTTATACCTGTTCCTTTTAGTTTTATCGTATCTCTATCCACATTAGTAAGTAAAGCTCTATCATAATAATTGCTGCCTACTTCTGTTTCAAACTCCCAACGAATACCAAACTGATTATAAAGAAACTCGGTAAAATGGATTGTATAGAACTCGTTAATCTCAAATATCTCTCTAACTGGAAAATAATTAATACACGAGTCATGAACCACAATCAAAGGTCGAATAAATATGTTTCTCTTTTGTGCTTCTCTAAATATATTGTAAAACCCGGAAGCTAGGGCAACTGCTGAGAATCCTTGAATATGCTGGTTAATCCCTAATCTTCCCCATTTATCAGCAGGATCGGAACTAACATCAAGTATATCCCCAAGAACTGTACTAACTAAACCTCCATTATTAATACAGTAGTTAGATTTCTCTTCAATATACTTAGCTACACCTCCAATGGCTTCAAACAATTTATCACTATTTTCTTGAGCTTCCTCTACGCTTATCTTTGCAGAGTGAGCCAAGGTTTCAACGCCCATTCCATACATCTTACCCAGCAGTAGCACCTTATAGAGACTCCTTTGTCCCCAATAGTAACTCTCTTCGTGTCCGGGCGTGATGATCTTGGCTGCGTTGATATATGGGTCTATTCCTTTACTATAAGCGTCGAGCATTACTGGATCTTTCGAAAGGTAAGCGATTGTTCTTACTTCCGCTCCACTTATATCAAAATAGCTCATCAAATAACCCTCAGGAGTAGTTATTACCCTCTTAGCTTCATCTTTAGGTGACAATGTATGTATAGCTGCAGACCATCTCTTAGACTTCTTACAACATATCTCGTATCTCTGGTAGCTCTTTGTAACTGGCCCACCAAAAGTCTCAGTTGTAAATAAGTTCTCATCATATCCATTAGTCTGCTTATCCTCTTTTAGTAGAATCTTTTTAAGGTAGGTTTTAAGCCTCTTCTCTGACTTCTTGAACATTCGGTAGGCTGTAGAGAGTTTAACTAAAGATTGCACACTATTACGCCTTACATCAATATCATCAAAGAACTCTATAAAATTAGCTTGTTCCTCCTTAGATAGCTCATTATAGGCTCCACCTTGAAGGAATGCTGCCAATTTACTCTCTTTTCTTTCTTTTAGTTGGTAGAGTACAGGTTCGATAATAAACTCCATTCTCTTGTGTAGCTCTGGGTGTTCTTTTTCTTTTACAAGCCCCCTACACATGATGATATGATAAATTCTATTCCAGTCTTCCTCTTTCTTAAATCCAGCCTTCTCTAAATCCTCTGAAACTATCTGTAAGTCTGGCGTGTTGTATACTGAAAGATCACACTCTGGAAATTTACTTATTATATACTTCTCATACTCGTAATAAAGTGTGGCTAAGAATTTCATACTCTCTATTGGTGAAGCGATGTTAACTATATCCGAACAAAGCTCTACAATCTCTTCATTACTCCAATCTCTATCTCTACCTATTCTCTGTTTTTGGTTGTATTCAGATAAGTGACACCCCATGAGCAGACTTTCCAGATTCTTTAATAACCCTAGATTTAAATAGAAGTCCATAGGTTTAGGTAAGTAGTAAGTAAGTTTAAGTTTTCTGTCTATATCATCAAATAACTTCCTCTTTCTAAATACCTTATCATCAATCTTGTCTATCTTATGTAATTCCAGCTGTTCTTTGATTAGTAAGTATAAATCCTCTCCGTAACTACATAATCTATCTTCATCATACCCAGACTCCCAACTTTCATCTTGACATGCTTTTAGAATCTCTTTACTTGAGTGTGGGTTTATTCTCTTGTTAATTAGGGTGTATACGGTTATTGGCAGTTCTCTATCATCTTCCAGCTCCTCATTTAGTTTATGTAGGTAGAAGGATGCTAGGTTAAGGTTCATAATAGCTGAAATTGACTCTAACCTATCTACATAATCCTCCCAAACCTCTGTGTCCTTAAGGTAGCCGTCAAAGTCAAGTAAAGCTCCAAGTCTAAGGTTATCACAGAAGGTATTCCAAGCAGTATCTGAGAATGTTAAATCTGCCTTCTTCTTGAGCATTACAGTATAGAAAGAGTCAAGCATACAGTACTTACCTAAAATTGAAGATGGGATAGAGGCAAACTTGTTGTTATTACTCTTCTTCATCAACCTCTCAAACTCCTCTTCTTCTCCGTACTTAGCATAGATTTCTTTTCTAGCTTCTTCATTACCTTCGAATACTTCTGGGAGCTTGTCTAATAGGTAATCAAAATCATCATCCCAAGAAGCTACTCCAAGACCTTTCATTGCTGTATATTTTAGGGAGTATCGTTTAAGGTTGTTTCCCTCTAGTATATTAAGTACAGCTGAGTCATGGAAGTTATAGTATTTTTTAAAGAGGAGATAAGTTGCTCTACATTCGAACCCTACGTTATATGTGTAAATTCTATCTTCTGTCTTATCTAAAAATTCCTTGTATCGATTTAAAAAGTAGTCATAATAATCCGTACCCTCAATAAATTCCATATCATAGTAGGCTGCAAATCCATTCTCACAAGCAATACCTACTCCCATTATCTTCACATCGGGCTCATTTACTGGAATACCTGAAGTTTCGTAATCTAATCCAAATTTAAGGTCTGATAGTGAAAGGAAGTAATCAAAACTCTTATCTATCGTCTCCTTATCCCTAACAATTCTCGTATGATTTAATTTAGGTGGATTTTCATTGACAAACTTAGGATTATAAAGAAAGTCTACTATGTTGTTGTACTTAAAGTCTAATTTCTCGTAATCCACTCTATACCAAGGTTTCCCATTTTTCTTACTCACCCCAGAAGATAGCTTACCGTTAATATACTCTCTCTTGAATCTCTGTATATCATTAGCGTATCCATCAAAGGTAGCCTTATTAACGAAGTGTGACTCCCGCTCCCCTCTAAGGTAAGTAAATTTAAGTATAGCTCCGTTATTTAGAACAAGATAAGGCATTTTCATGATATCCCCTATGTGTTCATTTCTAGGACCTAAGTGAGTGTTTTGGACTTTTGTAACATAATCATAAGCTTTCTTTTCTATCACGAGGTATCTTTGACCCGGAACGTAAACTATTTCAGCAGGATCAGTTGTATCTTTAATGACTTTTACAGTTACATTTTGGATACTCGTTCCCCCTAATCTAGGTACGTCCTCTTCGTGAATGATAATAGTTGTACTCATATGGTTTTATTTAATTATTATTCGTTTTAAAGGGCAGTTATCGGGCATGATCCAGAAATAGCAACTCCACCACTCGGAAGCTTCTCTAAACTGTATACCTGATTATCTAAACTTACTAAACTCTCATCTTCCTCCCCTAAAAAGTCTAGTAGTTTGTTTAATTGTTCCTGCTCTACTACATATCGGTACTTACTCTCTCCGTTAAGCTTGGCTGGAACTTCTACTAAATCTGAATACTCTAGGATCACCTTAACTTCAAAGCTCTCTCTATTTTCTTCAGGTACTTTCTCTAATATTGTCTTAATTAACGCTCTCACAATTCTCCTTTATAAAATGTTTAACTCTAAGGTATGGGGTTGGTAAATTGTAAATAGTAAGCCAAAATTCCCCATCATACGCTTCCATTACAGTATTATCTCTAAGTCTTACAAAAAGTGAATTAGGGTAAATGATATAAGAAGCAAGCCCATCCTCACTATCTAATTTCTCGCTGTAAGTCAGTACTCCTTTTTCTGGTAAATATTCATCATCCGTACTAACCTCTAAATTCTCACCTTTAAGTCTTAGTTTATAATAGCTGCCCTCAAAATCTAAGCAGTCTGTGTTTTTAAAGTAAGCGTTAATATATAATCTATCTAGTATCTCCATCTTGGTTATCCTCCTGCGTATTTGTTAATGTCTATTTTTGTTTCTGTGAGCTTGATAAGAATAAACTCCATATTTCCCCCTTCTCTAGCGTACTTTTCTATGTTTAACGACACTACTCTTGCATCATTAACCCCTAAGTACTGAAATAGAGCATCTTGTACTAGTTTATTCATATTATCTAAGTCTCTCCTGCCACTACCCTGCTTAAGAACGTACTCTATATGTAAGTGGTATAGCGGTATCTTTTTCATCTCTTCTATAATGCTTTCGTCTTGTGAGTTTAATTGAGCTATAATTCTATCCTTGAAATCTTTAGCTGCTGGTGCCATATACCTACCTCCTCCTTTTCTTGGCATATAAATACTGTTAACGGAAGGTATGGTGGCATCTTTAAACTCTAGAAGCACTGTTAATCCTTTCTTCATTTAATATTCTAGTGATTTGGTGTTTTTGGTTGTTATGTTTAGTTAAAATGGTAGTTGATCTAAGTTCTGTTCTTCAGCAGGTTGTTCCGCCACTAAGTTAACAAACGCCTCCTTAGCTGCCTCTTTATCTGAGAACCCATCCTTTTCCCCTAAATTAAAGCTTTGAGAGTCCTGTACAATATACTCATAACTCTTCTGCCATTCTGTAGGTTCAATAGGGTTAGCTGAAATAGAGTCGTACCTAGTTGGGTTTATTTCTACGTGGTTTAGTGAAGAGGAGATCTGGTAGGGAACTTTATCCATCTTACCCCTCCTATTCTTTACTACTGCTATATATCCTGTATTGTATGCTGATTTAGGTGCTTTTCCAATAGTTATCTGCATGTCTAGGATTTGTTGCTTTCTCGATGACTCGGCTAGACCTTGTAGTGGAATATAGTCGTTATCATAGAAAGTAATTTTAGGTTGAGAGAGAATAAACACAAGCTTACCTCCCCCTGCTCTTGATAGTTTAGTTAATTCATCATATAGAACCCCTCCTGCATCATACATACTCTCAGCTCCGGTTGCAATGTTAGTATCGTAATCCACCACCAGCATATCAAAGTCATCAATTCTAGCCATAAAGTAGTTAACAAGTTCCTCTGCCTGTAACGTTTGGGAAGGGACGCATGTGAACTTAAATTTACCTCCTAGAATCTCAGTTGTCTTATCTATGTAGTGTTTAGGATTATTATAGACATCACCCACTGGAACATGCAAGGCTTGAGCGGACATACGAATAAGGAAGTCAGACGCTACTAAGTCCCCAGCTGCTACATACATTACTCTCTTACCTGCTTTACAAGCTTCTATACTCTCTGACATGGCGAATAAGGATTTACCTGAGTTGTGTACGATTGCTCCATTAGCTAAGGCGAAGTTATGACACTCATGGTCTACCTCTAAATCATAAACTGGAACTGTGAACTCTAATTTTTCTAAGCTCTTCTCAACTACTCTAATAAATGTTTGGGATAAGGCATCTTCTATAGAATCCTGCATAGTTAAATCTTCTGCTGCCATCCATCCGTCCATCTTAGTTAGGAATTTATGGTCTCTTGTACATTTAACCATAGATCCATCTTCAAACACTAGCTTTATTAACTCATCTACATGCTTGCTTATGAATACGTCCTTTATATTTGTAGTAATGAAATCTCCGTTGTGAAAAGAGTCTACCTTAAATGATTCTTCCTCTCTGATTCGTCTATGTAGGTCTCTAAAGTTTATGTTTCCCTTATCTGTCTTAACTTCAACAAACTCAGCAAAACAACCTGGCTTACCGGATACACAAACTAGCTGGGCATTAAGGTATTCTCCAACCGGGCTACACTCATTAATCATCTTTATAGAACTTTTGATACCTGAGCTGTTTAGTGGATCTTCATCTCTCCCCGCTGCTTCTTCAAATGAGTCTATCCTAATGGTTTGTGAGAATTGGTCTTTATAGTCAGTGTTTCTAATAAAGTTTAACCTCTCTGTTGTATCTGCTATTTCATTGGACTTTAGGATTATCTCATTCTCACATATCTTTCTAAACGTATTTCTATATTGTGCGATGTCCGATGCGGGTAGATTCTTAAATTCCATTATCTTCCCTATAACTTTATCCATAGCTTTAGGGTTCATCTCCGGAAGGTTATTCACTAAGAGGTGCTCATTTAAGTTAATCGCATCGTTATCCCGCACAAGCTTAGTAAGAGTGACTTCAAGGGTGTTCTCCCCCAATCCGCTTCTTGTAAGGTAATCTAAAAAGTGATTTATGTTGGTCTTAGCTTCGTGTGTCAAGTACCCGTTAAATAAGGCATAACACACACTAAGTTCAAGTCGTTCATTCTCCATAATTAATTGTTGTGTTTATCGAAGTATCTGTTATTTAAAACCTCATCATAGTAGTCCAAATTAGGATCAAAGTGTTTACCAGCTATTTTCGCTATAAACTCTATCCCTTTCTGATACACTACGGTCTTAAAGTATATATGTCTACCATTACTCTTATCTATCCAAGTTGACTGAATGCTTCTAAAATATCCTGCATCAACATATTTTTGGTAAGGATCATTGTTTGACATTAGAATCTTGTGGTACCTTAGAAAAGCGAACATCTTATTACGACCGAGCCCTTTTATATTTACATTCTTAGCAACTTCATTCATAGTAAAAGTATCCGTGCTATCTGCTACAATGTCATAGAACTCAGCTTTAGGTTTCATTGCTTCATTCTCTAACTCTAAAGGCTTCACATATTGCTTCTCATATTCTAGTAGAGCGTACAGTACTTGGTTCTCATCTCCAGCTGAATTTAAGATATCTAATTGGAGTTGGTTCTTTAGTGGTAATGCAGGTTGCTGAGTATTCATTAATTGTTTGGCTAACTTTTCGCATTCAATAAAGTATCTCCTAGCTTGTTTTCCTTTTTCATTACCTTCGACCATTGCAAGTTCTTTAGCCATATCTATTGTTAGGGCATATTCTTTTTTATTATGTCCTCCTCTTCCTGTTTGCTCGCCAAAATTGTTGAGCAATTGATAGTCCTGATTTTCAATGAATCCATACTTGTCAATTCTGTCTTTAATCCAGTTTGAAAAATCTCTTCTACTTTCTAAAAATTTGTGAAGTTCTCTAGCGGATACTACTTGGCTTCCACTTTCTGTTGTTGTAATTTTAATAAGCTCGTTCATAATTTTTGTATTTTTCTTTAATATTCTAGTTTTCTCAAGTTCTTTATCTTCTCATCTTCAAATTCTGTCCCTAAATATAAGTCAAGTGTATTCTGTGTAATCTTTATCTTCACCCCATCTACTATAAGGTAAACCGCTTCTCCATAAGGCAGCTCTGGGAATAGATGATTAATACCACACCAGACAGGATGACCGGGAAGTATGTTTACGTGAACCTCTTTAGTCTCCCCTCTCTTTTTATAGCCTTCCACTAACTCAAATAAAGCCCTCTTACATCTAACCGCTCTAATCTCATCATCTATTTCTGCTAGTTGTTTAGTTACAGCCCTCTTTTTATACTCAAGATTGCTTATTTGTTCTATGTATTCGTTCTCTTTCATATCATTAGTCGTTTTATCTCATTAACTTTAGAGAGCTTGTAGTAGTCCTTTATCATCTGTAGCTGGTGTTTTAGCTTTTTAGAATATATAGGAACCTCTCTTTTAAACTCTAGGCAGTAAATATTAACCTCCTTCTCTCTACTTCTCCCTATAGCTTGTAGTATATGATTAGGTGCTTTCTCTTCCAGCATTAAAAATATACTCTTGATGTTAGGGAAGTCTATGGAGTTATAACCAGAGCGTGTCCCAAAGAATATATCTACCTTATTGTCTCTAACTAAATCCTTTGCCTCATTCATACTTAACTTTTCTCCATTATAAGTATAACCTGAAGAAGAGAGTATGAGTATGTTTAGTGATTTATCTAGTTTAGGTGTGAGGTTTTCTATGACTTGTGTTCGGTTAATAGGTATAAATGTAGTTCCCCTCCGATACTTAACCATGAACTTGTTGAACTCTCTAATAAATTCAGGGTTGTCATAGAGATTATCTTTTACATAATTGAGGTTTATCACAGAGTTCTTACCGGTTTCCTCTATAACTATTTCTAAATCAGACTGGTATCTCTCTATGTGCATGGTCTTATGGCTGGGAGTTAAATGTACTGTAGCATAACCAAAGTATTTTACCAAGTTCTGATTTTTGATGTTGTAGTATTCGTTTGAGTTAGGGGTTAGTCTCTCTGTTCCGGATTTATTTGAAGTAGCTGAGAATCCATACATAAACTCTCTCCCCAGCAAGGTTGTATCTAAATGGAGGCACATCATATCATTAAGGCTCTGCTCCACCTCATCAAATAGAATAACCTTTACTTTCTTTAACCAATCTATGTTATCTTCATTTTTAGATTGTTCACTTCTCCAAAATCCCTTAGCGTTTATAAAATTCACATACAAGTTTGGATTAAAGTAACCTGGATCTTCTAACTTAAATTTACTACATGCTCTATCCTTCAGCTCCTCTAAGGCTTTACTTGAAGAGGTTATAAAGAGAGTTGGTATTTTGTTCTCATTGAGGTAAGCAGCAAGTGTAGCCATTATCTCACTCTTGCCGTATCCTGTATAAACCTGACATAGACCTATTCTATATCTAAGTAGTTTTTGTAGTAATTCGTTTTGGTTATCTAGTAAGTTTTCAAATTCAGGTAACTCTAATCGCATGGTTTCTCTCAATATATTATGTTATCTGTATAGTTAAATAGATTACGGTGTTTGTCGATAAATTCAATGATATCCCACTTTAAATCTTTATCCTCTATCTTTTTAAATTTATCTTCGTGCTCTTGTAATAATTCATCGTACTGCTTTAGTGGAAGTGATCTATCTAATACAACCATTCTAACAGGAGACTTACCGATGTATTTACGAGAGTTTATATCCCTAATTTCAGTAATCTTCTTCCCGTCAAAGTCTATAGTTATGTTAGGCTCTATTCCTTCAATTTTTAATCCTTCTGTATGGTAGTCCGAATATATGAACTTGTAATAATTAGAACCATCCTTGAAGAAAACCTGTCCATCTAAGCAGACCATTATTACGTATCTAGTATCCTTCATATTCAACAAATTTTACTCTTTTATCTTTATTTATTATGTCTTTAGCGTTTAGTACCTCTTCGTCTCCTACTACACAGATACACTTGTCCTTCTCACTATCTAAAAGGTAAAGTTCATCTCCCTCATCTAGTTCAAAGGTTATACATACAAATCTCTGTCCCTCAGGTAAATCGAAAGCATTAAAGCACTCTCTATCTAACTTATAATACTTGGAGCCCTCTTCCTTCTCTTGGAGTCTGAGCCTTTTTATTAGTTCCTCTCTAGTCATTTTTAAGTTTATCTAATTCTTCTATATTTTCTACTCGATCTTTAAGTTTAGTAGCGAAATAGAAAGCCCATCCTTCATTAAACTCTAACTCCTTCATGTCTTTATTGTGAGTGTTGTAGAACTTGTAAACCTTATAGATGTATTTTGGAGCAGTCTTAGCATATAAAGAAGCAGTATTGAATTCAGGATAAGTAGTCTCAAAGTTCTGTCTAATCCCATCAATCTCCCAATCTCCTTTATAATTAACATACAACTTGTGATCCTCTAATCTAAGTGTATACATTTTTCCTTGCTCCATTCTTCCATAAGTTTAGGTGTTCTATTCTCTACTCTGGTTTTTTCTAAGAAGTTTTGTATCTCCGTATTATGATAAGTTAGATCTCCAAATTTAGTTCTTATAGTTTCTTTATCTTCCTTGTTAATATGGATACTCTCTGTGACGTAAGCTCCAACCATTTTACCAGTATTATCGTCGTACATCACAGCTGGGAATTGAGCGTTAGTTATCTCGTATCCTTTACTCTCAAGCCACTCTGCAAACTCCTTATCCAAAAACTCACTTTTAGTCATGTTCCGGTATAATTAATGTATTAGGATCTTCTTTTAATCTTTCAACATAACCTGTACTCGGACCTTCTAAGTGGAATAAATCTCCTGCAGTATACCTTATATCATTCTCACTTACAACTACTTTATTGAATATGTAAGGTCTGTCTTGATAAACTGCTAGCCTCATGAAAAATAGAGATCCTCCTAGTTCCATTTCAGGTTCAGAGCCAAAGAGAGTATTAAAGTCTGCAAGTTCTTCTTTTGTGACAACCTCTACTACCATTTCCGACAGTTCAATTTCTTTTGGGTCATCTGTTACTTTTATTGAATCAACCTCTTTTAATTCTCTTAGCTTCTGGGTTAATCTTACTAATAAACTGTAATTCATCTTTAATTTTATTTGGTTTTACTGTAATTTTTGTATCAGCATTTCTTCAGGGTCGTCCCCGTTTGAATTCACTATGTTATAATCTGCGTATATGATTTTCTTCTTTAGTTTATCCCTTAGGTTTGTAGATAGTTCAGTGTTATCCAGCCAAACTATTATCTTATCTGGGAGTCTGTCATCTAAAGAGTTAATCTGAGCAGTTGTCATTGTTGAGCCTGAGATAGCTAGTACATTTACATCGGGGTATACCATAGCGATAGACATAGCATCAAAAGGACCTTCACAGATTACATAAACATCACTACCCTTGTCAATAAGATAATAAGGTTTAGATTTAATAGGCGGTAGAAAATACTTCATGTCTCCTATTGGTTTGTAAAGTCTCTTAATGTAGTACTTAATCTCCCCATCAAAATAATAAGGAATATAGATCCCGTCATCACTAAAGCGTAAATCAAAGTTTCTATATTCCCTAATGAGTCTATTATTACCTCGATGTCTAAAGTACGCTAATCCCTTCTCATCTATTTTCTCTGAGCCTTTTTCTAAATCCCCTAATCTCTTAAACTCATCTAAATAATCAGTACACCTAACCGCTTTCAAATAATCTAGTATCGAATCAGCTCTTAGGTTTTCTGCGTTAATATTAAATGTGTTATCAAGGAAGACTCGGTTACATCTATGACAGTATCCAAAATCCAGAGACTTAGAGAGGTATAGCTTTGTCTTTTCATAGTTCAACTCCTCCTTACACTTTGGGCACTGAATTATATACCACTCCTCATTCTGTTTACAATCGTATCTTTCATCAGGAGGCAGGAGTTCATCGAAACTTAATTTTACTACTCTAGACATCTTAGTTATAATTTTTACTTCTTGTTACCTTTCTTTTTAGATTTAACTTCAGATTCACCCTCCTCAGATGCAGCCTCTTCTTCAGCCGTTTCTTCTGGAGCAGCTTCTTCCTTAGCTTCTACTTTTGGTTCTGGTTTAGTTTTTACCTCTTCTCCCTTAACTGGTTGTTCCTCACTATTAGAGTAAACTAGTTCAGGCTGGCTTGCGATAACTTGTTTTTCTGGAACGGTGAAGTCTAAGTTTGATTTAAATGATTCACCTGGTCCTAAACTGATAACGGTACCTAAATGTTGGAATGCTATAATCCCTGTACCTGTGTTTTTAACTGAAATTTCCATATGGTTTGTGTATTAAAATTGTTATACCTGTCTTGTTTCTTCTTTTGTAACCTCTGTTGTTTCTGGGTCATAGATGTAACTAGGGTTTACTTGACAGTCAGCTAATTGATTTCTCTCAGTCGCTGGTGCTGTAACTTTGAATTTGATCTGCTCTGGCGAAAAGTTCTCTACTATTGCCATGATGTCTCTATCTGAAAGAAGTGAGTTAATTGATTCTCCTCCAGGTTGAATTGTAAAATAACGGGAAGCAATAAATAAGTTCACTGGTGCTGTCCCTACATTAACGATTTGCATGTGCTTATTAAATTAAATTAAATGGTTTATATTCTCTGTTATTTCTCCTGTGTCAGTTACGGTTGCCTCTGTAGTTAAAATCATGGAAGCTATACTTGCAGCGGACTCTAAAGCTACTCTTGTTACTTTCTTAGGGTCAACTACTCCAATCTCGTATAAGTCTCCATAATTATCTCCTTTAGCATCATAACCGTAAGAGAAGGCTTTGTTTTTGATAACTTTATTTAATACTACTTCAGGTTGTCCTCCAGCATTACTTACGATCTGCTTTAGTGGAGCTAGGATTGCATTTTGTACGATAGCCACTCCTAACTTCTCTCCCTCCGATGTAGTCTTTAAGCCCCCTAATTGAGAAGATATTTTAGCTAAGGAAGTTCCACCACCAGGCACAATACCCTCCTCTAAGGCAGCACGTGTAGCATGTAAAGCATCCTCTATTCTATCTCTCTTCTCTTTTAATTCTACTTCTGAAGGTGCTCCAACAAATATAACTCCTACACCCCCTTGAAGTTTAGCAGCTCTTTCTCTTAGTACCTCTTTATCGTAGTCTTTATTAGCGGAACTTTCTTGAGACTTTAATTGATCTACTCTTTCTTTAATTTTATCTTTGTCTCCTGCCCCTCCTGAAATTGTAGTAGTTCTCTCAGTTATAATTACCTTTGAAGCTCTACCTAAGAAAGAAGGCTCCATTTTACTCACTGGTAATCCCTTTTCATTAGATAGCATAGTAGCCCCTGTAAGTAAAGCAATATCCTCTAAATAATCAGTAACTCTAGAACCTATACCTGGAGCCTTAACACAAGCTACTTTAATTGCCCCCTTGATTCTGTTCGTGATAAGTGTATTTAAAAGTTCACCTTCCACATCCCCAGCTATAATTAAAAGTGACTCTGAGTTTCTAGCTATTGGTTCAATTATTCCTATCAAATCCTTAAAGTTCACAAGTCTCATATCTGCTAGTAAAATATAAGGGTTCTCTAGGATAGCTGTTTTCTTCTCAAGGTCTGTCATAAAGTAAGGAGAAATATAACCTCTGTCAAACTGCATACCTTCCACCACCTCTACAGTAGTTTCGATACCCCTTGTTTGATCTTCTACAGTTACAATCCCGTCTTTACCTACTTTAGAGAATGCTTGTGAAATCAACCCTCCAATCTCTTTATCATTATTAGCTGAGATAGAGGCGATTTGGTTAAGCTTCTCTAAGTTAGTTGAATCGATCTCTACTGTGTTTTCATTTAGTAGTTCAATCGCCTTGTTTACAGCTAAGTCAATTCCTCTCTTAATATCTACAGAAGCAACGCCAGAGTCTACATATTTTAATCCAGCGTTTACCATTGATTGAGCAAGAACTGTAGCTGTAGTTGTTCCATCCCCTGCTAGGTCGTTACTTCTAGATGCAACTTGTCTTAATAGTTGAGCCCCCATGTTTTGTACTCTATCTGGAAGCTCTATTGATTTTGCTACTGAAACCCCATCTTTGGTTATGTGAGGTCTGTTCATTGGTTTCTCTATCATTACATTTCGACCTCTTGGACCTAGTGTAACTTTTACTGCATCAGCTAGAAGGTTAACCCCCTTTAAGAGTTCCTTCCTTGCTGTGTCGTTAAATTTAATTTCTTTTGGCATGATTTTCTAATTGTTTTATGTATTTCAAATCTCTCTCCTGAACTCCCTTAATAATTCTCAACAACACAGCTCGACCTTTAGGTGTAATTAGAGTTTGCAATCCAGCTTTGCCATTGTGTGAATTTATGTACTCTTTTAAAGTAAACAAATCCGAGTATTGAGAGTAAGGTTTCAGATTACCAGCTTTATCTCTGTAGATGTAAGATTTGTCAAGTAATATCTGAATAAACTCTTGTTGCTTTAATCCTAATTCTTTTGCAGTATCTCTAAAGTTAGTCAGAAGATCTCTTTCAATTAAATTATCAAAATACTCCACCTTTGGTTCATCTTGTTTAATCTTTTCTTCTAGCAGTTGATTCTTCTCTACTTCATCAGCATACGCTCTTAAAGCTTCTGGTAAAGTCTTAGGGACATAGAGTTGTTGATTTGATACCACTTCTTTCAATCTCTTTTCGCACTCAATGAAGTACTGTCTAGCTAGCTTACCTTTCTCAGATCTTTGAATCATTGAAATCTCTTTGGCAGTATCTAGGGTTAGCACCCAATCCTTTTTATTAGTTCCACCTTTACCATTATTAGCATTAACAAAAATGTTAACCGCCTCAAAATCAACACCTTCCTCGAATCCATAATCTATCATCCTAGGCATCCATATTGTAATTGGTGTTGTAATTTCTAAAAATTCGTGAAGCTCTCTAGCGGATACTACCTGGCTTCCACTTTCTGTTGTTGTAACCTTAATAAGTTCTGTCATTATTTTATCTTTTATTTTAATCATATCAGTTAGGTTTTTCATAATTTTCTGATAAACTCCCGCCTTACTACTTATCTAACAACTTTGACTGATATTCTCTAATCATCTCGGAAATGACCAAGTGAATCGTATCTAAATGTCCAACTCTAATTGCTTTATCGAACTTACTCTCATTTGGTTTAATAGCTTTGATTCCGCTGACATTAATTCCGTAGTTGTATAGAAGAACTTTGTAGATTGCATTCCAAACCTCTCTATAACTTATACCACTAATATAACTGTAATGTCTAACTAACTCATTAACTTTACTTCTAGCTGATTGTTCTGGAATTTCACCCTCAATTAACGGAATAGCTTCAAGTTGAGCCATTACATCTTCTTGGGCTTTAACAATTTTATCTACTTTAGCTTCTACAGAGTTTATTTTTCTCTCCATATCTACTAAAGCTTGAGCCTGCACTAAAATGAGTTCTGCTTGGGTTAGCGGTTTGCTATTTTGTTTCTCTAGCTCTTCCCATCTTCTGTTGACTTTAATTCTAAGATCTATATTGTATCCTGTCATTAAGTCTAAGGTTTGAATCCGGGTTAACCTATACTCTCTATGTTGTTGATTCCCAGTGTTTGGCGTAGTGTAGTACCCTTCCTCAACTTTGAGGAGGCCTCCATTTTCATAAGATTTGTTAAGTTTATCGATATCCCTAACTACATTGTCATGCCGCTTTCCTGTCAAATCCGCTATCTCTCTGCTTGACATTTTAACTTCATCTCCCGTTTTAAAAATTTCTAAGTTCATAATTGTTTTATTTTAATATTAAGTTTTACGATCCGCTGTTTCAACGTACCGCCTGATTTACAATGTTCTGCAAATATACGAAAATTAATTAAGATAACGAACCTTACTTCCCTCAGATGTCAATTCGAATAAAATCTTACCTGAATCCATTGTAAAGTTATCTGTATGAGTAGCAATAAGCATAACCCCTACATTCATTTGAGTAAGCATATTTACAGCTACATCTAAGTTATCCTTATCTAAATACTTTAAGAACTCATCAAAAATTAAAAGTCCAGAACCTAAAATTGAACGGTATAAGAAGTAGATGTCACATAGAGTCTTTTGTCCAGATGATAAGTTCTCGTAATCTATAAAGTGAGAATTAACATTAAACTTAACTGATAAATCTGAAAACTCCCTTCCATTCTTTCTAGTTGATGTAGTCTTAAATTCAAACATCTCATTAGTAAAGTTCTCAGTAAGTCTATTTAAGATCTCAGTGTAAATTAGTCCATCTTTATCCATTAGCTTACTATACTTCTCATAAACCGTTAGATCCTTAGATAGTTTAACAAGTTCATCAGATTTAAGCACTAAGCTCTCCTCTAACTGGATAACCTCTGATCTTAGTGATTTTAACCTCTCATCTTCTTTTATCTTTCCTTGCAGAGTTAGTATCTGGTTAGTAGCGTCATTTACATCTATTTCAGCTACGTTCTCGGTGTTAGATAGTAAAAGCTCTGTAAGTTTATTTTCATTAGATTTTAGACGTATCTCTGTGCTTTCTAATTGTGACTTTAAAGATTGGTAAACTGAAAGCTCTGTAGAAATCTTAGTTATCTCCTCTTGTATAGCTTCCTTATCTCCCAATTCCTTAAGTCTATCATTATGCAGCTTATATTCACCTCTCAGATTAGTTAGCTCTTCATTTAGTTTAGCTTCCTGATTCTTTAACTCTTCTATATTTTTAAGGTGAAGCTCTCGTCCTATATCTTGATTACAACTTGAGCATTTAGGTATTGTTTGGTTTTCTAAGGACTCTCTTCTGGATTTAACCCCTTCTAATTCCTTAGCCTTCATCATTCCAAGTGTTTTTGCCTCATTTACTTTACTCTCTACTCCTGAAAACGCCCTAAGTTTCTCTTTAAGTCCTTCTAGATTATTTTCAGAGGGTTCCTTTATTTGAGATCTTAGAGTGGATAGGGTTGTTTTATCATTTTCTATCTGTGACTCTAATACTCTTTTATCGCTTTGGAACTTTAGAAATGCATTATATGAACTTATTTTAGTTTTAAGGTTGGTTATTTGATTGTTTAACTCTATAATCTCCTCCTCTGTAAGTAATTTAACCTCTCCGTATTCACCTAAATCTCTCTTCCTCATTTCAAGGTTAGACTCTATTCTCGCTACTTCCTCTTCTAATTCTTTATGAGTGTAGTGGATAGAATCTTTTAGGACATCACAAGCATCTTTAAATTTATCTAGGACGTCCAGTTTGTAGTGTTTAGATAATAGGTCAATTCTTCTTACTGAGTTCATTTTACCTAGGAGAGAAACAACCTTAGAGTCAATCACCATGCTGTCAAGATACTCAATAAAAGGAAGTCGGTTAACAATATCTGGCTGGACTTCAATAGCCTTAGCGTAATCTTGTTTAACTCCATCTATATGTAACTCGTCTGTGGCATGGGAATTCCTTACAATCTTATAGTTAATCCCTTCGTAATTCAAGTTAAGCTCTATTCTACATTCATCTTCCCCAATCTTAACTGAATCCTTTAAACTTCTATCTCCTTGTAAACCTATAACCAATGCATCTAAAAACGAACTCTTACCTGAACCATTCTCTCCCAGTACAAGCGTCTTAGGTGAAAATTCATAGTCTAGTTCTTTAATGCTTCGGTAGTTTCTAATGGAGATATTCTTAAGTTCAAAATCAAAGTTAATCGGATTGTAAATAACCTTTTCCTTAAGCATATCGTGGAGACCTTTTAAATTCTGAGACTCCATTACTTTATCTATAAGCTCCTCTATTCTATTCCAATCTGAGGTATCTACTTTATGGTTATGTGATTTGGCTCCTGATGGTTTATAGACGTAGTAAGTGTTTGTTTCAATATCTGGTCCAACTTTCTCCCTATCTGATGTATATACCATTTTAGAGAGGATTTTACCAGAAGGATCTAAAGGCTCACGGAAGAACTCTCTAGTCGCTGTATCATAAACTACTACTTGTCCATAATCCTCTTCATCTACCTTAACTTGAACTGGAGGACCTATAGAGTGGCAATTATTAACCTGAACTATCTTATGTATATCTCCAAAAATTCCTGTATGAAACTTTGTGATATCGAGACTCTGACCCTTAAACTGTTCATTCCCCAGAGTTACGTGACCTATCATTAAATCTACTTTCTTCTCTGGTGTTGGAATTTCTTCTCCTCTAATGTAATCCTGTAAGTAAGTAACATGTCCCTCATCCTCTACATAACCTTGATGCACATACTTAACCTTCCCTCTATAATCAAAATAAAGTGTCAGGTCAGTTACGTCTGGAGTTGGTACAGGTGAGTTAGCGTCATGGTTTCCGATAGTTATGTAGATCCTGTCAAAGTAATCACATAGCTTATCGAAAAACTCCCTTACTAATAGATTTACTTGAGGAGGATTAATTGGTTTATTTAAGATGTCTCCTGCTAAAAAGATAGTCTTAATTCCATATTTCTTAGCTACATTCACATAAAGGTCAGGGAGATCTCTAAACTGGTTAAATCTAGAGTTCTCCGTGACATTATACCTATTGTATTTATCTATGTGGATGTCGCCTGTTATCAAGTATTTCATCGATTCAAAGCTTTTAAGTATCCCTTGTAGTAGCTGTAATTTAAGTCTAAGAAGTTGTCTATACAGTACTGATTAAACGCATTCTCATCTGGATATTCTGCTTTCAAGGGTATATTATTAACTAGCCAGTCTGCTTTATTATACTCTGGGTTATCCTCAACTCTAAATGATTCTAGCTGTAGTAAAAACAATTCCTTATCCTTAGTAAAGCTATAGTTATCTTCTCCTATCAAATCCTTAACATGCAAAATACCATCCAAGATTATCTCAGGATTTCTATTGTTTTTAAGGTAATTGTGAGATCCATATAGAGATTGATAGATACTATTATACTCGTAAAGATCCATTCCTTCATACTTATCTAGAGCATCTTCATAAACATAGATCTCCCTAGTTTTTGTAATTCTGTAGAAGTCAACCTTTGGAGTCACACAAGCTACCCAATCTGAGTCTTTTGAAACGAGTACTGACTTTTCTTCACTTTCATTAACCAGCTTACTCCTAGAAACTATATAAGCAAAGTCGTCTGCCTCAAAGCCTGAAAGTATAATAGAAGGGAATCCAAGTTTAGCAGAGTCAGACACTAATTTATACTTAACTCGCTGCCTGCTTTGGAATTGCTCTGTCTTCTTTTTAAGTTCAGCTTTTTCCTCTTCAGTCATATCCTCAGTAATACTCTCCTCTCCTCTATAATCTCTGTCACCCTTGTAGTCACTTAGGTTTCTTGTTTTATAGTATGGAGACTTATCCCAAAGGAGGACCACATTATCTGCAGTTACCTCCTCTCGAACAAGCTTAATAATACTTTGTATGAACGACTTTAATAATTTCTGATCGTGATACCCGGGTTTATCCTTTAACATCATCCAGTTTCTAGTTAAGTATAGCTGTGCGTCAATGAAAGCATACTTATATCTGGCTGTGTTATTAGAAAGGGGCATCTTCGTTATTTACTGGTGGTGTTGGTGTTGTTGTTACTTGCTGAGGTGCACTAAAAGTTTGCTGGGAAGGCTCTACTAAGTTTGCAGCATTACCCAACATCTCTTGCATTTTAGCTTTAACTTTAACGTAGAAGTCGTAGTCAAATCTATCATCAGCCTTAGATACTCCTAATAAATCATTAACTGGATCGTGGAATACTTTAGCTGAAGCCTCTGGAATATTAACTGAAGGTTGACCATTTGTTAATCCGTAGTGATCTTCTGTAATTGAAGCTAAGTTAACAGTACTAGTCCATACTCCTTTATCTTTGTAGTAGTTAATGATCATAAGTCCTTTTCTATCGTTAGTTTCGTTAGTGAAGAACTTTTGTGTCCAGTTAAATCCACCCCCTGCTAATTCACTCTTCGCTTTAATCTCTGCTTGGAATGCTTGAGCTGCTCTATTGTGATCAAATATAAATAAACAAGGGCAGCTTTCATTAGGGATCTCCCCCGCTAAGTTTTTATGTTTAAGCACGTATAGGTAAGTCAAGAAGTAATTCCTGTTTCTCACTAATTTCCAAGATACTTCCTCTTTAACTAGTCTGTCATGCAAAGATACCACCTCTCCATACAAAGCTTCCTCCTTACTTCCTGGTTCAAATTTATAGAAGTTCTGAGGGAGGATTCTTACCCATCTTGCGAATTTGTCATCTTCATTAAGTGTTAGTTTCACCTCTTTTACTCCAGATACTGAAACTGCAGGTGAACCACTATCTGTAACCATAGGAACTCCGTAGATTGTACCGAATGAATCTGGAGTGCTCATGTATACTTTTGTTAATTTCTCTGCTTTTGGAATGTCGTTATAACTTCCTGTTTGTTTTCTTTCTTTTGGTGTTGTGTCTTTTTCTAGTTGCTCTAAAAAGCTGTTAAAATCAAAACTCATGATGTATAAAATTTAAAAAGTTAATTATAATGTATTTTCTTTGTTTTATTTCTTTTTCTTAATTGTCTTACTCTTCTTTTCACTTTCCGGAACTATATTATTAGCCTTTAGAAAGTTATATAATAATTCTCTACCTATTTGAGTCCATTTAGTTGAAGTAGCTGAACCTAGAACTCCCGGAAATCTTTGAATTGGAATAGTCTCAGATTTAGTGTATCCTTTGTTTTGGTATTTATGATAGAGAACCCACTGTCCGTCTTGTTTAAATTGCACTCCTAGATTATGTAGTAAAGCATTAAATTTAGCGGCGGTCATTCCGTAGTCCTTAGCGATAGTTGTTGCAGTAACTGTATCTGTTGAAGCCATCACCTTAGTATAATATTCTACTTTAGGTGCATCTTCTTTGATCTTACTTGTTAACTCTTTTTCAGTTCTTACATGGTCAACAATTCTAAGTAGTGCCTCAGCGTAATCTTCAGGGATAGTGTAAGTCTTGGAGTTTAGTTTAGATTTTAATTCCACATTCTCCACTTCAAGTTGCTTCCATCTCATAATAAGTTTAGCCCTTGTTTCATCATTGTACTTAGTTGCAACGTAGAGAGTCTCGTCTTTATTTAGTTGGTATTCAGGAAGTTTTCTTCCGGTTGAGTCTACGTATTCACTGAGTCCAAATTTGGATTGAGTGATTTTCTCCCAAGCAGGTTCCATATTTCGAATATCTCTCATTACGTGGCCATGTTGTTTTCCAGTCAATTCTGCTATCTCTCTACTGGACATTCTTAGTTCGCCAGTCTTTTCTTTTAATGTTAGTACTTCCATAATTTAGTTTATTTGTTGTGTAATTTATTATTCTGTTATCTCAAATCTCTTATCCTTCACTAATTTACCTACTTTCACTTTATTTATATGAGTCAGCTTCACATTTGGATCTGCCTCCTCAAACTGTCTCGCTTTCTTAATGGCGTAATCTATTTTGTAACCCACTGACAGGCAAACCTCATGATCTCCAACCTTCCCCATTCCCATATAAATGTATTCTCCTAATTTGAACTGGCTACTCTTAATATAGTCTAGTTCCTGTTGAATTTCTGGTGTCATAATAATTCTGTTTTTCCTTTTTCTGTTAGTCTATACTTGCCATCTTCTCCCTTCACGAAATACCCATTCTTTACGTAGTCGTGAGTAGGTGAAATAGCTCCCATGGCAAGTAGTTTATTTATTATCTCAAGCGGAGTTTTTACAATAGTGTACTCATTTAGTTCTCCATTCTGAAATATGTTGGTTAATTTACTCATGTCAAAAATCTCTTCTTTCACTAATTAGGATTTCCCCTCAAACTCTAGCCGGTCGTAAAGTCTAACTAGTTGGTTCTAAATTGTTTAACTCAGCTTCTAGTCCATCGTAGTTTTCCATTAAGACTATCTTTCCGTTCATCATCATAGGTATCCCTTCATCATCTAAAACTAAGTGGTACGCCTTATCGTAGTTAAACTCATCTCTCTTAATCTCCTGTATTTCCCCACCAGCCTTATCATCGCTTACGTATCCAAAGTGGTAGTCATAAAACAAAATATACTCTCCTGGAATTTGTCCCGTATCTACTATCAATTCTCCATCGTTAGTAAATATGATAGATCCTAGAAATTCGTGAGTAGAAGGAGTTGTACCAAATATGTATCCATCCTTCACTCTTATTTTTACTTTTACTGCTCTCATTGTTTTAACTCTAGTTTACTTATTAGGTGATTTAATATGTTCTTTATTTTATCTAGGCAACCAATTCTCTCAGCTACATCTAAATAACTCGTTTCTCCTAGGTTCTTCTTATGAGCTTTTATTGAAATGCTGTATCTGTAGTAGAGTTCTTGATAAACCTTATTCCAAACTTCTCGGTAATTAACCCCAGTAGATCCAGCGTATAATCTTGCTAATTGATTTATTTGTTGTCTCTCTGGAAGTTCAGGTAAAGTTACATCTTCAAATGGAATAGCTTTTAGTGCAGCTTCGTTTTCTCTTTGATTTTCTTCTAACCTTCTAATTCTTTCATCCTGCTCATTTTGCCTCTGTTCGATTTCCAGTAGGGCCTGAGCCTGTAGAGCAAACATTTGAGCAGTTGTCATTGGTTTCTGAATTACCTCCTTTAATTTCTTTTCACATTCAATAAAATATAATCTTGCTTGTTTACCTTTGTCACTCCTCTCTATCATTGAAAGTTCTTTGGCCATGTCTAAAGTTAATAGGTACTCGTGCTTCCAAACTTTACCCTCCATAAATTTGTGGAGCGTAAAATCTACCTCACTAACAAAGCTATATTTATCAATTCTAGCTTTAATCCAAGTTGAAAAATCTTGTTTACTTTCTAAAAATTTATGAAGTTCTCTGGCTGATACTACCTGAGCTCCTTCTTCGTTTGTTGTAATTTTAATAAGTTCTGTCATTGTTCTATTTTTTTTTTATTAGTTCTACAAGTGTTAAAAGTTCTACAGTTGTGGTATGACTTGAAATCACCCTCCCCCATTCCAATCATTAACTCTCAGAAGGGTTTTCGCCAAAATTGTTGTAAACCTTAAATCCTAAACTTTAACTATCTCTACATTCTTTAAATATTCCTCATTTCTAGCATCCTTAGCTTCACCTTCTTCATTTAATAGTGGACCCATCTTCTTGTGATATTCCTCTATACTCATTATCGGTATATCCTCTGGCTTACTGTATTCTGTTTTGGAAAGTTCTACTCTTATGTCCTCTCTCCAAGCATTACATTTAACAGGCTTACCAATAGGGTTGAACCATCTAGGCTTATCTTCACCCTCAAATGTTACACCTATCTCAGCTCTCCACCACCTAACATTGCATACATAATAATCAGTTACTTCGCCCCAACCAAATAAATAGTGGTAAACTTTCTCACCTTTCTTTATAGGCCAGTTTATGTCGTTTTCATTAAAGTCTTCCCATTCCATATTTTATCATAATAATTTAACAAGTCTCTCACCAACCTCCTACTCACCATGTACAAGTTCTTAGGTATGAAGGGTGGCTTTGAGGTATAGTATAAATAACACGCATTCATTTGTCCTTTTGTGAACGCTTTGTCGATGAGGTAATCTAAGTGAACCTTTAAGAAATAACCGATAGCCTGCGCATACATTCTCATTCCAGGTATAACTTCTTCATCTTGTTCTTCTACATCTTTACATAGTTGGATTAGGGATTCTTCATTTATGTTGTTCATCTCTAATCTATGTCTCATCTTAATCATCTTCCCATCATACTCTAGAACCTTATTAGCTAAATCGTCAGGCTCTCTTATGAACTCTGATGGTGAAACTTCTCTGTCTTTTATTAGTAGTTGAGCGAGTTTAGCTAAGTTTTCCGCTTCCTGTGGTGTGCAAGCTTCTCCTTTTAAAAGTTCTGCATTAGTCTCTCTAGCTGAAAAATAATGGTAGTACTCCATCATCACTACAGCTCTCCTTAAAGACTTAGCAAATTCATCTCTTCTCTTTTCTCTTTTTGTCATGTTAATCGTTATTTTTACTGTATCCATCCTTTTCAATAACTTTAGAGAGGAAGTCAAGTCCCTTTTGATAGACAACCGTTTTCAAGTAAATCATACTATCGTTATTAGGTGTATTCCAAGTAGTTTCTATAAGTCTGAAATATCCTGCATCTACATATTTTTGATACGGAGTGTTGCCTGACATTAGTATATCTTTGTCCCTTAAGTATTGGAACAGTTTATTTCTCCCAAGACCTTTATAATTCAAAACTTTAGCTGCCTGACCAAGATCGATAGTTGTGTCTGAACCTGTAACTGTGTCATAAAATTCTACCTTAGGCTCTGCTTCTATTAGTTTTTGTTTCTGCTCTTCAATGACTAACTGTTGTTCATAGGCTAACTTCAGAGCTTCAGCAAAAGTTTGTGGAGTATTGAACTGTAAAGCTCTCTCCATCTCGTTGAACTTATTGATGTAAGCTAGTTTGAAATCGTTGTAACCTTGAATATTGAACATATATAAAGTAAAACCGTCCTTAGTTAATAGATATTCTTTGTACTCTCTTTTTTGGCTATCAACCTTGTAACTACTTGATATTAAGAGAGAACCCAGATTTGGGGTTTCTGAATTTTGTAATATATTTTCTAAATCTCTTATAACATGGTCGTGTCTTTTACCCAAACCTTGAGCAATTACTCTACTACTTACAACCAATCCCAGATCTTTGTGGTTTTCTATTTGAATTAATTTCTCTTCTGTTGTTAATTTACTATTCTCTAACATAATTACTTTTTTTTTATTAAGTTTATTGTTTTTACTGTATAAATTCCCAGCCTTAGTTTTGTGCGGTTTTCGGTTGTAAGTTTTGCCTACATCCGAATCTTAAACTCTGTAAGTGGCTAATATACCTAACGAACGAAAATCTCTGCTGGTTAAAATATTCGCAAACCTCCTAGCCATTATTTCGCCCAGTTAATAATTCTTTAATTCTATCATTACACCAAAGTTTGAAGTCCCTAGATAACCACTGAGCAAAGTCCAATATTAAATCTTCACACATCCAAGTTCTCTGCTCTCCAAGACCTCCTTTAACTACTCTTAAGAGGGATTTATCGATATTTGCTAACTCTCTAACACTCATAGAAAGATAATTTTCAGCTTCTCTACCTATTAATGAGTGTTTCCGAATATATAATATACTTACTAATTTCTGAGTTGCTTTTCTTCTCAAATAATCATTCATACGCTTGCCTTCAAAAGCTTTAATCATCTGAGTAGCATTAATCATTACTCCCTCTTTCTGGGTTAATTGAAACGTTATCTCTTTATCTTTATATGTATATGTTTTACTTTCTGTCATAATTTCTCTTTTACTTAAACAAAATTACGCACTTACCGCCCTCTACTAAATTAGGTTCAGTGTGGAAATTCTCCTGGAAATACTTTTGATTAACTAGCCACTGATCATATGTATTATTCTCACTAACGGCTATCATATCTCCAATTCTAGGGCTGCCACTTTCTAAATCCGCATCACTTATTGAGACTGTATGAGTTTTTGTTTTATCTGTATATATTACTCCAAACTCACTAAACTCCTCGATATCTTCTTCAGTTACAATTCTTAGGAGCGTAGGTTTAGTCTTTCTCTTATACTCCGAAAACATTAATACTCTATCTTTTGTCATAGCTTACTTTTTTACCTAAACCCTACTTTCTTCGACTCTCCCGTAACCTCAGTCTTCTTATCATTATAGATCTCGGCTAAAGTATAATTCTCCTGTTCTAACTGTAATGATGGATTTAGTTTCAATGCTTGTTCTTTTGTAAGTGGTGTAAACTCTAGTGCATCAAAGCATCTACCAGGTCTAGTTAAAGCAGGATCTATTGAGTTGAGATTTTCTAAGTTAGTTGTAATAATTATTTTCTTCTTCTTATTTGATAGTATCCCATCTCCCAAGTTTAAGAATTTCTGCATCACATGGTTATCATTCTTAGCTCTATCTTTAAGTAATGTGTCAGCATCCTCTAGAATAAAGAAACGTGATTTAGAATCTTCCATAAACTGAGCGAATAAAGAATCATCATATAATAGCTCGTAATTGTAAGAAACTACCGGTGTACCTTTTGTATGATTCAGTAAAGCTTTAATAAACGAACTCTTCCCTAATCCCGGCTTACCATATAATAATAGAACATTTGCATCTGAGCTCATAAATCTATCAAAGTAATCCTCAAGTTTCTCTCCTCTCAAAAATGGGTAAGAATCTGTTGTAGGTATATTGTTAGTGTTTACAGGAATTGTTACATACTCGTTCTTGTTATAATACCACTTAGCATTTACTCTAGATTTCCCAAAGTTTTCCTCTAACTCATCCGCTACTTTCTTTACAAACTCTTCATCACCTGCAATCATAACATCTGAAGACTCCTCGTAAATATTATAAGAAGCCATCCCTTTATTGTCTTTGTAAATTATAACTCCTGAATCCTCATCCTCTAAGTATTTTTCAGCAGCAACTTCACGAGATTTAAAGAAGGCGGTTAACTCATCTCTGTCATCTCCTCCTACATTTAACCTTATTGATTTTGTATGTAGTCCTCTGTTATTAAATTTCTCGTTTATCCAGTTGTATCGTATCGCTGCTGCTATTGAATATACTGATACGGATAGGCTTGTATTTATTTCCATTGTTCCTCTGTGATATATTTCTTTTTGTAGGTTGTTGACTTTAAATCTCATCAAGGTGTCAGCTGTAACTTTATCCACATTTCCACCTAACAATTCATGATTTAATATTTTCAGGTTCACATCTCATTCAAGTTTAACTGCAGAGGCTCACCTATTTAGTAAACCCCCGCAAAGTTAATCAATTATTTCGTCATGTTAATAAACTTCTGAACTATTTTTATTTGGAACTCGTTATCAGATACTGGATTATGTGCTTCCTTGTTCATAAACTCAGCGTATCTATCTTTTCCTAATAGTTTCTTCACGGTTCTAACATCACAAATTTGTCTATGGCTCCACGGAATAGGACGACCAACTTGCTTATACATATCCTCTAGAATCTTAATATCAAACTGTGGAGGATTAGACCATATTCTTAACTCATCCTGTCCATCCTCTAGATCTGAAATAAAGTTGGAAAGGAGAATCATGTAAGCATCTAAATCTGTTCCATTAGTTGGTTTTGCTACAGGGTTTATAGTTTGTTCAGACCACCAGTTCCAAGTTTCCTGAGATATAGTTCTTCCCATTTTTAGTTGAGATTCTATAGGTAAGTGGTGGAAATAAATCTTCTCTCCTATCTCTGTCTCATTAAAAGGTGTAGCTGCAATTGATAATACAACGGAGCATAAGTCAGTCCCGAAGGTTTCAATATCAATCATTAAGTTGTCGAATTTCTTAGTAGTGTTACTTTCTGTATTCATCTTTAAAATATTTGTTAAGGTTTCTGTTAAATAATCTAAGTCCTCTCTTTTTTATTTCATAGGATAGTTCTCGGTTGTTGACATTAAGAAGGAGTGAGAGGTATCCAAGTGAAGTTAAATCTCCGTTATGAGTCAAGTGTGTGTAGATTTCATTTGGCTTCACAAGTAGATAATTTCCTTTCTTAATGTAGGTTATTTCTTTTAATGCTCCGTAGTTAACCGCTGAGTTGCTTTTAAATAAGGTCATCGGTACTACATTCACAATTCGATACATGTCATAAGGTTCATAATCGTAGAGCTCTGGGGGTAGGTTTGTAAGTTTGAATCTAGAGACTAATCGTATACCATCTGGCTTTGATTCAATTAGTTCTTTTAAAATTTCCACAGAGTCTAGTTCAGGATTATTAATGACATGTAAAGCTCCAGTAAATCCTTCATCATTTATACCGAATCTATCTGGAGGTCTGTCAAGGTATTTGGTTTCTATTTCTTTTAGTATCATGAGTTTGGGTTTAGAATGGAAGTGCGTCTAGTGGTGCAATCATAAATTTAGCGAGAGTTTCATCTTCAGGTCTTTTGTATTCTGGGTTATTCTTTATGAAATCACTAACAGAACGACTGATAGACTCTACAATCTCTCTCGCCGTATAATTATCTAGAAATACCTCACCTAAATCATCCCTTCTGTATGCGTATTTATCTAGATCAAAGTTACGGTCTTCTAACATCCTTCTCAAAGTATCAGGTCTATATCCCATTTTAGCAGAGAACATCATGAATCCAATTAAACCAGAGTTAGATAATGATGCAGCCTGTTTTGCCTTTATTAACTCCTGATCCTTTTCTTCTAACAGTTTAATTAAATAGCTAACTTGCGAATCCTCTTTTGTTACCTTTTTAATAGCTTCCAATTTCTCCTCTTCAGACACCTCTTCTTTAATCTCATATTTACCTGTTTCTCTTAATGAAGGTAAAACATCCTCTACTACCCAATCTTGAAACTTTTCTGCAGATGGTAATGTAGATTTAATAACTAGCCTGTAAAAATTAGATTCCTCGATAAATGTAATTTCGTAGCTGCCATTACTGAGTCTATTATTCATTCTGTGTTTGATTGTTTTATGTGGTCTACAGTGAGCTTTAACCGCATTAGATGGATTTTGGAAACCTAAGGCTCTAGCTACATCTACTCCAGCTATCCAAGGTTTTCCCTCTAAGTCTATAAAAGTTCTTAATTGTCCGAACTCATTGTTTTTAAAAATTGACTCTAATTCTTTTCTCATAATTGTAATTCTTTAAAGTTCTATAAATTAATTTGTGGTGTGTGAGACCTCTGTTCATCGTGTTTAATAATGAAGATTTCCCTTTTTATCGTAGTTATTTAACCATACCTAAATTAAGTAGGGTAGAGATGCCTCCTGTTTATCACATTTCCTAACTTTAAACATCAAAAATCACCAAGTTAAACACTGAGGGATCCATAGCTTCTCCAATCAAATCACTCTTAAACCAATGTATCGATAATTTAATAGTTGGATCGTAAGTTTTCTCAGCTTTCTCGGTTGATGGATTTAGGAGATCTTTAGGTGCAGATACGGAGTGAAACCTGGGAGTTATTTCTTGAAGCAGCTTTAATGTATCTAGATAAGCCTTGCTCTGGAAAAATAACCTCTTTAATTCCTCTTTGCTTATATTCTCTTCCTCGTTTAATTGGTATAGATAAGAGACTCCAAGTGCTTTCTTTAATTTGAGTAGCTTGTCTTGGAATCTTATGTAGTATCTAGACCTTCCGTAATCTATTGGGTATTTGATGTTATGTCGATATAAGTAAGTATTGTGTTTCTCCTTTATATAGGTCTCCAGGTTTAACTTCAATCTATTTAGTTTCTCAATCGTGATCATCAGTTCTATACTCTAAGTGTGCTTGTAAATTTTGAGGTACTAGAATTGGTTTAGAGTTACGATTAGATACCATCCCTAAAATACACTCTTTTATGAACTCAACCCCTGCATCAGTCCAGTAGGTTTTAAAATAAGGCTTTCTGCCATCTTTCCTAACCCATACTCCCACAACGAGGTCAGGATTAAAGAATCTTTCAGTTAATACCCATCCACCTGAAGAATAATCCTTCTCTAAAACCCCTAAATCTTTTAAAATACAGTTTAGCGTAAATTCTATCAAACCAAAACTCTCTGCTACTTCTAAAGTGGAGTATTTAGTCGGTTCACTTTTTACAGTAGAATTAGGTGATGGTTTAATTGAATAACTACCTTTCGTTAATATACTTGGAATAACTTCATCAAACACCCAATCTTGAAATCTGGTTGCCCCTGCCTGCTTAGATTTCATTACTAATCGGATAATATTAGTTTGATTTATTAGAAAAACAGTTGACCCACCTACTCCAGAAGTATGAGGTATGTATTGTTTTATAAACTTTTCAGAGTCACAATGAGTAATTAATGCTTTAGATGGATTCTTATAGCCCAAGGATCTAGCTACATCTACACCAACAAACCAAGGCTCATCGTTCCATAAATAACTTCTGAGAGCCCCAAAGTCATGATGTTCAAATACTTTTAATAAATTATTCTCTTTCATTTTTTTTTTTAATTGTTTGATTTTTTTTTTATATTAATTATCGACTTCCCATTTTAGAAACACCCTTGATAATCAATATATTAATCCTGTTCTTTTTCCCTTTCATCTAATTCTTTACAAACTTCTAAGGTAGCCTCATAAGCTGAATTATCAAACATTCCTAGAAACTCAACAATTCTCTCCCTAATAAACGGACCACACTCTTTCAAATAATTAATCATAGCTGGAGTTAGGTTGGTCATCTTTTTGCTATTGGAGTGATGAGATCTTAAGGTGTTCAATCCTGAGAAATATGAATCTGAGAATAATCGGGTGGAAGAAATTGAAGAGAGGAGTCCTGCAAAGTCATTGTTATCTCTAGAAATTAATCTTGGTGGTATTACTTTTTCCATGTCACTTTTGTTTTAATAATTTCACTCATGAGGTTTTTCACACAGTTCTAGCTTGGATTAGTATTTAAAGGATTGATTGTTAAGGTTTTATTTGATCGATGAGTTGTTTTATAATTTGAATTGAATGTCTAATATAACCGCATCTTTCAATCTTATCTATCTTCGCTTCTTTAACCTTCAGGCTTTCTACATTATTCACATCAAAGCCATACAATTGATCTAAATATCTATAAACTTCTACCCAAGCATTAGTTAGTGAAATTCCTGTTAATTTGCTGTAATTCAATACTAAGTTATTTAATTCAACCCTACCTTGAGGATCAGTCAAACTAACTCCACTATTTACATTTAAATTATTCTCATATAAAATCTTATCCAATTTGTTTAACTTATCATCCAATTCATCCATCCTATTTAATACACTACCCACAATTCCACTAACATTAATTGGTTTAAACATAGAGTTGAACACATCCTCAGTCTCTAAATAATTCATAACAACTTTTCTAATTGGCGTAGGTTCTCTCAATAATATTTGCTTTGCTTGAGTCATGTTTAGTTCGTACACAGGATCGTTTCTATGTCCTCCGTTTGGTATCTCTCTAGTGTTATAAATTACAGTTACCTCCCCAGTTTTAATACAATTTGGAAACTCTGCTCTGATAATTCTTAGCATTTCACCATGTATTAGTTGAGATTTATTACTATTAGTACCTTTCCTTAAAATGTTTATCTGGTCGAGCAACTCTAAACTAGTAACCTTACCACTTCTATTCTCTAATTTTATTTTTATCAAGTTCATTTTTCTTTTTTTTTTACAATAATTTAGATAAACGTTCTCTCAATAAATCTCCAACCTCACCATTATGAACCTTAAAGAAAATTCTAATCCATTGAGGTCTAGTTAGAGTATACAAAATTCTCTTTCGGTTTTTACTGTCAGCATATATTCCAGATTCAACTTTTTCTTCATTCGGAGTTCCTATCTTGAAAACCTCCCAAATATAATCTGTCATCTGATCGTGAGTTTTACCTCTTTTTGGAACTTTATGAACTAATCTTGCGTAGTGGTTAATCAGTTCAGTAACCTCTAAGCTTGTTAAGTTTTCTTTGTTCTTAATTTTTTCCTCTACCGGATGTAATTCAAAATCTATCATAATTGTTTACTTTTTACGCTGCAAAGTTACACAAATTTTTATAACCTCCAAATATTTTTTCATTTTTATTTCAATACCCAAGTTTACTTCATAGGTGATTTTGTTAATTAATTTGGGTATTATATAACTAATAAACCTAACCTTAACTAAAAACTATAACATTTAATTTAAGGTATCATATCCTCGATTTAAGACACTTTCTCTGTTTTCTAATATAATCATACCACTTTAGCTATTTGAATTGATTTTTTATGGGTTTATGAGAGTCATGTATTGTAACCTACTGATTTATAGACTTTAACAAAAAGTAGCCCATGTTATATAGGTTATTAAATATATTATGAGAGATTCGCTCCGTTTCACTTCGCTCATGAAAATAAACTAAAAATTGAAAAAGTAGAGCTAAATAGTTAAAACCTTAGAAATCATCCTATTAGCATACCTAATTATTTAACTAACTGAAAATCAATGAAATATAAACCTACCCATGTTATAAAGAATATTAATATTATTATAGTGTCGCTTCGTTTCACTTCGCTCCTACTGAGTCTAACTTTTGAATTGAATTAATTATTTTTTTTTAGTTAGTGAGTCGGAGCCGTAAGGGCTCCTCCGATTCAACCAAGAAATAGTTAATCTTTTTTTTGATAATTATTTTAGTTAATCTGGGGAGGCATCTGACCGAGCCTCCCAGTTGATCCAAGAAAGAGTTATATCTTTGTTCAGTTATTTCCGATACAACTCCTCTCAGTTTACCTAAGGTTTAACTAGTCAACATGGGTTACTTTTTAAAACGAAAGATAAACCCTATTTTAGCTAACTTCTACTCTCAACTAATATAAACATACTACTCAGATATAGATAATCGATTTTTGATACCTTTATGAAGCTCTACAGGAGTTTTAACTATTTTCCTCTAATCTCAACTATTCGATACAACCTCCTTTCAGTTAATTTCAAGTTTATCTAACCAACATGGGGCGCTTTATTGTTAACCCTTTATTCATCAGCATTTCCAGAGATTAACTAAATTACACCCAAAAACCTACCCCCAAATTTCAACCTAAGCCTTTTCTAATTTTCTCTTTTCCAATCTATTTTACCTCTAATCCCTTTATTCATCGAGGTTAGCAAAGATTCTACTGATTTTCAAGAACTTCTCATAGCCAAAAAATACCCCAAAAATACCTACAGTTTGAAAGCAAAGCCTTATATATGAGGAAAGAACTCGAAAGAAAACCTAAAAACTAAAAGAGATGGCTAAAAAGAAAGGGACAGATTATATCCAAGTTGATGATTTTAGTTCTGCCTCCCTTGATGAAGTTGATCTAATTAGAGGGAGAATGAATGCAGTTGATCCAATAAAGAAGGATTCAATTACACCTATAGTTTTTACAGCAGATTCACCATCACAATATCAATATGGAAAAGTAACAGCTGAAACATTAGACTCAATAAAAGACCTATACGTATCATACAACCAAAAGTACGGACTGAATATAAACCTAGAAGTTGAAACAATAATGTCAAACTTCAAGAGTATAATCGATCCAAAAGAGTTACAGGTATTTGAGGTTTACTTGAGTGAGGCTTATTCCAGATTCAGATTAGTAATTTACCAGAGACTTATGATTACTATAGCTGGACTTGTAGATGAGATTAGTAAGCCTTTAGGTAATGATGTTCCGATTCAGGATAGGTATGTAATGATAGATAAACTTCTGGATTACATGACTAAGATCAACCAAGTATATGAAGAAATTAAGATAGAGCATTCAGATGTAGAGCTTCAAAGATTGTCAGGAGAGATTTCTAGAGGTGATGATAAACTTAGACTTACTGGAAAAGATGAGGCAACTATGGGAGTATTAAGAAAACTGAATGAGACAATATTGAACGAGAACAAATAATAAAAGAAAGAGCAATGGCAAAGAAGATTATCAGACATTCATACAGACCAGATACGAGTGTTTACCAGAGCTCACTTGAAATAGAGGAGACAAATCAAAATAACAATAATCAACCCTCTCAACCCCAAGTAATAGACGAAGAAGATAAGCTAGATTCAACAGTTTCTCTTATCAACAATAGGTTTCACTTGGATGAGTCGGTAATGATTGTGTATGACCCGATTAAAGATGATCTAATTATAGCTGCTAGGGAAGGTAATAACTCTGGAGGTGGATCTAATTCTCAGGTTATGCAAGAGTTGGCTAAGAAGTTAAACATAGATGGTACTAACATGAACATGGCGGTATTTTCTTCATTCCTAGCTAACAAAGACTTTACAAATGTTGACCTATCTTACCTTAAAAATATCCTTGAGTTAAATCTATTAGCTAAGAAGGATGGTTCAGATATCGACATTGAAAAAATTAAAGAAAGACTGGGGGTTATAAATAATTCTCAACCTTCAGGAGTAACAAGAGAGGAGCTTTTAGAGGCAATCAGAAATCTAGCAAGTAAAAGTGGTTACGACATTGATGTAGAGGTAATAAAAAATAGATTAGGAATTGATACCACCGTTTTAGCTAAAGTTGATGCGAGTAATATTAGTGTAGATACTTGGAAACAACTTTTAGGCATTACAGATCTTCAGGAGGGAGAAGGAATAAATACATCATCATGGGCTACTAAGTTAAAATACGCTGATGGTGAGGCTTTTAACAAACTTAAGGATACCGCAGAGGGAGTTAATGTAGATAATTGGAGGAGCAAACTAAATATTCCAGATACAACTAACCTGACTGATAGAAATGACCTAAATACACTTAAAGGGGAAATTCAATTAGACTTAAGACAGAAAGCTGGAGTTAATGGTGAAAATATCTCAGTTACGCTATGGAAAGATAAGCTGGGTATTTCTGACATTGATAAACTAGCTAATAAAGATGCATCAGATATAGACGTAGAGGCACTTAAGAGGAGGTTAAATCTAGGTCTTGAGGAGTTAGCTAAGAAAGATGGAACCGATATTGATGCTGAAAAGTTAAAAGAAAGATTAGGATTAAATAATATAACAGCAGATCTTAATCCAATTCTTAAAGCAACTTCTAATGAGATCGATGTAGATGCTTGGAAGACTAAACTTGGTATCACTACTTCTGAAATAAAAGAGCAGGCAGGTATAGAGGGAGTTCTCAAAGCTACTTCTTCAGGTATTGATGTTGCCGCTTGGAAAAAGTTACTCTCTGAAGATACAGTTTCGGGAGATGATTTCGAATGATAAATTTTAGAGAGATGGCAGAAGAAAAGAAAATAAAATACAAACTAATAAAGAAATCGGGAACATCGCCTACACCAGGAAGTACAGGAAATGACCCACATACAATATACATACACCAAACCTCAGAAACAGAAGCTAAATCCTTAATTACAGACTCAAAAGGTAAGGCTATAGCTCTAGGTGGTGGTAGTTCAAGTGTTAGTTCATTAAAAGATATACTAGCTGAAGGAGACTACGCAGGAAGACCTGTTCAATTCTTTTATGGTACAACTGATCCAAAGAAAGGGAGTAACGCAGCCGCTGTTGGAGCTTACTACCCATCATACGACTTTGGATTTGGTACTTATAATGAAGAGAATGTAAAAACTAGAACAGGATCTTACAACACATGGGTAGGTATGTCGGCTGCGGCTTCACTAACAACAGGTAAAAACAATACTTACATAGGAGCTTTTGCAGGAAATAAACAAGTAACTGGAAATAATAACACAATCATAGGTTACAACTCTGGGACTAATTTAACAGAGGGTACATCCTTAACAATTATTGGAGCAGAAGCTGGTAATGGACTACACCCAAATGCTAGAAAAGGAAAAGATGATATAACTAGCATTTCGCCTATATTTGAATCTTATTTTACAGGAGGACAAAAATGGGCAGCTACAGATCTATTCAACTTTAACACTGGGGATAATACAATTTCAGCCAATGCAGCATCAATCTTAATCGGTTCCAAAGCTCTACTAACAACAAATGGTACTAGAGTAGTTGGGAGTGTATTTATAGGTTGTGCTTCAGGGGCTACTACACAATATAGAAGTTATAACAACCTAGTAATCGGAAACTTCAACTACACAGCTAGAGGGGTAACTAATATGGCCAACTCTGTAGTAATAGGCCAGCACATCAATATACCTGCTGGATCCCAAGACGGACTACTAGCTATACATAACTCAAAAGCAACAAGAACCGACATTTCACAGAGTTTGATCTACGGTAACTTCAATGAGAGATTCCTAACGATCAACGGTAAGCTTAACTTAAATACAACCTACACATTAGACCTTGCAGATACATCCAGAGCTAAAGTAATGGTAATGAATCATGATGGGTCTGTGAATGTAGTACCAATAGATGCTGTAGGTGAAAAGACTGCCCCAGCTCCAGTTCCAAATGCGGTAAATAAATTAGCTACTAAGAAGTTATCATTTGTAGGTGACTCTATAACTAACTTTGGAGATACCTCAACAGAATACAACACAACTACAGGATATACATTTAACGATACTTGGGTAGGTCAATTATTACAGCTTACAGGAGGTACTAAGGGAAGTATAGATGCTATTTCTGGTACAACAATGCAGGCTACTAAATTAAATGATGGATCTTACTATAACGTTACTTTAGGTAGAACTGAATTATTAGCAGAGGATAGTGATTATATCTTCATCTTAATGGGAGCGAATGACCTAAGGAATGATGGAAATGCAACTCTTGGTAATAATCTAGGAACAATTAAGCCAAAAGGAAGCCTAGGAACTTGGGATAATAATAACGTTAATTTCAGAGAGTTCACAGGAGCTTATCAATTATACTTAGAGAAGCTGCTTAAGAGACATGCTAAGGCAGAGGTGGTTCTTCTTACTCCTATTAAAGCGTTTAGTGCAGGTACAGAGTTAGACTTAAATCCAGCAGTAGATAAATATGCAGATAGGGTAATTGAAATAGCGAAACTTTATGGTCTTAAATATATCGATACAAGAGAGGTAGGATTTACAAACTTCAACCACCAATTATACTATTCAGATGGACTTCACCCTAATAAAGCTGGTCATAGAAAGTTAGCTAGATTTATAACAGAGAAGATTTTAGAATTTGGAGTAGTTTCAGGTGGAGGTTCTGCAGTAGATGGATATTCTAAAGCTCAAGTTGATAGCAAAATAGAGAATATAGTAATAGGAATAAATAACCTAGCAAAAGGAACAGCTACACCTATGTTTACACCTAACTCAGCTAAATCTGGAACAGCTCAAGTTTTATCGGATGTTACAGGCTACTTTGTTAGATATACACCAGCTTCAGATACACCAGTTGGAGTTTACGGATTCAATATGGGTAATTTAGAGAAGATACCAGATACTAACAAAGGTGGTTACTCTATATCAATGGACTTTAGACACTCTCACACAAGCAGTATAACAATCTGGGGTCAAAATGTACCACCTAATGTTTGGACTAGACTTAAGAGAGAGAATTGGACTAATGATACGGATTGGAGTGGATTTAATGCGAATGTACCGGGATTAGCTATAGATGTAAGAAAGTATAAAATTGAAAGAGGAACAAAAGCTACTGAATGGCAACCACATATATCTGAAATTAAATTAGGGGTAGATGATTATGTAATTGACAGCTGGTTCCCTTGGAGTAATAATTTAGATATTTCAAGATTAGGAGCAGCAGAGCCAGATGTTCAAATCGTACTAATCAGAAACATACCGAATATAGATAACATTTTAGAGGTTCAAGAGTTCACTGTAGTATACGATAACAACACTATAGTAAGAACGGCAAACCCTCAAGATGCATTAATTCAAAAGAACGGAGTGAACCACCTTAGATTACCAGAGAAGGCTAATGTATTTTCTGCAAGAGGTGTCAATCCAAAGAGAGTGTACATAAAGGCAATTCTAAAGTAAGAAGATGATAGCAATTAGATCAAACAAAGAACTATTTTTCGGTGAGGCTAAGTCAGGATTTATAAGAATGGAGATAGAGGAGATTATAAATAGACCCTCTACCCAAACTTATACCCTTAGAATTGTCGATACGTGTTTTAAAGAGATAGAAGAAGAAGTAGAAGTTTGGAATGAGACTGAGGGAGTAATGAAAACAGAGAAGATTAAGGATGAACGTATACAAGGACATAAAACTCGTTACGTTAGCTATTCTTATGATCAGGTTAAAATACTCGCTGAAGTCCTTAAAATAAATAAATCTAAATTCCCGTCTGAAGTAGAGTACATTAACGAGCTTTTCAAATTAGGGCTACTTATCGTTACGCAGAAAGAGTGTAAGGAGAGTTTAGCTGGATATGAAAATAAAGGAATGTACTTAAGTGAAGCAACAGACTGGGAACTTGAGAAATAATCCAGACTCCTCCAAAAATAATATAATAAAATCAGATAGGCATGCCGTTAAATAATTTTTCACACAACTACCGTCCATCGCCGACTCCACAACAACCTCAAGTACCACAGCAGCCTCAACAGCCAAGTGTACCGGGGAGAGTGGATAACGACAATAAGGACTCGGTAGTTTCATTAAAGAACAATAGATTCCACCTTGATGAGTCTGTTATGATCGTCTACAACCCAACAAAAGATGATCTAGAAATAAAGGCAAGAACAGGGGGAGTACAAACTATAAGCCCTTCAGTTAATCTAGTAGCAAGTAAAGCTGACGTAGATCCAAACAAAGAGGGAGTATATTATAAGAGAGTAGCAGATAAGGTAGAGGAAGTATATGTAGTTAAAGATGGAGTTATTTATACACTTAGCATCCCAACTACAGACAATAATACTCCACAACCAAATGTACCATCACCATCGCCTGTACCGCAACCACAACCAACAGAAAAGAAGGAGGTAGAGCTTATTACATCAGAGTCACAGGTTATTCTTGCTGATACTGGTGATAAGGTATATTTCCTACTAGATGCAGTTTCACATTCGATTAAGAAGATTATAGCTGTATTAGGCGGACATAGATTTGATCATACACTAGCTGCACCAGAACCACCAAAGGAGACTGTGTTTATAGTGAATAGTAAAGATGAAATCGACAGAGCTAAGGACGGTACATATTACGTTAAGAATGCACAGGGAGATTTGACTGAGATATATGTAGTAAAGAACACTCAGCTTATCACATTTAAACCATCAACAATAACTAACCAAAGAATCGGAACATGGAGTATATAGTTAGCGAATTACCAAGTGTACTAGAACCAAGCTCAACTTATTTCGTTCAGTTACCAGAAGCAGGGGTTTTCAATATGTATGTAACCGATTCAACAGGTAGGGGCATACCACTAGGAACCATTGAAAGAGCTTATAAGGTAAAGAACAATTTAGGTCAGCCTAGTAACGAACAAATTTTTAAGATAACGATTGATTTAGAAGAAGGAATAACAGAACTGCCTGAAAAGTGGCTTCCTAATTTCCGTTCTATAAATCCAATCAACTATACAAATATTAAATTACCAAACTCACTAGTAAATCTTAAAGACTACTCTCTTGAAGGATACCCACTTACTAGATTCGAATTTCCAAATACATGGGCACAAGAAACTAGAACTTACGGGAAATATCTATTCAAAGGGTCAGCAATTTCAGAAGTACCTAGAGAGTTAGAAGGTAAACTTACAGAGGGAATGTTCATGGATAGTAAGGTGAGAATGATCCCTGCTAACACAACAGATTTCCCTAAGAATGTATTTAAAGGAGCTGAGATTACTGAAATTAGAGATGTAGCAGGAAGTTGGCATCCAGGAAGTGTGTCTCTACATCAAGGAGCATTTCACGGTAAATTTCCAGTAACAAGTATTCAAAGTGAGATTTCTATAGCAAGTTGGGAGGTAGGTTCTATTTATGCAGATATTGATACGTTTGACTTAAATAGATATTCTTCGTTAAACACTGCTTCACAGGCTATTTCACCATTTGTATCAGGAAGTAAGGTTAAGAGATATATTACGAGTACGATTTCTAACTCCTATACAGATGAACAAACAAAAGGGGCAGAGATTGAATTACTAGATCTTAGCGGCTCTCATTCAATTAACTTAGAGAATGCTCAGACTAAACCAGCTCTACAAAACGTTAAGAAGGTTAAATTCCCGACTACAATGACAGAGTATCCAGACTTTAGTTCAGTAGCGAATTTTAACTCAGGAATTATTTATGATGTTGAGAAGAGTGATTTAGAGAGAATTACAAAGATAGATACTAATAACGGTAGATTTGATTTTACAGGAAGCTTAGAATTGCCATCTACATTCCCAGGAGTTAGTATAGGGAATTACGGTAAAATCACAGAGCTTACAGTAACTAATAAGTCTCAAGTAGAAAAGATGTTCATGTACTCAAGTGATACTGTAATAAACGAACTTCCACTAGAGAATATTAATGTTAAAACTACAGGGACTACTACATCAAGTGCGGATATTTTATTACTTCAAGCCGCTGCCTATAAATTAACGACTACAAATGAACTGAATAGCAAAATTAAGAAGATCAGCGGAACGATTAATTTAAGTAAAGATACAATTCCAAGTCAATCATTTACAGAAGATCTTTCAAGTCACCCACTAGATGAATCAATTAATATAGATGGACTTAAGTTTATAGTTAAAGACAATAGTCCAGCTGCAGGTTCAGTAGATAGATTGATAGAGTTCTTCCAAAGAGATAGTAATGTAGGTAAACTATTAGATGCTAGTGAAACGGGAGGTAAGGTAGTTTTTGGTGCAGGAGGCTCATTCTATAATCTACCTAACCCTACTATTACAGATAAGCTTCTTAAGGAAATCAATGAGTCTACTACAATCACTAGGGTTGAAATATTCCCTCAATCTTCTGACAGCAGTGACATGCATTATCAATACTCCGTAATTAAGGGACTTTTAGAAGGTGTAAAATACGCTAATTTATCTTTCGCAACTACTGGAGAATTTGGAGGAAGAGGAGTTGATTCTAACATGGGAGGGAGTATTCTATCTAAAGCCGCAGAGGCTAATTACAACGCAGGAAAACTGAAACTTCACTTACCTGACTACACAATAACTTATAATCAACTTAAGAACTTTACTACATTATTCCATAAGGGAGAAGTATCTAGTAGTACGGATTTAACTATCACAGCAGGTAGAATGTTTGCTAAAGAATCTACTGACGGATCTAAGAATAACCTTATGCCGATTAGTAGTATTAGCATCGCTTTACCTAATTACGTGGGAATCGAAAACTTATCACTTAAAGAAGATGAAGATTGGAGTGGGTTAACTAGAATAGAGGTAACGGCAGGTAATAGTTCAGATTTTACTGGATTGTTTAATTATATAAACTCTGCTCCAGCGAGCCTTAATTCTATCACACTTCAAATAGATACAACTAAACAAGATCACTATGGAGATAACAATGCTGAGTTAAAGGTTAAACTACCAGCTTGGGTTACTTCCGATAAGATTGAGGATATTGGATTTACAGGATCAACGCCTAAGGGTAAAATGGAGCTTACTCTAGAATACCCAGGAGTGCTTGAATTCTCTAAGTTTAAGTTCAAGGAAAATCAAAATGACGTAATTAAAGTTCCAGCTGACCAAGTTGAGAATTATAAAGTTGCTTCAGGATGGTCTACAATGGCTAACAAAATACAAGCAATCTAATAAAATGATAAAGAGATTAATAAGCGGACCAATAGCTTTACTTGCATCCATAGTTATAGCTACAATACTTTTACCTGTAGGATTTATTTACACTATAGGGAAGTATGCTAAGGAGTGTAAAATTAATCCGTTTCTAACCATGCTTAAGAATTTTGGACTCAGTATACTTTTCGTGATATCTTATTTATGCATGAGAGTAGCTGTAGCCATAGATATCTTAGGTAATGTAATAGCAGGGGAATTCCTAGAAGACTTTATAACCTCTAAGGAAGACACCCTATTTTCAAAACCCGACATCACTATCTCATCTTCAACAGGTGCTTTAGAGGTAGAGGGAGAATTGAATAAGACTGGTAATTGGTTCTCTAAAATATTAAGTAAAGTTCTAGGTGAAGATAACCACGCTATACTCTCTTACGCTCACTATTTAGAGTCAAAGAAGTTAGATGCTAGAATTGAAAACTTAACTAGAGAAGAACTGATAGAACTGGTTAAAAATTTGAAAAACGAAAATTAAACCCAGGAGTACAATGAGACGAAAGATTTTATTCAGAGGTAGTAAGTACTTCGCAGAGATGATCGATAATACTAAGAAATCAGACGGAGGTAATATCACGATCAAAACACTAGAGGGTAGAGTCGAAGCTGAGGGACTTAAGTATTTTAATTGGTACTTTGATGGGAATCTTTCAGTAATAGAGTATAACGGTCTTCCTAAACTTTATAAAGAGGGAATACCACACCAAATGACTCTAGAACTCTGGGATAGTAAATTAGCTAAGGTAACTGACCCTAGAGAAGCTTTAGATGTATTCTTAGGTTATTCTCCAACACGTGAGCCAGAAGGATTAAATGCACGTTACGAGGATAGACAAAGACTCATCAGACAGCTTGACAAGGGTATGGACTTAGAAGATATTAAAGCTGATAATATAGAAAGGGAGAAAAAAGAGGAAGAAGCTAAGGCAATGGAGGAACAACAGCAACAAGGTCCGCCACCAGGAGAAGAGGGTTATCCGCCAGAAGAAGAATATCAAGAAGAAGGAGGAGAACCAATGCCGCCACAGGGAGAGGGAGAGGAACAGCCGTCAGAAGGAGAAGAGACAAGACCACAATCATTATATTTGAAAAGGGTCAACAGCATAGGAGATGGCAGAGAACTTTTCGAGTATCCAGACGGGGCACAAATCATACTAGGGCCAGAGACATTTGTTCCAGTTGTAAATTATAATAACCAATCCTCAAATATAAAACCTAATCATAACAGCTTAATTAAAGAACTCAGAAAAATCTATAAGGATGCAGACTTCACTTTCACGAGCTTGTTTGACATTAATGCAATAGAGGTAAGAGGAGAGTCTGTAGCAGATTATCAAGAGGAAATTTTAGAAACAATAGAGGAACTAGATCCAGAGTCAGAACCATATGTATCAACTTTATTAGACGATATGCTGGTTATAAGACTCACAAATGATGTACTAGAATTTTAAATAACAATAGTGGCAACTTGGGGGAAACCTCTCGTTGTCCAATACGTAAATGAATTTAAATCGATCATATAAAATTAGTTAGTTAAACATTTGCCTAACTAAATTATTATCCTTAAATTTACACCTATGAAATTAAACAAAGCATATTATTTTAGGTTATACCCTAATAAAGAGGACCAAGTTTTACTTAAAAAACACTTTGGTTCAGTTAGGTTTATCTATAATACTATGTTAAGGTTTAAAAAATTCTTCTATGAAAAGTTTGGTGAAAACCCTTCTAATAGAGAGCTTAGTTACGCTCTAACTCATCTTAAGAAATTAGAAGAGTATTCTTGGTTAAATGAAGTTAATTCTCAAACCTTACAAGCTACACTAAAAGATTTAGATAATGCTTATAAGAACTTCTTTGAAAAGAGAGCTAATTTTCCTAAGTTTAAATCTAAGAAGACCCATAAGTTTAGCTTTAGGGTACCTCAGAGAGTGTTTATAGTTAACGACAATAGACTAAAGGTTCCTAAGTTTATAGAAGGTATTAAAGTTAAACTTCATAGAGAAATCATAGGTACAATTAAAAATGCTACAATTAAGTTAAATCCTTCAGGTAAATATTATGTTTCACTTACAGTTGAGTATGATAACCAAATACCAGCTAAACCAGAGGTGAATCCTAGTTCTGCTACTGGATTAGACTTAGGGATTAAAACTTACGCTACACTTTCAGATGGAACTAAGATATTCTATCCTATGTATCTAGAGCGTAACTTGGATAAACTTAAAGAATTACAAGTTAAATTCAGTAAATCTAAGAGTAACAGAGTTAGACTAGAAATAGCTAAACTTCATGAAAAGATTACTAATCAAAGGTTAGACTTTATACATAAGCTAACTAAAGAATTAGTAACTAAATATGATAGTATAGCTATAGAAGATCTGGATATAACTAGTTTGTTACAAGGTGAGAGCAAAGAATTATCTAGGAGAATCTTAGATTGCTCTTGGTTTACCTTTAGACAACAATTAACTTACAAGGCTAATCTTTATGGTTGTAACTTAATTGTTATACCTAAGTATTACCCTAGTTCAAAAAGTTGTAGTTCTTGTGGTAGCATTAATAATAATTTAAAATTAACTGATAGAGAATACATTTGTCCTAACTGTGGTTTAACCTTAGATAGGGACTATAATGCTTCTCTAAACATATTAAATAAAGGCTTGGAACAAGCCTGATAACCTTAGAGTTATCTCGAAGATTTTATAATTAATAAATTAAAATTAGTTCATGGGAATATCAAACCACCCAGCAAGAAGTAAGAAGCCTGAAGATCAACATTTAACAGATGAAGAACTAAGGGCTAAATATGGAGGATGGCTAAATGACCCTTTCTCTAATGATGATGTAACGGATGAGATGAAAGCATTAGCTAAGATACTCGGTTACAGAAAACTACCACCTAAGATCAGCACCTATTTAATGGATAATGACTACTTAGGGCTTAAAGAAACAGGGATGTCAGGTAAGGCTTTATACCCAGCGTGGATGCCAGTACTTGAAGATATATTCCCAACAAGATTACACATTGGACACCCTATAGTTACACTTTCATGTGCCTTAGGTTGCGGGAAGTCTACGGTTTCAACTATTATGATGTCGTATGTAGAGTGTAGAATAAACCACCTAGACAACCAAGATTTTATAAGGGGGATGACTGGTAAGGAGATGGTTATGGGTCTGGTTCACACAAAGATGGAGAAAACGATATCCGACTTTAAAGAACCACTAGCAACTATCAAAGAACAATCACCTTACTGGAAATCTGGAATGGTATCGCACAATATACTAGATTACAAGATTGGTGGGGAGAGGAACATTAAATCAATTCTAGGGGGTGACCTTATTTGTGCAGTACTTTCGGAGGTAAACTTCTGGGATAACTACGCTAGAGCTAAAGGTGCCATTGAATCACTAATAGGAAGGGTTACCGGGCGTTTTGGGCATGTTAGAAAATACTTCACTTTAATTGTACTCGACTCATCGCCATCAGAATCAGGGGTATCGGTAGTTAATGACTTTCTATCCACTAACCCTGATATTTATAATGTAGAGATGAGTGAGTGGAAAGCTAAAGAACATTTACCAGGACGTTATTTTGTTGAGGGAGAGTTTTATGTTTACTGCGGAGACCAGATGAATGACCCTTTTGTGTTTCCAGATAGCTTTAAACCAGAAAACCTTGACCCTAAATTCGATAAAGATAAAGTCATAAGAGTACCTGAAGAGCTTAGAGTACCTTTCATGAATAACACCGCAAAAGCTTTAAGAGACCACGCAGGAGTTACACATGAACTAGGAGGAGGATATTTCTTTAAGGACAAATCTAAGTTATCTCAAGTATTCAACCTCCCGCATTTAAATAAAGATGTAATAGAGGTGGATTTTTATGATAATGAGGACAGGATATATTCACAACTTGACACCTCATTATCTAGAATACCAAAAAACAAAGTAGTATATGTAGGACTCGACTTAGCAACTTCAAATGACTTAGCGGGTATAGCGATTGGATATTTTGACGAGTATATTTATCCTTTCTCTAATAACCCTAAGATGAAAGAGCCTACATTTATAATTAATACAGTATGCGGGATAGGAAGAAAACCAGGACAGGAAACTTCACTCGCTAAAATAAAAGACCTGATAATGGAGCTTAACAAAAACTATGAGATTGGAGGAGTAAGTTGTGACCAGTTTCAAAGTAAGCTCTTAATGCAGGAATTAGAACACTTAAAGATCCCTACTAAATACATTTCACTTGATAGAACAGATGTAGGGTATAACAACTTAAAGAACACAATATACACTAATAGAATAAAGATACCAAGCTCTAAGTGGCTGAAGAATGAACTAACCTACTTACAATATATAGACGGGAAGATTGACCACATCTCTAACGCTAATTCAGGAGGTTCAACAGTAGCTGGAGGTGGTAAATTTAGTAAAGACCTTGCTGATGCCGTAGCTTCCTGTTTGCTTAATATGTCAGAGGATTTGGAACACGCAGCATCACTATCACTTAAATCATCCATGGGCAGACAAATAGATATGCTCCAAGGGTTATATGCAAAGGATAGTGTTCAGGAAGATAAAGCTAGAGCAGCGCAAGTAAGTTTGATGCAGAATATATTTTAGAGATATGATAGAAGTAACAATCAAAGCTAAAAGAGATAGTGGATTTAAGCTACACTCTAAAAGCTTCACAAAGGTATTCTCTAATGATGATAATTCCGTACAATACACTTTCAGAATAGATGATAACAACAAAGAAGAAACGGTTAGAATGCTTTCCGATTCCCTTGGGTTAGACTTCCATCCAAAGAAAGAGTGTATGGTGATATTACATGATGAGATTGCCGATTCACCAGATGACGTCAAAGATAGTTATAACCGATTGATGTCAAAATTAGAGGAATACGGATATTAATATGGAGTTTAAAAGATACACAGACGAAGAGATAACCGAGCTTTTAGATAGCGGAGAAGCAAAGGTTGAAGACAGAAGATTTTCCTCTAATGTTGACTCTGAGACTGAAATGAGACGAATCCTTAAGAGTGAAGACTTTGAAGAAAACGAAGCAGAGACAAGAGAATTTGCCAGTGTAAACTTAAATATGAAGGCGATTATTGGATACATGAGCATGGACGTTAAGAATCAGTTTAGGTTCCTCATGATGTCCGTTAGAAAGTATGTTAGAAGCCTTAAACCAGATACAGCACAGAGCGAAATTAATACAGTTGTCACATATGTTTCTTCAGAGCTAACTAGGATGATAATGCTCGCTAAGAGTCAGATGTCACAATCAGGAGGAAATTTAAACACTATTCTAGGACTTTCAAGAGCGGGTTCAGGAGAGATTACTAGAATAGGTATGCAACTTTCAAAATTAATCAATAAGGCTAATCACGGATCAAATGGAGTCCTGCCACGAAACCTCACATCTCAAATCCAACAATACTACACTTTATTAGTTAATGCGATACTTGAGAAATTAGGAATAGATAAGTTACAAAGAGGAGGAGGACAACCTATAGTAAGTGGACAGCTACAAGATAGAGTTATTCTACAGTCTTTATTAGAAGGGGACAACTTACCAGAAGAGGATAATGCTATAGTGGTAATTGATGAACCGAAGAAACCAGCAAAAGTAGTAGGAATAGATGAGACTACAGAGTTTTACATTAACGACCTCGACAGTGATGATTTAGATGTAGTAGAGGAGTTTATTGAGAATTTAGATGTAGGAGCCTATTCAATGGATTATGACAACGGGCTTCTTAAGGTATCATTCTTTGACGCTATGCCTGAGGAAAAGTTAAACCTATTCAAAAGATTCGTAGAGGACAGTGAAAATTAAATAACAAATTAAGTAAAATATTAAAACAAACCATTATAATGAGTAAATACATGAAAAGATACTTCAGTGAGTTGAATGACGGTACGGTTATCATCCCAGCTGAAAATATCTCTGCAGATCAGATAGAGGATATCATTGATGAGGCTGCAGATAGAGTAGAAGAAGAAACAGGTTCAAGAGAGTTTGCTTCTTTATATAGAGATAACTTCGCAATGAGACTATTCTCTGAAATCGAAGAAAAAGCTAATGAAGGAGGGGAAGTTGATATCGATGCTGCTGCTGAAGATGCACTAGAAGATACAGCTGCTCAAGTTGAAGAGGCTGAAGAAGCTGAAACTAAAGCTCAATCTTTATACTTAGCTGGAGTTCAAGCAGGAAGAAGAATGTTTGCTGAAGAACTAGAAGATATTGAAGGAGATATCGAAGAAGAGCAAGAAGAAGTTAAACAACAAGCTTACTTAGCAGGAATCGAGGCTGGTAGAAGAATGTTCTCTGAGGATTTGGATGATGTTCTTGAAGGTGATGTTGATGGAGACGAAGATGAAGTAGAAGCTGTGGTTGTTCAATCTAAACTTGCTAACACTTACTGGAATGTATGGACTAGAACTTTCTCTGATGCTAAGGCTGAAGGTGCTTCTGACCAAGAGGCTGCTGCTGAGGCTACTGAAGAGGCTTCTCTAGCTACTGACATTGCTGATGAAACAAGTGAAGACGAAGAAGCTGAAACTAAAGTACAATCTTTGTTTAACGCTAACCCATACCTAGGAGCATTCGTAAGAGCGTTCTCTGAGGCTAAAGAAGAGGGAGCTAATGACGAAGAAGCTACAGTAGAGGCTGCAAAAGCTGCACTTGACGAAGCTGGAGTTCCTAACGCAGAAGTTGCTGATGAAGAAGTAGAGGCTGTTAAAGTTCAATCTTACATTAGAGCGTTCTCAGATGCAGGACTTGAGTTCACAGGAGAAGATTTAGCTGACTTGGATCCAGAATTAGGAGGTCAAGAATTGTTAGATTTCCACCAAGAGACTGAAGATAAAGCTGAGGAAATCGCTGCTAACGTAAACGAATTGTTGGATGAAAATGGTTTTAGATTAGAGCCAAAAGCTGACGTTTCAGGGATTAATGAATTGATTTAATAATAGAAAATATAGATTAGAATACAGACATGAGATTCGGAATTAATACAAATACAAATACGTCTGCTAGCTACTTCTCTGAGGTTAAGAGTGATGCAGGTTTGATGAGAAAGTTAGCTAGCTCTTCATTGAGTTCTAACGACCTTACACAAAGATTGGAGGCTTACCAAAAAGCTTTCTCTAACTTAGACGCACATACAAGAACATTCTCTGGTACTACAGGTCTAAACCAATTAGGAGGACTTACAGGACAAGAGTTCGTTGATGTAACTGTTGCTGCTATGGTTAAGTCTATCGTTGGATTTATCGCAGTAGAAAGAGGTATGGAACAGCCTAGACAAATGTTGGCATTCCTTGACCTAGTAACTGTAGGGAACGACGAAACTCCAATTCCTGCTGATAAAACTGTTACTGGTACTTTAGCTGGACAAACTAGACAAGGTGATCCATCTGTAGTAGCTAGAAACATCGGTAGAGACATGGAGTACGACACTGTTTCTGGTCACTGGAGATCTAATGTAAATTCTGCTCAACACGTAGCTACTTTCGACGGTTCTGCTACTGATGAGATTTCTTACATGGATGCTAAAGGTGCGTTCGTTCCAGGTAGCTTGGCAATCACTATTACTGAGTTTGATGCTGCTACTAAAGTTGTTAAAGATACATTTGTAATCACTGACAACGGACAAGGAGAATTATTGGCACCAGCTGGTAGAGTTAAAGAAGGTTCAGTAAATTATAGAAATGGAGCTATCAAAGTTAAATTGGGAGCTAACATGACTACTAACCACAAATACTCTATTGAAGTTGCATACGATACTCCAAGAAAACCAATCAACAGAGTAAAAGATCAATTAGGATACTATGAACTCAATGCTTTCCCTCAATCAATCGTGGCTGAGCATAACATGGTTTCTAATATCGTAGCTAACAGATCTATGGGAATCGACTTGAAGAAAGTTCTTAAGCAGAGAGTAATGGAAACTTACTTGAAACTTATTAACCAAACTGCAGTTGAGGCTCTTAATGGATACAGAGGAAACACTATATCTGTAGACTTGTCAGGTCACTCTATTAAGCTTAATGGTATGGATCAGTTCATCTACTTGTTCCAACACGCGCTTACTCAAGTTGACACTGAATTAGCTACAAGATCATTTAAATCAGTTAGATCTTCTGCTTACGTTGTAGGTATTAGAGTTGCTGAGATCTTCAAAACAGCTAAAGTTACAGGTGCTTTCGTTGAAAATAAAGAATCTGCTTACGTTGAAGACTTGATCGGTTACTACAATGGAGTTCCAGTTATCCAGTCTCTTCACGTTAAGCCGTTCGAAGGATACGCTATCCACAAAACTGCTGACGGACTTATGGCTCCAATCGCTAGAGGTATCTTCTTACCAGTTAACGATTTGCCAGAGGTAGGAAACTTCAATAACCCTACTCAGTCTGCTTCAGGAATCTTCTCTTATGAAGGAGTTAAATTCTTGACTAGCGACTTAGTACAGAAATTTGAAGTTACAGTTCCAGCTGGATACAACACTATCGCTACTGCTGCTCAGAAAACACAACTTCAAGGTGGTTCTGGAACTTGGCAGGAAGCTATCTACGGACAATAAGAAAATTAAGTTTAGTAGAAATAGAAAGGGTAAGGATGAGGGTAAAACCTTGTCCCTGCTCTAACTGAAAATGAATTATAATTATGAGTGCAATCAGAACTTTCGCAAATCTAGTTTTTGGTTCATCTCCTAATATGACTTCTTGGGGTGCTAGACAGGGTTCGCCTTATGCTCCAGTGCAGTCAAATATCATCTCTCCAGGGTCATATAACAGCTCTGTAGGGGGAGGAGTCGATGCCAATAAAATATACTCGATAGTTGGAACGTCACTCACACGATATTTAGAAAGGATAGATGAACTTACGTCTTACTTAGAGTTTCACATTACTAAGACCTCGATTGACGTTATAAAGGACGCGTTAATGGAGCTTATTATAACTGACAACCCTAATATTATTTCACTCCCAGATGACCCAGAAGCAGAAGCTGACATCAATAGAATACTTAACGAGATGCAGCTTATAAAACATATTACATCGGACATCTCAGAGCTTATTTATTATGGGAGCTACAGTTATGCTATGGAACTCTCTGCGGATAAGAAAACATGCAAGCTAAGGTATTTAAAGAATCCAACAAAGGTAATATCAACATGGAAAGATTCTAAACTCGATTCATACTTCACCTACGATATGGCTGGAGAGATGCACGAGTTTACTAAGGATCAAATATTTTCCATCTCTACCTACGATTATAAGCTTGAGTTTGATGAAGATATATCCACAGACAGATTAAAACAACTTAATGCAGAGATAGAAGGAGAAGAAGCAGTAACGAAATTAAATGTAGAGAGGGAGAGAGAACAGAAAATAATTACCTCTTATGATAAACGTTACTTAGCTGGGACACCTCTATTTGGATACATTACAGGAAAGATTAAGGAGTATATATTAAAAGACTACCTATTATCCATTCTATCTATCAAAGACCTTATTCAACCTATTATCTTACTTGTGGGACTAGAGAAGACAACGGCTTTAGAGGAGGGTGTAGACTTAACTCAAAAAGTAGAATCTCTCATAAACAAGAACTTAGACATGTCATTTATGGAGGCTAAAGGATTATCAGTAAAAGATCTAGCCATGTCCCTAATTGATAATATACGAGTTCTCCCTGATTATGATAGTAAGCTTGCCGGAATGACTGACCTTAATTTAGACAAGATTTCCGAGAAGATAGATAGAATAAGAATGGACCAACAAACTATCAAAGAGGACTTAATTAACGCTATTGGATTACCACCAGACTTATTTGAAGGTAGGGCGTCTAGATGGGAGTCAATTAAGATGTCACAGAGGTTTGAAAGTAAAGTCAGCTACTACGTGGATATGATAAATAAAAGTGTAGTATTATTAGCTGAAAATTTGTATGATAGATTAAAGTTAAGTAAAAAGCTGGATATTGAAGGGAAAATCACATCTAACTTAATGGATACAGATTCACTAGAGTACACTAAGAAAGTCGCTAGAATGGATACCTTAGCTGAATCAGTGAATAGAATAGCAGACTTAGCAAATATAGTTTCAGGATTAGAGCAGAACCAATTAGTGGAAATCAAGGCTCTTAAGGAATATATTAAAGAGGGGGTTAAGAAGTTTAATGACCCTGCTATGGCTAAGATGATAAATCCAGATAAGAAACCAGTGATGGACGCATTCGGCAACCCGCTTCCTGACCCAGATGACCCGATGAGTGGTATGAACAATGGAATGGAAGACGGAGGGTTTAGTAATTACTAGAGACATTTGACGTAAATTTAAAATGATGTACTTAGTAGAAAGACATATAATAAAGAACAATAAAGAGTTAGACGAATTATGTTTCAAATCTAAAAATCTCTATAATAAAGCTTTATACTTAGTTAGACAACATTATTTTAAAACTAAAAGTTATCTTAATTTCTTTGGAGTTAATAAACTAATGATTGATTCTAAAGATGAGGATTATTATGCATTACCTACTGGAGTATCTAATCAAACCTTAAGGTTACTAGATAAAAACTTTAAGTCATTCTTTACTTTGATTAAGAAGAAACGAAGTGGTAATTATGATAAACTAATCAGAATTCCTAGGTATTTAGATAAGGAAGGTAGATATATAACTACTTTCATTAAACAGAATGTGTCAAAGAAGTCTCTAAAGAAAGGCTTAATCAAACTATCTTCTTTATCTATAGAAATACCTACAAAAGTAACGGAGTCTAACTTAGTTGAAGTAAGGGTTTTACCTAGAAATAATCATCATGTAATCGAAGTAGTTTATAAAGTTGAACAAAAAGAACCTAAAAGTGATAACGGAAGATATGCTTCTATTGATCTTGGTTTAGATAATTTAGCTACAGTTTCATCTAATGTAGTTAAACCTTTTATTATCAATGGTAGACCTTTAAAGTCTATCAATCAATACTATAATAAAGAAAAAGCTAGACTACAAGCTCACTTAAAAGGTAACAAAAAGACATCTAAGAGGATAAAAAGTATAACAAATAAAAGAAACAATAAAGTTAAAGATTATTTACATAAAAGTTCAAGAAAGATAGTGAATTTCTTAGTTTCTAACAATATTGGTACTCTTATAATAGGTTATAACGAGGAGTGGAAACAAAACATTAACTTAGGTAGAACTAATAATCAAGCTTTTGTTAATATACCTTTTTATACTTTTATTAAACAACTTGAATATAAGTGTAAACTAGAAGGTATTAATGTTATCCTTACAGAAGAATCCTATACTTCTAAATGTAGCTTTTTAGATGGTGAATCTTTAGAGGAACATGAAAATTATCTAGGTAAAAGAATAAAAAGAGGATTATTTAAATCAGCTAAAGGTAAACTTATTAATGCTGATCTTAATGGTTCACTTAATATTCTTAGAAAAGTAGTTGGAGATTTTAGTTATCCAATAGAGGTGTGTAGTACACCATTAAGAGTTACTCTTTAGTGATTCTTATAAAACTTAAAATAATAAATAATATGAATTTTAGTAACTATAAATTTAGATACAATAAAGAAAACATAACATCTCGACTATTTGCTCAGAACAGAAAGAGAAGACCTAGCCACTATGACGATGAAGAAGACGATGAAGAAGAGCATAGAGGTGGCGGAATGGGTGCCGGAGCTGCTGTAGGATTGGGGGCTGCCGGTTTAGGACTAGCTGGACAAGGTCTATCTGCTTTAGGTACTATTCAAGGGGTTCACGAGCAGGGTAAAGGAGTTAAAGGGTGGTTTGACAGAAATAAGCGAAGAAAAGAGGACTACAAGAAGTTTGGAGGTGATGAGAAGTTGATGGAGAGGAAGAGAGATCAAGCTTATCGTCTTTCTAAAACCGCTAAGAATTCACAGCAAGAAGCAGCTTTAAAACATAGAGAATCTGAAATATCTGACTCACTTGAATGGGCTAAGAAGAGAAACAATTATAAGAGAGATATGGCTAAGCAAAAGTCTTGGGTAGGTAAAGGAACTACTTGGGCTAAGCATAATCCAATGAAAGCAGGACTAGCAGCAGCAGGAGTAGCAGCGGCAGCAGGTGGAGCTTACTACATGTGGAAGAAGAGACAAGAAGAGAAGAAAAGAAAGCAGAGAGAAAGAGAAGCTCAGACTAGACACCAAAGTAGACAATTTGCAGGAGCTATAGGTTCAACTTTAACTAGAGGATTGAATAAAGGTTTTAGAAAGTTTCCCAAAGTAGGTAGAGGGTTAAGCCACTCAATGAAACCTAAGTCAAACATGTGGGGTGGAATTAAAAAACCTAAACCTTCATTTGCAAACGGATTGAATACTTCTCTAAAAAACTCTAGTATAAGTGCTAAACCTAAACCTAACTTGAATTTCCCCCAAGCAAAACCAAAACCTGCAAAAGATATTCTAACTCCTAAGCCATCACCTGTGAAAGTAGGGAATGCGTCTAGGTCGGGTAATTCTTCTATGGCAAATACTTCGAGAAATTCAGCTAGATTGACTCAAAATAAAGTAAATAATAACCACGACGCCTTTAAACTTCACGATGATAGAATGAGGGCTAGAGCTGCTAAAGAGAGAAAGACTGAACTAGCTAATAGAAGAGAGACCAAGCAGAATGATCAGGCTAGAAGAGATTTAGCACAGAAGAAAGCTCACGAAAGACAAATAGGACACAAGGAACAGAAGGTAAGAGATTTAGCTAAACAAACTGAAAATCTTAAAACATCTGGATCTGGAGTATTTAGTCATGAGTACAAGCAGTCTAGAAACGAACTTCGAAACGCTAACATAGACCTTCATAAAACTAAATACAAAGACAATAAAGTAGGTGATTTAATGGCGAGAGCAGGAGGTCTTAAGAAGTTTGATAAGAACGGAAACCTTAGATGGGGTAAAAAGAGACTAGCCTTAGCGGGACTTGGGGCAGCAGCGGCTTACAACATGATGAAGGATGACGATGATAAATAGACGAAGACGAAAATTAAATAATATAACAACACGACTTTTCGGGCTTATCGGTAATTATCAAGCAGGACAAACCGTTTCAACTACAGGGAAAGAAGCTTTAGGAAATAGACTACCATCAACACAGGAGTTACTAAAAGATTCTAAAGTTTACGTCCTTATTAGAAAAGATATAGATGGAAACTGGAAAACACCTAGAAGACTAAGAGGGGCATCTCCAAACGAGGTAATGAACGAAAGGAGAATGCTAGAGAATAAAGGAGAAAGAGTTCAGGTGAGAGGTCCTATGGATGAGGCTAAAGCTGAGACAATATACGATAGTTACAAGAGACAGTACGAAAACTCAAAGTGGAGGTAATTGATATGAATAAGAACGATAATAAGATAGAGTCTGACAAAGAGTTTAAAGTTATGCTACACTCTAAGATGAAAGAGATACATGGAGATAAATACAATCCAGAAGTAACCGAGAGAGTAGCTAACGGACTAATTGAAAGATATAACGGAAACTATCCAGCTATGGTAAAGGCAGCGTTTAGTAATAGTGAGACGAGAACACAATCTAAATTAACACTAAGAACTAAATTATTTGCGGATTCTCCTTCGCTGGGTAAATGGATGGCTGCTTCGATTGCTGTTGGAGTTGCTACCCCTATTCTTACTCAATTAGCACTTTACTCACTAGACTTCTATTTAAACAAGCATAAAACCCTAAAAGACCTTAAAGCACAAAATACAGAGGAGGTTGTTAAAGATTTCCTAAGGTCAAATAGAGGGGTTAGAGCTTCAGAGGAGTCGGTTAGGAATGCATCTGAGTCAATGAAGGATTTTTTACAGTACCAAGCTAATCGTAATTATGGTCCGTACAAAGATCAAAGAGATATCCTAAATGAACAGATTGCAGGAAATACTCGATATAAGATGAATCAGAGAAACCTACGATAGGGCTATGAGAATAAGGACAAAACTCTTCGCATCTCTACTAACCACTACAATAGGCGCAGGTATAGGAGGCTCAATAGGACGAATGGCTGGAGGATTTTTAGCTAAGTCAGAAGAACAGATTAGAGCTGAACACCCCGATTGGACTAAGGAAGAAGTAAGGAATGAATATAGAAGGTTAGTAGAGAAAGCTAAAAGACACTCGGCTGCTTACGGTTTTGCACTAGGTTCTCAAAATAATATACTAACATCAGCTGCACTTGGAGGGGCTACTGGAAGGTTTGTAATAGAGCCTGAAAGAAAATACATAGAAAGAGTAATAGCAGTAAATCCAACAATAACAAGGAGACAAGCTGAGTTAATGTATGAGAAAGAGAAGGATAGTAGAGAAGCCTTGGGTGCATTTATAGGTGGAGCAGGATCTCTTTTAGTTAAACATGCACAGAACGAATATAAGAAGAGTAAAAATAACAATAACCAAGAAGTAAAGAAAAAGAGAAGATGGTTGTTTTAAGAACTAAGTCATTCGCTTCTGTTTTGGGTACTGGACTTGGAGCTGGAGTAGGTAGATACTTGGGAGGTAAATTCTCAAAGGATATCGAAACTATTAGAGCTGAGAACCCAGACTGGACTGAGAAGGAAGTAAGGAATGAATATAAAAGATTAAGAAGCAGGGATAAATCTAAAGGCATGGCTTATGGAGCGGCTATAGGGTCAAAATCAAGAACTCTAGGAGGTGCTGCTTTAGGTGGTGTTCTAGGTAGATCTCTAATAAAGTCTAAAGATCAATACATAGAGAGTAAAATGGCATTAGATCCAAGCTTAAGTAGACGAGATGCTGAACTTATGTATGAGAGATATTTAGATAGAAAAGAAAAACAAGGAGCTACTATAGGGGCTGTTGCAGGTTTCCTAGGAGGTAGAGCTTATGATAAATTTAAAAAGAAGTAAATAACAAATTAAACAAAAAGATACAGATATGTCATTAGTATTTAAAACAAGAGTGTTCGCTGAAGGTAAGAAAAAGTCAAACATCTTCAAGAACTTAGGGAATAACATCAAATCAGGTGCTAACAAAGTAGCTAAACTTCCATCTAAAGGGGCTCACAAATTGTTTGACCTAGCTGAAGTTAAAAAAGCTGGTTCAGGTAAATTTGCATTAGGAGCTGCTGGAGCGGTACTAGGAGGTGGAGCTGGAGCAGGTGTTGCTGGAATCACTCTTAGAGGTTTGAAAGGTAGACTTAGAGAAGCTAACCCTACTTGGTCTGATGAAAAAGTACAAGCTGAATACGACAAAATTAAGAAGAAAAGATTAGCTATCGGTGCTGCTTTAGGTGCAGTTGCTGGTGGTGGACTTGGAGCTTATAAAGGAGTTCAGTACGGAAAAAGAAACAAGTAATTAAAACAGTGAGGGCTTGAAACATAGCTCTCCTAAATGTAAATGAATTGTTAAACATGAAAAGAGCAAGGTTAAGAAAGTTTACTGATATGGAGTTTAGCTTTCCACCAAAGAAGAATGTAGTTGAAGTAGTTAAAGATAAAGGATATAAAGAAAAACTACTAAGAAACTCAAAAATAGGATCTAACATTGGAATAGCTTTAGGCTCACTTTCTGGAATGGGATTAGGTTCTATTTTGGGGAATAAGTTAGCTGGAAATAAGGAGAAGCAAATTAGCGAGTACCTTAAAAATAACCCAGATAAGACTAAAGAAGTTGCGGAGCTTATATTCAACAAGAAGAGAGATAAGTATAAATCAATTGGTAGAGTTTCTGGAGCTATTTTAGGAAGCATTGGAGGATACTTAGCTGGTGACTCAATTGGAAAGAGATTAACAAAAGAAAATAACTAAAATATAATGAAAAACGTAATACTTAAAACAAAATACTTCTCTGATAATATAGCTAAGAAAGTAGTAGGTAATACTGCAGGAGCTTTTGGAGGATTCACAGGAGCTACATTAGGTGCAGGAGCTGGATATGTAGGGGGTAGACTTGCGGGTAAACTTGCTGTAGGAAATAAGGAGGACTTCATTCAAAAATACTTAGGTAAACATCCACAAGCTACTAGACAAGAGGCTGAGAGAGCGTATAAACAAAAGAGAGGGACTTTCAATAAAATAGGAACACTGGCTGGAACTGTTGGTGGAGCTATAGGTGGATTTAAAGCTCTAAAAGGAGGTGCTGGTAAGTTAATGGGTAGTAAAAAATAAGACCATGGATAAGATTATTGTGATTAAAAACCAAGATGACGCTAAGAATTACCTAATAAATAAAGTTAAACCCACAGACTTATCTAATAGAGTAGGTCAAGCTATAGGTTTGGGATTATTAGGTGGAACTTTAGGAGCAGGTTTTAGTAAAGTTAGAAAAGAGCCGATCAACAAAGGTATGTTAATTGGTAGTGCTTTGGGGGTAATGGGAGGACTTGTTGCTAAACCAAAACTTACTGAACAAGACAATGAAAGAGTAGCTAGGGGTGTATTATCTGGAATTAAAAAATACTATGTAATCGCTTCACTACCTTCAGGACAAGTTTTCTTAGAGGATTATTCAAATGTAAATGAAGCTAAAGGGATTGCAGATAAATTAAAACAATCAGGACACAAAGCATTCGTAGTTACTCCAGAAGAATTTAACAAAGGAGTAGAAAATAGACAGTTTGGGTTTTTAGATAATTTTAGAGGGACATCTTCAAGTAAGGATTTTCAAAGAGGTGTTATGGAGTATGGGAAAGCTAATAAGAAATTCATGGACTCTGTTGACCTTAAAAAGTTACCAAAAGAAGCTCAAGATGCAATTAAGAAAGATATACTAACAGCTGGTCAAAAAGAGGTAATTAATGAGAAGAGAGCCTTAGGACAATCTATTGGTGCAATCGGAGGTATAACTGCAGGTGGAGGTCTAGGTTATTTATTAGGAAAGAAAATAGCTGGGCTTAAGAGTGAAGAAGCTTATGTGAAAGAATATCTAGCTAAACACCCCAACGCAAAAGAATCAGATGCAAAAGAAGCTTACAAACAGAGATTAGCTAAATTCATGAAGGTTGGAGCTAATGTAGGTATGGCTGCTGGTGGTGCTCTAGGAACTCAAATAGGGGATAGATACGGTAGAAAAGCTGGTATTAAAGATGCTAGAGAATTATCTAATGAGTTAATGAAACGAGGTAAGTAAAAAAAAAACAAGAGAGGGGACTATAAAAAGTTTCCTCCTAACTAAAAATGAATATAAAACAAATGGGAGAAGTACTATTACTATCGGAGCTTAAGAGAAAAATAGACTTGAGGTCATCTCTTCTAATGCTGCCTTCTGTGGATGAATTGTTATCTATAGTAGGAACCCAGAATCCAGATGAGCAGAGGGTGGAGCTGTATTCAGTAGCTTTAGAGAAGTGGCATTATCAAGTACCTCTCATCAGATTAAATAAAATAAAAATTAATAACGACCCACATAAATTTATAAACACTTTTAACGCATATGCTAGGAATCCGAATACTATGTGCATTTCAGAAGTTGAACTTATACCGACTAGAGTATGGTCACTTAATGGTATTTTAGGTTCATCTCGCAATTGGATATATCAGGATGGTTTCTTATCGGGTGTATCGGAAGGAGAGTATCTAATGAATGCTACCTATATGAGACCGATGTATGTTAACTATTTACAACCAACTGGAGAATTAGACCCTAAGAGTTGTATTGGTTTTATAGAGGAGAGACATGTAAGTAAGTTTGTAGATGCTTGCCTTATGGAGACTTTACAATTTATCTCTCAACTAAGGAAGAACTTTGAATATCCAGATGTGCCTGTTCAAATGTTTAATGGTATAGATGAGGCTAGTTCAATGATACAGACAAGTTTAGATCAGTTTTATATGGGATTAACACACGGTAATATATATGTGTAACTAAAGATAAACAATTAAAATGAAAATAGAAGTAAGATTGTTTCCTCTAGATACTCCTGCGGCAGACGGTTCTATTATACCTAAGCAGAGTTTTCTAGAGTACCAAAATACACCAAGATATAAAGAGAGAAAACAGAATAGAAACTTTTATGGAGGGAGTACACACTTAAATAGAAACCAATCCAGAAAAGAATCTACAGGAGGAGTTGTTGGAGAGGGGGATGAGCTATTATACTCTGGAAACATCACTCACATTATAGATGATTACTTTATTAGAAGACACTCAGATGGGATTGAATATGTCCACGCTACAGCAGAGGTAATGGATGACCCAGAGGAATATGAAGGAAAGAGTAAAGAACTAATTAAAACGCTTACACGACTACTTAGAAGAGGGGTTCAGCTTCCAGTATCAGTAGTTATCTCAGCAGTATGGAAAAACGATATAGCTGTTAGAATTAAGGATATTTTAGGATTTGACTTTACTCTTTCACCAGGTTATAATAAGGCTAGTATAGTTGATATCTCCTATGAGTAGTGATTTAAAAGCTATTCTAATTGGCGTAGCGGCTAGTAAGATTTTAGACAGACTCACCAGAAAAGAAGAACCTGATAGATATAGATTTCAGATAAGGTTCGATAAGAGAGGTCATAATTACGTCTACCATATGCTTTTTAGAACACGAAAGAGAGCCCACGAGGTAGCGAATGAATTATCTCAGAGAGTGGGTTATAGTAATGTAGTCGTTGAACAAATTGATTAGAACTTATGGGAATATTAATAGTGAAACATTTTAGCGACTATAGAGATGAACACGCTTACTATGGAAAAAGAGATGGTAAGAAGTGGGGAGCTATAGCGGGTGCTGGTGCCGGTGCTGCGATAGGGAGAAAACTTGGAGGAAATTCTAAGACAGGTCAAGCAATAGGTGCATTAGCAGGAGGAGCTATAGGTGGTGTTGGAGGTTTTATAGCTGGAAGTAAGATAGGGAAGAAAATAGGTAGGAAACTGGGAAGAGGATCAGAGAAGAAGAGATTTGAAGTTACCTACACAGACCAACAAACAGGAATGGATAGACATAAGAGATTTGACTTTATACAAGAGGCTCAGATTTTTCATAGACAACATCCAGGGTCACATATTTCAGATCTTCACCATCAGCAGGGGCAGCCAAATTACACGGACGAAGAATGGTCATGATTTAAATAAGTGGAGTGGTTTGTAACAGAGCCCTCCCAAAATGAAAATGAATATATGAACACACTAGTAGTAAACGGATTAAAGATAACCACTTCACTCTCTTACATTAAGTTCATAGAGGCGGGTGTTACTCAAGTTGAAGAGGATATACCAAATTCAGTACTAGTTATTTTCTTCACTAAAGGAGCTAAAAACACTGAGTTACCTTTTGAAATGATTATAGAGGAGGAACTTAAGGAGTCAGACTTACTTTCAACCTATAATCCACAAAATAAAATAAACAACCTAAATATAAAGAAGCTGGTAGTTAATGAGTATATATTAAACCAGACTATTTTTACAGATTTAGACAAGAGTTATGCCCTTTATAATGAAGAGAGGTGTGACTTATTTATAAACCAGAATATAGAGTACAAAGATTATATAACACTACTTAAATCAATACCTTTCTTAGAGATAACTGAAGGGGAAGATGACGTAGTACTCGCTAATATAACAAACTGCTTAATGGGTAGAAGGAGGCTTAATTATATCTTCCCAAACCACAGAGCATTTAAGTACAAAGACACCTATACTAATTATGTTATAGATGAGCCTTTAGTTATGTATCAAGTTAAAAAGGTAGTTCTAGAGCAATTATATGATCATGGTTTCGAGTCCTTAAAGTTAGATGACCAGGATGAATTAGTAGAGGTTCCTGACGTACTAAGTTACTCTATTCAAAATGCCGATTATAACCCTATAGCTAAAAGAGTTACTCCACTACTAAAGCGACACACAGATGCAAACTTATCTATAGAGTGGAAATTAAAATCAACAACCCTCTCTAAAGCTATGGATATAAAGAACCGGTATAGAAACTTAGAGATTATTTCCAACTTGACTTCTATTAATGTATTTGACTATAACAACAATCCATTTAAGGTAGCTATAGTTTGGGAAGATATATCAGGTCAATTAGGAGATAAAAGTGCGGTTACTGACGAGGAGAATAATTACTATCATCAGCTATACTTTAATTGTAGAGTCCACTTTGATATTATAATGGATAACTGCAAACCCTCTGAGGTAGTAATCTCGAAAATAACCAATCTAGTAAAATTCAAGGAAGTAAACCTAAAAGAAATGAATGCTGTGGATAGCGATACCGTATTCAGTTTAAAGTATAAGGATTACGATAGGATAGTTAAAATATTAAGCAAACAACCAGAGACAAAAGAAGAAAACATATGAGCCAAGTGTTTGAACCGTTTGTAGAGTCCAGAATTCAAGCTGCGACAACTACAGACACATCAGGATATCAGAACGGGAAGATAGTAGTAGCTGCTCCCTTAGTTTCTGACCACGGCCCTTACGGCATAACAATGATAAACAACCAAAGAGAACTCCTCAGAAAATATAGACCAGATGGAGCGAATTATTTGGTTTCAGATTTAGATAGTACATTCTTCCATATTTACGCTATGCTTGCTCACAGTTCAGTATTAGTATCAAGAGTAGGTAGTTCTATGGAGGAAGCAGTAACTAAAATGTATAATGCAGACCAAGGAGCGTTCAGTTATACAAAGCTTTTCGGAAATAAGATGGTAGTAGATTATAAAGGTTCTATTGCTGTTGGAGATAACGGGAAGTCTTATTTAGTAGATGGAAAAGATAGAATACTAGATACAATAGCTGCAGTTAAAGTAGGAGCGGTATCAGTTCAAAGTTTAGATTTCCAAGAGAAGATTAGCAAATTAATTAACGGATTAGAGGATTCATCAGTTTACCTTTACGGATATAAGTATGGAGAGAATAATGAACTAACTCTTTACCTAGCTTATAAGTACCATGCAAATGTAAACGAATTCATTAAAACTACACTAGGTCTTGCTAATACAGATGGACTACCTACAGCACCTAAGTTGACGATTGATGATAAATATAGATTGTTACTTAAGGCTACAGCTCCGGTAGGTTCAGCAATTACAAATACTACATCTACACCTCTTAAATTCTTAATTAACTCTATAGACCCGGCTAACAAGAGATTCATTCTAAAAGTTAATTCTCAGTTAGACGCAGGTTCAGAGTTCACGATTGCAGATGTAACGAGAACTGAGGTTAAACTTGCTCCAGCTCCAGTAGGGGTAAGCGCAATAAGTAACGGACTAAAACTAGAAGGAGATCCACAGACAGATGAAAAAGTCCTTATAAGTAACCCTGATAGAGTATTCGCATTTTCAGACCCAGTTAGAGCAGAGTTTGAAAAGCTAGGAGGAAATGCAGCACAAGTAGATGGAGAGAGAAGCGCAAAAGTACAGAGAGCTATTCTAGATTTATTGGAGTATGATGAAGGGTATAGAATTGACTTTGTATGGGATGCTGGAGAAGGTGAAGTTGGTCTACAGTCAGTAATGAACTCAGTAGCAGCAGAACTTAAAGCACTTGCACTACACTCAGTTAAAACTACAAACCATTCAACAGTAGATGCTATAGTAAATGAGTACAAGCAATCTAATTCATTCAACTCTTATAAACTAGCTCCATACATGAAATACAACTTTGGGATTAAGACATTAGAGCTTTCTCCTTGTATTGAATATGTTGAAGCTATTGTGAGAAATAAGTCAGCTAATTCAGAGTTCGCGCCAGTATTTGGAATCGTTAATGGTCAAGTATCTGTGGGTGAATTAGTAGCTCAATTTAAGAAGACTGATAGAGAGAAATTCTTAGCTGGACAAATTAATACCATCAAGTTCGATAAGTTTAGAGGTATATCTTCAATTAATGACTGTAGAACTGGAGAAGGTGGTCAGAGTTTGTTTAATGAAGAATGGATTGTAAGAATGGCTAATAGAATAGGTTGGGATTTAGACTTCCTTCTTGAGCAATTCTTAGGTAGATACGATGTTGAGAGTACAGCTTTTGACGTTAAGGCTACTATCGATTACTACATGAAAACTACTATTATGAATCAGACTTATGCACCTGAGAAATATGACGTTATAGTGGATAAATCTAATAATGTTTGGGGTGATGGTGAATTAATGGTAGAAGTAAATATATATGTTGGTAGAGCGCTTAGAAAGATTACGGTTGTGTCTAAGATGCTTCCATTATCTACTTTGACAGCGAATTAACCAACATTGTGCTTTCATGAACTACTCCAAAAGAGGAGCTTCAAGATAACCCTAAGGGGTTACCGGGCTAGTCCCTAACCCCTTATTAAATATGTTTATGGCTGCATTTAAGTCCCTATCTAAGGTTGAACTACAGTTAGGACATTGCCAAACTCTTTGGTTTAACTTTAAATTATCATTGATACAACCACAAGAGCTACAACTTTTAGAGCTGGGATAATACTTAGGTATAACAATTAAGTTACATCCATACTGTTCAGATTTATAAGTTAAGAATCTTCTAAAGGTAAACCAAGAGCAATCTAATACCCTTCTGGAGAGATCCCTGTGTTCCCCGAACATGCCTTTTATATTTAAATCTTCTATAGCTATACTATCATATTTAGTTACTAGTTCTTTAGTTAGCTTATGAATAAAGTCTAACCTTTGATTAGTAATTTTCTCATAAAGTTTAGCTATATCTAGTCTAACTCGTTTACTCTTAGATTTACTGAATTTAGAGTGTAGATCTTTAAGTTTAGCGAGGCTTTTCTCTAGATACATTGGATAAAATATCTTGGTTCCATCTGAAAGCGTAGCATAAGTTTTAATCCCTAGGTCTACTCCTGTAGCGGAGCTATGTTCAACTTTAGGTTTAGCTGGTATTTGGTTATCATACTCAACTGTAAGTGAAACATAGTATTTACCTGAAGGATTTAACTTAATAGTGGCATTTTTAATTATACCTATGATTTCTCTATGAACTTTAACTTTAATACCTTCCTTAAATTTGAATATCTTTAGTCTATTTCCATTAACTATAGATACTTTCTGAGGTACTCTAAAGCTAAACCTATTAGTCTTTTTAGACTTAAACTTAGGATAACTAGCTCGACCTTCAAAGAAATTCTCATAAGCATTATCTAAATCTTTTAGTACAGCTTGTAGAGTTTGAGAGTTAACCTCGTTTAACCAAGAATATTCTTCTAACTTCTTAAGGTGAGTTAGAGCGTAACTAAGTTCTCTATTAGAAGGAGTAATCCCTACTCTATCAAAGTAGTACTTTTTGAACTCTAACATAGTATTGTAGATAAACCTAGCTGAACCAAAGTGTTTACTGAGTAAGACTTGGTCCTTCTTATTAGGGTATAATCTAAAGTTGTATGTTTTGTTCATCTTCATAGGTGCAAATATAGAAATAATTTTAAAATTAACAAATAATTAACAAAAAAAAATAGGGGTAGTAAATTGTATTTTGATTTGCATCCCACGCTTTCATAATTGTTGTGATTTTTTATTAAGTTCGTGTCGCAGGGGGATTTTGAATAGATCTCCCTCGGCCAACCCATAAATGAATAAAAGTATGAGTGAGATAGTTAATAATGACTTTGTAAATAGAGCCCATGAAATGACAGGGAGGTTCTTCAAGATAATGTACAAGAGCTTTCCTTTTTATATGAAACTTTACGGGACTCTTTGCACAGTAGAACGCTTACTTAGAAATAAAGATAATAAAGATAGAGGTAAGCTTCCTTCCAGAGACCAAATGATAAACCAAACTTACGGAAAAGTAGCTACTCATGATGATTTAGATAGGGATTCTGAATGGCAAACTTTTACAGAAACCTTTATCATAAACAAGTCACACGCTCAGAAATACTACAATAACCAGAGTGACGAGGTGATGATTTACTTTAACCAAAATATACTTGACTTAGGAGATAAGGTGAGTTTTAATAGATTCGGAAAGACTTACTCCTTTATAGTGAATGATGTTACAGCTTATGAGGACGTTATTTTTGAGTATAGATTAATTGGAATAAAGGATCACGTCTCTAGTAAGTAAATCCCTTCATAACTTTCAGTGATTTTTATTAACCAGCAAAGATATTTGGCACAACTTTTGATATAAACTTAAGATAATGTATTTAACAGAAAGACATATAATAAAGAACAATAAAGAGTTAGACGAACTATGTTTTAACTCTAAGAATCTCTATAATAGAGCTTTATACTTAGTTAGGCAGCATTATTTTAAGATGAATAGTTATTTAAATTTCTTTGGAGTTAATAAACTAATGATTGAATCTAAAGATGAAGATTATTATGCACTACCTACTAGAGTCTCTAATCAAACCCTAAGATTACTTGATAGTAACTTTAAATCCTTCTTTAGTTTGGTTAAGAAGAAAAAGGGCGGTAACTATGATAAATCCATTAGAATCCCTAAGTATTTAGATAAAGAAGGTAGATATATAACTGTTTTTCCTAAAGAGGCAGTATCTAAAGTTTATCTTAGAAAAGGTATCATTAAACTATCCTCTTTATCTATAGAAATACCCACTAAAAAAGCTAACGAGTCTAACATAGTTGAAGTAAGAGTTTTACCTAGAAATAACCATCATGTAATTGAAGTAGTTTATAAAGTAGATAATGTTAAACCTAAAAGTGATAACGGAAGATATGCTTCTATTGACTTAGGTTTAGATAATTTAGCTACTATTGGTTCTAATGTAGTTGAACCCTTTATTATCAATGGTAGACCTTTAAAATCTATTAATCAATACTGGAATAAAGAAAAAGCTAGACTACAGTCACACTTAAAAGGTAATAAGAAAACATCTAAGAGAATCTATAGTATAACTAACATAAGAAACAATAAAGTTATAGATTATTTACATAAAAGTTCTAGAAAGATAGTGAATTTCTTAGTTTCCAATAATATTAGTACTCTTATAATAGGTTACAACGAGGAGTGGAAACAAAACATTAACTTAGGTAGAACTAATAATCAAGCTTTTGTTAACATACCTTTTTACACTTTTATAAAACAATTAGAATATAAATGTAAACTAGAAGGTATCAATGTTATACTTACAGAGGAATCCTATACCTCTAAGTGTAGCTTTTTAGATGGTGAATCTTTAGAGGAACATGAAAATTATCTAGGTAAAAGAATAAAAAGAGGATTATTTAAATCAGCTAAAGGTAAACTTATTAATGCTGATCTTAATGGTTCACTTAATATTCTTAGAAAAGTAGTTGGAGAATTTCAGTATCCAATAGAGGCGTGTAGCACGCCATTAAGAGTTACTTTATAGTGATTCTTATAAAACTTAAAGCATTAATTTCGTTTTGAGTAACTATAGGAAATAAAGAAAGAAGATAAACTTGAACTACCGACAAATGAGCAGGGTACAAATACGCCAACAGTTAAGGTAGTTAGAGGATTCAAAAACAGGAAATAATTATGTCGTTACTTAGTGATTTACAATTAGGCAAGGGGTATAGTGGAGCAAAAGATACTATAACCAAAATACTCTCACCTCTTAGACACCTTAGTGGAACTGTTGGAGATATAGGAAGAGCTGCACAAGCCTTAAAGATGTTGCCTAACCAGATAAGAACTAAATCAGACATGGTTCAAGTTAAGGCTACTCTTAGGGCTCTGAATCAAGTGTTAAAGAATAGTAAGATATCAGACTTTTTAAATAAACTTGAGAATGCAGTAGGTAACTCTATAGTGGGAGTCTTTAATCCTTACATCGACACTAGAACTAAAGTACACGTTGAGTATGATAAGAATAAGGTAGTTCAAATAGTCAATGGGATTAGAGCTACAAGAGATGCTAGAGTTGCTGCTGAGGTTCAAAATATGTTAATCTCGGGTGCAGCATTCACAGATGTAGTAAAAATATTAGATAGAGTAAGGGAGAATGATCCTAAATGGGGACTGGGGAATATACTATCACTTTTACCTCAGAATTTATTAGCTCAGTTTGCTCCCAAGTTTCTAGGTGCTTTCAAGACTGCTGATGAGTTTTTAGGAATTTCAAAGGGGATACAGAATTTGGTAGAAGGGAAATCTTGGAATGGGGGACCTAAAATGCCTAAGAAGAAACCATCAGCGGGGATAGCTAACAGTACGACTTGGAACTCAGCAACTAATGTGGACAAGTATAAAAGTATGCTAGAACAGGCTGGAATTGATGCTTCTAATTTAAAGACAGACTTCGATACTCCAGTTCCAGTAGATGTTGTAGGATATGACCCAGACACAAACACATTTAAAAACCCCTTTACTGATGACGGAGATGTGGCGTATAGTGTAAATGATAGCAACCAGAAAGTATTAGATGCCACCATAAAAGAGATCAACCCAGCTCCATTTGAAGGTTATTTTAGATCAAGATTAGGGAGACTGGAACTTGCATCAACTCACCTATGGGATGTACAAATAAAACCAATGGGAACAGGAGTGCCGGTACTTGAGATGAGGGATATAGATGTTCTTCCGATTACAAACTGGTCACTAGATGCAGGACAGACCTTATCAGATTCAATGGAGATGTTTGGGGGAAGTTCAATTACAATCCCTACAACCAAGAAAATAGATATGAGATTTGAGGCTACCTTTGTAGAGGATTCAACTTATTCAGTAAAGGCATGGCTCTCAAAGTATAAAAAGTTCATGTTCTATAAAAACCGAGTGAGACCTTATAAAGAGTGCTGCTCAATAATAGGGATATGGCTTCTTGATGTGGACTTAAAAGAGTTATACTATCAAGCTTACATAGGATACCCAATAGATATGACTGAAGGTTTAGAAGGGGAATCATCACACTCTCCTATCAACAAAACTGTAACCTTCTCTATAGTGGGTCAATTAAGTTCTGATGAGTTCTATGAGCAGATTCAGCGTAAAGGACACGGAAGACATTGGGATAAAGACAAACTTAATACAAGATATATAACTAATTTCAATAAAGACAAAGTAGTATCCATATTAAAAGAGTCTGATCAATCTAAAGCATATACGAGACGATTTAGAAAGGAGACTAGAGATAAAGATGGTAATCCACAGACTCCAGACAAATCGAAACCAAGTCCAGTAGGCAAGAGTAAGAAAGCAGCTAAGCCTACGGATAAGAACGCTAAAGCTAAGAAACCAACTAAGAAGGGAACAGTAAGTAAACCTAAAAAGAAAAAGTAAAGTAGATGAGTACAATTCAGATTAATTCAGTAGGTATAACTCCACCACAACAGCCAGAATTAGGAGTAGTTATAGGAGTTGTAGTTCCCTCTTCATCAGGTCGAGACTATCCTACAATTTACTTTGATTACGATACTTTTAAGAGGGAGTTTGATGATGGAGTAACGAGCTTGGCTAAGTATAAGTTTTTGTTTGAGAAGGGGTATCAAGTGGCAGCAGTAAGGGTAAATAAAGATGAGCCTAACTTTGCTACTTTAAGAATCTCAGACCCAGTTTACACAGACTTAATAGCTACTCACCCTCAATACTTAGACTCAATGCCTGTAGATCGAACTTTAAATAAGGATAAGGAGTTAGAGGATGTTGAGATAAGAGATTTTACTAACGTGTTTAGGCTTAATTACGGAGATTTAACTAAACTAAACGCAGCTAAGGACTATATACTCATACCTTCAGGACTTAACCCAGAGAACGCTTCACTTACACTTTTAACTTTTGAAGATGGAATACATGGGATAACAGGAACAGAAGCTTTTGGACCGAATGTAGTAAGGACAGCAGTAAACATTCAAAATAAAACCACAGCTCAAATTAGAGAAGGAATTAAGAATGTTATTGAAGCTTACACCCAGTATAAAGTAATGCCGGGACAAGAGGAAGAGGATTTTGATATGTTCTACCAGTTTACCTTTTCAGATGAGATAGAACAGTGGAACTTAACTCCAGGAACGATTGAGATTGATATAGACTACAATGATAAACTGGATGTTATAGCTAGTTATGCCTCTCCTTACAAGATAATGGACTTTGCATCTACTATACCAGGAATCTTTGGAAACTTATTAAATATTCAGATTCAAGGGGGTAATTGTAAGGTTTATTATGATGATGAACTTTTAGAGGATTATAACTTTTCATCAACAGAAGACTTATTCCTACAGCTAAAAGAAAATTCACCTTACATACTGCCCGTCCTTCATGATAGAGATAAGAATTTACCAGACGGGACTTACTTCTTTGATGGTGGATTTGTAGAAGCTGAGAAAACTACAGATGACTACTTAAGAGCTATAGAGTTATTTGGAGATGAGGATATAGATGTAGATTTCTTAAGTTATGATGAGTTCTTTGACCCAGAGCTTAGGATACTATCAATGCTTCACCAAGTCTCTGTGGAAAATCAATTCTTGGTACTCTTAAATAGGGATATAGCTAGGACATATTCAAATACAACAAACATCTTTTATACCCTAGGAACCTTTATACAGAACGGGGTAGAGCTTCCAACAAGTTACGCTTTCTTTGATAGATTAACAACGGACTATGCAGGAGTTATAAAAGATAAGATATACATAAACAAACAATATACAGAAGAGGAATATCAGAAGTTTAAAGAAATAGGGATGAACCACATTAGATACGATGGTTACAACTACTATATTTCCTATTACTACAGCACAATAAACGAGAATCCAGCTTACAGGTTTAGTATGAATAGGGTACAGAGGAAGTTTAGAAGGCTTAATCAGTTTTTAGGAACCAAGAAATCAGAACTTCACAGGTATATTCAGAAACTAACAACAGATTTAAGAGACGAGATTTATTTAATAGACGACATAGTGCTTACCCGATTTAATTATGATGATAAGATGGGTGCAGCAGAGATTCAACTAGAAGTAACTCTAAGTCAGATGATTAACGAGGTCTTACTCTTGAATGTGGTAATAAATAGAAATTAACGAATAAGAAATAAAGATGGCATTAGATTTTTTAAAGTATCAGAAAATTGCAGAGAACGGGAGAGAATTCCTTAGAACAGATATTTGGGAGTTTTCTTTTGTTGATAGACCTACCGGGGTTTACATGCCGCCAGATGAGAACCTTTTGATTAGATGTACTGACTTTAATGTGTCAATAGATAACTCAATAGATAGAATGGAAGCTCAAATTAGAGGGTTCACTATCTACCAGCCAGTTACTTCTAATAAGGCAGATGGTTCGTTTTCCATGAGATTTATAGATAGAGAAGATATGTCAATCCAGTATATGTTTAACGACTGGGCTGACAAGATCATGGAGAAAGAAACTAAGAAGACTGGAAGAAAACTAGACTTAACTTGTACAGTGATACTTAAACAGTATAACACTCACAGACAAGTTATCAAGACTCTAGTATTCTATAACGCCTTCCCAACAACTGCTTCAGAAATGGGGGAATCTAGTTTTGGACAGGATGCAACAACAAACGGTGGAGAGTATGACATAGAATTCCAGTTCGAGTACTATGAAAGACAAAGAAATAGTGTTCCAATTACTGACGGGACAGCTTCATAATTAGAATTTTAAAGTTAAACAATTAGGTACTCGATTAGGCATAAAAACTTAGTTGAGTACCTTTTCTTTTTCAAATCACAACAAATCATGTACATAAGCAATCAAGAACTACCCAGCAAAGGATTATTTTCAAGGGAAGGAGGAACAAATATAGAAATTAAACCACTAACCTTTAAACAACTGCTGGATTATATAGAAAACGTGGAGATAAACCCAATAGCTAAACTCAGAAAAGACCTTAATCTATTAGCCAGTACAGGAGTAGATTTGTATAAAGTGAGTCTGCTGGATATGGACTACCTAATCTTCATGCTAAAATCAATAACGATCTCAGATGATATAAAGTTTAATTCAAGTACTAAGTGTTATAGCTGTGATCAAATAACTCAATTCTCATTTAACTTATCTCAGATTCACTTTAAGGATTTTGATAGTGAGGAGAATAGGATCCCGAGTAAAATAAACATAGGGGGAGAGATGAGAAAAATTAGAGTTCCTTCGATAGGTGAATTTTTGTCAGTGTTAGATACGATATATAAATTCAACCCAGAGATAAAACTCGCACAAATTAAATTATACAGCCTCTTTGATGAATGGTTTGCAAATCCTACAGGTGTTCAAAATATGGTGGATAATGCAAGTAGAGAGAGTGCTGCTAACTTAATATATTTGGATGATAAGTGTTTTGGTAGAATAGAACCGGTAGAGTGTAAGTGTGTAAATTGTGGTCAAGTACAGTTAACGAATATAGACGTACTAACCATAACTGAAAACTTCTTTACCGACTTTCTCAGGCACTTCCGACCTAATGAATCTCAAGTACTTTTTGAATAAGATAGCCAGGTACGATAACATAGAGGATTACCTTTATTCTACTTGTGTTAAATTTTACGAAGACTATAAGAAGAGATTAAAAGAATCGGATGGAGTGGATTTAAGTTACCCTCAATTCAAGATTAATATGTGATAAAATACTATGCTTAAAGGATTATTTGGAAAAGGAGCTCTTAAGGGATTTGGAAACTGGATTAAGAGTGCCCTACCTAACGTCATTAAAGATACACTCATAGAAAGGGCTTTAGGTTCTCTCTTTGGTGGTGGAGGTGACTCAGGTGGAGGTGGTGGAGCAGAGATGCAAGCTACGATACAAGCGGGACCAGCCCAAGACCCTTCAGTTATGCGAAAAAGGTTAAGAGAAGTAAATGCTCAATACCTAAATACTAAGTCAGAGAGGGATAGAGAACTTAGAAAGCTAAACCTCGTTGAGACTAAAATAATGACTAACAAACACACTAATGAGCCTTTTCCTAATGACAGTGATAGTTCTAATAGTGATAGTAATGTAGCTGAAATAGACGTAAATCATGTAAACCCGCCTTCAAGCTCTGGGAGTAAAACAGGTTATGAAGATCAACTAAATGATGTAACCAACTTAAGTAATGCAGTAGGGGAGTTAAATGCGGCTAAGAATCAACAAAAAGCCTATAGCGACCCTGATGTAAACGGAGCTAGGATAAGTAAGCTGGAATCTAAAGTTGATAAGTTAGACCAAGAATACAGATCCAAATACTTACTTAATAGAGGAGATAGACTTAAGAGTGCAGCTGCCGATATGATACCTGGAGTTAAACTTGGGTATAATGATGAAGCTACAGTCAGAGGGTTTAAGGTCATGAACAAAGAACTAGAACTCCTAAGAATCAAACAAGCTGAGACTATAGTAAACATGCAGGCTGCTCTTCAAAATCAAGGGTATGCTGGTGGTGCAGGTCGAGGGGGTTCTGGAGGAGGTGGAGGCGGAGGTGGCTTCTTATCTGGTATCATGGGTTCTATAGTGTCCGGTTTAATGATGGAAGGAGCTATGACTCTAGGAGGAAAACTCTTGGAGAAAGCTGGAGTAACTGGCTGGGCTAAGAATCAATGGACAAAACTTAAGAATGCTACTGGTCTCAATAAACTCATAGGTAAAGGAACTAAAGAGGCTGCTGAAGAATTAGGGGAAGAAGGAGCTAAGGCAGTTGCTAAAGGTACAGCTAAGGGTATGACTTCTGCTGCAGCTAAAGGAACCGCTGAGGCTGTAGAACAATCCGTAAAACAAGCCGCTAAAGGAGTAGGAAGAACTGGAGCAAGGGAGGCGGCAGAGAAAGCTATTCAAAGTGGAGTTAAGACAGCTGTAGGCAGAAAAGTAGCAGGGAGAGTTACTAAAGAAGTTGCAGAAGAAGCCGTTGAGATTGCAGGTAAGAAAGTAGCTCAAGCAGGATTAAGATCAGCAGGTACTAAGATTATAGGAAAGATTGGTCAAAAGCTAGGTCTTGGAGTACTAGGTAGAATCGCTAAGAAGATTGCAGTTAAAGCTGGACAAAAGCTAGCAGTAATGGCAACAGGTCCAGTAGGTTTAGCGATTAACGTGGGTATGCTTGCTTATGATTTATGGTCTATTGGTTCTGGGATTATTGACATTGAGATGATTATAGCTAGGTTCAAAGGTAATAAAATGGACAAGAGGTTATGGGCATCGCTAGTTAACAAGAACCTTACTCCAGAATTAGTTAAAGAAAAAGAGTGGGGACCTGATGAACTTACTTTGATTAGAGAGCTTCCAGATGTTATAAAAGAAGTAGATAAAAAAGAGGGGTATATGTTTATTATGTATATTGGGGTAGATGAGATTAAAGAACTTACTAAACCAATAGACATGACCGCCCTTGATGATATAGATGACCAAATAAAGGCACATGAAGGAGGTGGAGATACGAGAGGATTCTTTACTAAGGTTGCTGATTTTGGAGTTAGACTATTTGCACCAGGAGAAATTACAGAGTCTCAACAAATAATGAATCATAAGAAGGCTCAAGCTCAAGGATTTAGTTCTACTTACTCTTCTGGATATAACCCTAACGCTCAGCCACAAGGAGGGTACTATGATGGTTCTTTTGGAGGATTTAGTAATATGTCAGGTAATTTGTTGTTTCCGGGAGCTGGTGGGAATTATTCATCTATACCAATTTCAAACGGAGATGGATACCAAGCAAATAGAAATACAATCTTAGCAGCCTCTCAAGCAGTAGGAGTTGACCCAGGACTTATGATGAGATTAGCGGCTTCAGAGTCAGGATTTAAACCATCAGTAAAACACGCTAAGGCTACAGCTGCAGGTTTATTCCAGTTTATTGATGCTACATGGAGGGCTCAGCTTAAGAAGTACGGACCTAAATTCGGAATACCACCTAATGCTCACCAGTCTGACGCTAGGGCTAATGCTTTAATTGGTGCTCAGTTCGTAAAGGATAACCTAGAGAGAAGAAGTGCTAGAGAGGGATTACCACCTTCACCTGCAATGGCTTACTTAGATCACTGGTTAGGGGAAGCTGGAGCTAATAGATTCTTCCAAAAACTTAAAACCTCACCGGGAGAGATTGTAACTAATGGTGCTCTTGTAGGAAATGAATTCACCTTAAATCAAGCACTAGCAAGAGAAGGAGGTAAAGGTAGAATTTTGTCTGTAGCTGAAACTTACCAAAACTTAGATAGAATATTAGATAAGAAAGGTAGAGATTTTGGAGTAGTAGAACCTCTTGGTGGGGGTGGTGGATTTGCTGGAATAGCTGGAATACCTAACCCTGCTAACTTTATTCAGACAGCTCTTAATTCAGCGGGGCAACAGTCACAACCTTCAATGGACAAGAGTGCGCATAAAGGATTCATAACTAAAGCTGTTCAAGATATCGCTAATGTAGGAACTATGGCGGCTCAAAGGGCAGCTTCTAGTGGATCTAAAAATAAAGGAGTATCACCAAGCTTAACCGGAGGGAACACTATTGTATCTAATAACACCACCCACGTTGAGAAGAGAACAGAAATCAATAACGTCATAAAACCAAAAGATAAAAATAGTCAGGGAGTACAAAAAGGTCAGAGAGCTAACAGAACCGCGACTGCCTAAAAACTAACCAAATGCAAAAACTTTTTATAATTACCCTCATTTCTATGTCAAGTATTTTAAATAAACTAGCCGAGTCTGATGCTTCAATTAAGAGAATGCAACAGGCAGCCCTTTCAAGTGAACCGGTAGAGTCAGTTGATTGGGGGAGGGTTCAAGCTGAGGGAGACCAAGAGTTAGCTGATGCAGAGTATAAAGCAACTAACCCTGAGGACTCTTTTAGTGCACCTATTGACGCTCATAAAACTTTCTGGGGACAAATGAGAGTTACTAGAGCGAAGATAGCTGCAATGTACATAGAATGGGATACAACAAATAAAGGGGCGTGGAAGAAATTGAAGTCGTTATATAAGATGTATGACAAAGCTACTTCAGTTAAATCCTCAGACCCCTTCCTACTAAAAATTGTCAAGTACTTATACGCTATTCCAATTGTAGGGACTGAGATTCTTATGTTTGGAGCAGAGAAACTTTGGGATATGGCTAAGACTGGAGTTACTGAAGGTTTTGGTTTACTTAAAGGGGCGTATAATGAGCTTTCAGGATTCATAGGTACAGCTAAGACAGTCCATGAAGTTAGAGAAAAGAAAGCCTTAGTAGGAGAAGCGATGAGCGATTTGGAGAAGCTAGAAGTTCCTAAAGTTCCAGATCCAATAGTACCAGGTGAGTTAGGTTTAGTGAAACAAGTGAAGCCTGAGAAACAAATAGACCCAGAAGCAGAAGCGTTAGAGAAGAGATATAAAGAATTAGAAAAAGAAAAGGGATTAAACGAAAAGAGTAAGAAACAATATAGAACTACACAGGAACAGAAACTAGCAGAGGAAACTGATGAGACTTACGAGACAATCTATAGAAACCTCATGAAAGTTAGAAATGCTGATTGGAAGAAGAGTATCTCAAGTATAGGGGCAGATGAGGCTAGATATTCAGATGTGGAGACTTTAAAGAATCTTCCGGGTGTAGTACAAGATTTACCTAAAGAAGAGGCTATGAAGATCATTAAGAAGTATCCAATGGCTTTCTATAGTACTTTCAATACTAACTACAACCTTACCGATAAAAAGATGAAAGTTACGGTTAAGAAGTTAGATGAATGGAAGGAGAAAGATTTAAAGGATCCAATTCTAAGGGCAGCTATGATACAAACAACTAGACACGAAATACTCTCTAAGATGGACTTTGGGGTACAACCTACTCTTAATCCTATGCAAGCTCAGATGGGTATAGATAATGTTCAGTTTTCTCAAGGTGCTGCTGTAGATATAAATTCACCAGGTTTTCAAAAGAGTATAGTCGGAGGTGCTAGGATAGATGGATTACAGCCTGATTTATTGAATTTCCACAAAGAACTGTTATCCTATGTACCTGAGGCTAAGATTACTTCTGCTTATAGACCTGGTTCAATTACTAAGGGAGGTAAGCTTTCTAGACACGGTTCAGGGGAAGCTATAGACTATGGGGTAAACTCAAATTCGGATACAGGAGTTAGGGAGTTTTTATATTCATCTCAAGGACAGTCACTTCTTAGAAAATACGGATTAAACTTTATTGATGAGACTATCCCTGCCGTTAATGCTGCTACAGTTAAAAGTGCTTCTGGAGCGTATCACATAGGTAAAGATAGTTCAGCTGCAAACAATAGATTAAACTACATAAACCTTGACCCTAGATTCGGACCTAAAAAGCCAGTGTCAATATCTAGATCTTATGCACCACAATCTTATAATCCAATGCCACCTATGCCAAATCAGTATATACCTATTAACACTGTGACTCAAACTAATTCATTCAAAACACAAACAAGTTATCGATAATTATGGGAAATGTATATAATCCAGGAAAACGAGTAAATAGCCGGGTAGGTGAAAGGACTCTAGTTAAAGGTAAAGTTACTTGGTTCTGGGACTCTCTTATGAATCAAGACCACGTTACAGTAAGGATAGCCAAGCACCAAGATGTAATGGGAAATAAACCTAACCCACTATTAACTCATACAGGAAAAGGTAGTGGAGGAATAGAGCTTCTTAGAGGATTCTTAACTAGGGATATTACTTTCTCAGCTACTAACGAATGGGGTGAGGCTAAAGATAGTGTTAAGGATACTGTAGCTTCTCAAACCGGAATCGATACTGGAGCTATAGGTAATGATAATGGTTGGGCAGAGTCAGCTGTTAGAGGTCTTGGGGGATTAGCTAAGAGTTTCTTCGAGATGGTAGGTATGGATAAGACTGCTGAAAATATAGACAACTCAATGCGGGAGGAATTAAAAGCCCTTAGTTACAAGTTAGTCAATTATGCAGAAGCAGCTAAGACTTATCAAGGTACCTCAGTAAACTTCCCTAATACACTCTCAGTTCTTTTAATCGCTGATAAGTACGGTAAAGATCCTAGAGCAGCTATTCATAATGTTCTCGGTGATTTCTTAGGTGTACCAGTAGCGAGTTTAACGAAAGAGGTAGAGAATACTGCGGTTAAACAATTAGCTGCGGATGGAAGTCTAAAAGCTGACGCAAGTTGGCCACAAGGAGCTAAAGACTATTGGGATGTTAAGATGGAAGAGAGGCAATTGAGGAATAGTCTAGAGCAAGCTAAAAATAACCTTAAATACCTAGAAGACCCAACTAATATCCAATTCCAAAGAACACAGGCAGTTAATGGAGGTGACCCAGATCAAGATAATACTCAAGCTATCGCCAACGCTAAAAGATCTATCGAAGACTATAACAAAAAATTAAACGAAAATCTAAAGAAACAGAAAGGGTTAAAAGTAAGTCCGGGAGATTTAAAGGTTGTAGAGGCAAAGCTGAATGTAAGTATTAAAGGAGAAAAGACTGGGGATAACGTTACAACTGATGGAGTAGCAAATTCAATAGCGGGTAAAGTACTAGATTTAATAGGAACAACTAAGAACCTACTAACTCAAGGAAACTGGGAATTTATGGGCCCTCCAGGTGGTTACTTATACGATCCAGAGGCTACAAGAAACAATAAATCACATCCAGGAACTATATCTCTTTTCATTTCTAATCACATGGTTGTACATAACTTACTGGTTTCAAATGTGGATATAGATGTTTCTCAATTTGTTACAGTAGAAGGTTATCCTCTTTGGGTTAGAGCTGATATATCCTTTGTTCCAGCTGCCTTATTTACTTCAAGAGATATAGCAAGATCATTAGGGGGTAGTGGTAGAATCTATGGACTATGGGATGAATCTTTAGCTAATGCAGATGCTTCTAACAAAGGAGGAACTAAACAGTACACATCAAATTTTAAAGCGATTAGATATTGGGAAGTTGAATCTAAAGTAAGGAGAGATGGGCATAATGAGAAAGATGAGAATCAGAGGTTTGCTAATCTAGGTTTCGATCCAAATGGTGAGAGAGAAGGGGTATTTTCATCTTGGTCAAAAAAGAAAAACCCAGATAACCAAAATTATAGGGTCGTGATTGTTAATGAGGAGAAGGAGAGAGTTAATAAGGAAATATCTAAAGCTGAGACTAAACTAAAGAACGATTCAAAAGGTTATACTATAGATTCAAGTCAAAACTCAGCAACATTTAGAGCAGCACTAGACAGAAGTTCAGATGTGGCTAAGAATGCTATGGAAGCTATTAACAGTGCACAACGTTCTAATCCAGGCTTCAAGAGTCTAAATCAACAGCAAATGAAAGGGTTTATGGATAAGTTTGAATTGAAGAGAACCGCACTAGAGGCTCCTTTGTATAACTTCTTAGGTCAAAAACAAAACTAAACATATGGCAGAAGAGAATAAAGATAAAGTAGAGTTCACCGCTGTAGATGTAAGCACTCCCTATGATGAAGAGATTAGAATGAAGTATTTAGAGGCTCAACTTGCTGATGCTACAAATAATGATACTAGGTTAGTTGAGCTACAATTAGAGATTACCGCTTTAAAACACTACAGAGACATTTACATAGAACTCTACAACGACAAACTAAAGAAATAATAAGATATGTATGTACCAGACGTCAACTCCTCGGGATTACTAACAAAAAGAGTCGGGGATTATATAGAGAATGATTATGATGTCTTTAACTCTAAGCTTCTAAAATTCATTCCCTTCCTGCCTTCTATGGGGACTTATCAGATAACAAAATACCCTTATAGATTAGACCTTATTTCCGATGAGATTTATGGTAGTCAGGATTATGGAGAGGCTTTACTATTATACAACAACAAATCAGTTAGAGACTTACACTTAGGAAGCTTTGTTAATATATTCAACCGGGACTCCTACGATAGACTTACACTAAACCTAAATAATATCTAATGGTATCACACACACGCTATCAAATTAGACTAGACGAGTTTTCAGAAGACCCTACTATGGAGTTTCGACTTATGGAGATTTCTGAAGTTATGGGAGGAGAATTACCACAAGGAATGATTACTATGCTTACCTCTTCTAAATCTCAATCTTCAAAATACTTAGGGAAAACTTTAGAGATGACAATTCAAACTCCATCTTATAGGGGTAACTTCAAGGTCTTTATAACAAACGTACAACAGAACTCTACTACAGCTTTGTTTACTTTTCTTATAACTGACCCTTACTTTACAAATGAGATACAGTCTAGGCTTTTAGCGAATGATATGAATACTGCCATTAGTAGACTCTATCCGGGTAAGGTAACCAAGAAAGTAGAATCCTCAATAAACCAGATGGAGCTTAGACAGACTAGGGAGACGGATTACAATTGTTTAAAGAGGCTTATGCTAGGGTATGGAAAAGATGTGTTATATGGATTCTCTATGGATGGGATGGTTATAACTACTTTTTCAGCTCAGCCCGCTAGCTACCCTCACTATAAGCCTTTTACAATTGATTTAGGGGTGAATGATTTGAGTGAGAATAAAATAAAGTATGAACAATTTGACCCACCTAGAACCTCCAAGAAAGCATTTAGGTATTTTAGAGTTGTTGCGTATGATAAATCTATAAGTTACACAGCGAAAGATGGATCACCATTTGAAGAAAACATATCCGCTAATTATAAGAGTAGAATGGAACCAAAGCTGTCAATGAAGAGAACTTACGAGAATATTCCTCCTTACAAACTTGGAGATAAAATAAACCTAGCAGATCCAGAATCAAACCCTACCAATGCTACTGAATTCTTTGTTACTTCTAGAGGTTTTACGTTTGATTCATCTGGAGTATTCACAACTATGGCACTAAGCAAATATGATTAACAATGGGAAACTTAATATATTTAGGACGAGTAAGAGAACTAGTTAACAATAAGGACTATAAGAAAGATGAGTGGGTTGTTAAAGTAGATATACCTGAAATTAATGAGAACCTACTAGCCTTTCCTCTATACCATACTGATGCTCCTGTTGTAGATGATGAGGTTATACTTTTTAATATGAACCCTAACTTAGATAATGTATTCCTCTACCTACCACTGAAGAAGTTTAACGGGGAGAATCCTTTTAACGGCTTTAGATCTAATGGAACAAAAGTAGAAATTCACCCAGATGGAAAAGTATCAATAAGCAACGAGAAAGATAGTTTGTATGACGTTATAAAGTCTCTAATCCAAGCAGTAGTATCCCTTAAGACTGTAGGAGGAGAGGTGCTTGATATTAGAACTAGAGTACTTTTAAATAATGCAGCAAGTAAGTTAGAACGATTAATGAGAGAAAGATAATTATGAGAACACCTAGAGTGGAAACCTCTTTGTTCCTCCTTTAAATTTAAACTATATGCGAACACCTTTTTTAGAATACGAAATACCTGATGTTGTTATAAAGCAATTCTCTAAGCCGGATGTTAAGGACTTTATAGCAATACCAACGACTGAGGATGTTACAAGGATGGCTACTCAAATCGTTACTGATGTTATGCAAAAGTCTGCTCAAAGTATAGGTTCAGTTTCTCCAGCTTCACAAGGATTCTTCTCACGTCAAAGGTCTTCTGTAATGAAAATGATCAAGGACTATAAGAACCAAATACAGGAGGCTAAAAGAAAGTATCAGACAGAGATGAAACAGACTGTGGCTTACATGAGAGATGCTGCTATTGTTCTTAACTACTATAAACAAATAAAGAATGCAGCTAGAGATGGAGTACAGCTTGGGGATATCTTTTCACTAGTACCTTCAGTTGATGCAGAGAAGAGAGACCTTAGTGCGGCTTTAGAAGATGAGATAGGAAGCTACACTACAGATATGCAAAATGTTATGACCTCTACTTTCTCTAAGCAAATGCACAATGCTATACCTATGAAAGATCCTTATAACAAACTCCTTGAAGCCGCACAGAATAGTTTTATAGCTGAGAATTATACCTCTACCCAAAACCCTCCAATGGGACACCCTGATCATAATAAACCTTACTTAGCCAATGCAGATATAGTTAAGTACAGTGATATGAAGAGAAGGTTAGTAGCAGAGGTTAAGAGATTAGAAGTAGTAGAGGATAATGTTAGAACTTCAACGAGAAACTTTACTTTAGGGAGGGAGGTATTGTCTAACTTAAGGGATATAATGCTAGATGCTGGATACGATAACTTTAACCGAACGAAGTATGCTCAATTAACAACAGGGGGAGAGTTTCATACGCCAATGTGGGATAAGTTTGACTGGTTAGAAGCTACAAAGAGACTGGGAGATTTAGAAGCAGATAACACTCCAGATGATATTCAATACCAAGAGATGAGACAACTGAGAACTAAGATTAACATGTACATTCAGACTTACACCTCAGCAGATAAACCAGAAGATGCAGGACTTAGAGATCAGGCAGAAGCTATTGGTGAAGCTATTAATGAAATGGGACCTAATATAGAGAAGAGAACTAAACTAGGAGAGGTTGCGGCTTATGTTAGAACAGCTACAGACTTGTCCGCTTCAGTAAGTACTCTATTAAAAGCAGATTCACCTTATCAAGAACACTTAGGAAACATAAAAGGATACTTAAATACAGCAGCTAGAGGACTTGAAATAGCTAAGAACTTTGAAGGGAATGTAAACAAGATAAAAGAGGGAGTTAATGCCAGACTAAAGAACCCACTGATACTCTTAAATGATATGGTAAAACTAACTATGGAGATTGATAAGAGTATAGATGAGGATTTAGAGATTGAGATGGAGTATGTTCCTGGAATTACCGACAAGCTCTTCAATCAATTTAACGACTGGTTTGCTAAGAAGATGGATCAGTTAAAAGAATGGTTAGTTAATAAAATCACATCCCTAACTAATGCAGTAAAAGAGAAAATGGAGACAGCCTACCAAGCAATTCAAACCAGAGTAAAGGTAACAGCTATGTCTGCGATTCCTGGTACAGCCTTTGGTGGAGCTCAGATGTCACAAGCACTTAACACTTAGAACAACTTATGAAATATTTACAATCAGACGGCTCATTTGCACCAAGTAAGCTCAGTTATATTAGAGATGCAATGGAGGTAGAGCTTAAAATTAACAGCTGGTCAGTCCCTCTAGATAATGACTTTGGATTTAACAAGATAGTAGATGGATTAGACCTTTCCTCCTCTAGAGAGTTTATTGGTCAGAGAATTATTAGGTTTATCGATATTTTCAATGAGCGTAATGGCTGTAACCTAAGTGTTGATGGAATAGATATGACTGAGAGTACAATAACAGTAACCTTAACAAACGGAGATAATATAGAGACACATGAGATCGATCGATGAATATAAAGCAAGTATCGGGAAGTTAGCATCGGATTTACAAATACAGGGAGACCACGTTACGATCCTTACTAATATGATAGCCTATGCCCTTTACACTAACGAATTAAACTTACTTAGATACACAAAAGAACAATCGCTTACAAACTCTAACTTCCTCTCCTCTAAGATACAACACGCAATGGATAGAATGTACTCAGTTTATAGAGGGAAGAATCCAGTTGTTGAGGTTAAATTCTATGCCACTAAAGCTAAAAATTACGAGATAGGGGATGTTGTATATGAGAGTGGAGATTACTACCTATATGCAGCTGAAGATAAAGAGGTTATAGAGGACTTAAACAACTTGACTACTCTTAAGGTGATGGTAGCTGGAGGTAGAAAGAAAGTAGAGGAGTTTTCAGGAGAGACTGGTTTTTATATTGAATTAGGACAGACAGGTTTATCAGAAGACATTAGAGTTAGAAGGGTGGATGTTTTGGCGAGTACTTACTATGATACAACCAGAGTCTTTAAGAACCACATAGATAGAAAGGACTCCAATATACTCTTTACACTTACTACTCAAGATTATGGGGTTAGGATTTACAAGAGAGATCAATTTAAGTCAGCAGAGAAGTATGAAGTAGAGTCTTATCCTTTCTTTGATAACTTTAAACTCCTTGAATCAACTATACTTAGCTCATCAACTTCAATTCAGATTAACGGTATGAGGTTTGAGTCTTGTAGATTAGTTGAACCTATTATACCTAAAGAAGTTGCCAGAGATATAGAGTATAATGCAAAAGCTCAGATATTCTCTAATGGGGTAATGAAGAGTAATACCGATATAGTAGACTTATTTAGAGCAACACTAGTAACTTCAGTAGCGGACGCCTCACACACTTGGAATGCAGCAAACAATAGACTCCACATTTATTACGTATTATCAGAAGGTGTGGGAGAGGTTTCAGGTGTGGAGATGGATAACTTTAAGACTGAGATAGATAGGAGTTATTACTTAGGGGAGATACCTTCAGCTTCACCTGCTATTGAACTTGTTGTGCCTATACTTATTGATGTTAAGACTTACCTTTCAGTTGAGCATATTACAAAAGAATCGATTAGAGAGGTACTTAAGACATACGAGAGAAAGATTGTAAAGGGGGTAAGACAAGATGATATACACTCTGCTCTTTCTAAACTTGAGGGTGTAAAATATGTAACAATAACGATAGACCCTGCAATTAGAGCACAGATGGAACAGTTGAATGACCTTACTTCTAATGCTGTACCTAAGTTTGTAAGATTTAACCCTAATATTAACGTAGAACAAGATGCTTTTACCACTAGATAATGAACTGTTAAACTATAAGCTCTACCAGGATTTTTTGAAGCTATATGGAGGGTTTACTAAAGAAGGGGAGTCACTATTATTATCCCTAAGTAAACTACCAATAGATAAGAGCTTTGAGGTTCCTGCTGTACAAAAGTTAATGGAGTGTTTAGATCTTTTAGGAGAATACGACAAACCAACAACTAACTATATACTGGCAGACTTCTTAGCTTCAAAAGGAACGTATAGAGTTAAGGAGATTATAGAGAAGTACTTACACATTGAATTTACTGAGCCCGATGGATTTGAATATAGTCCTGAGCAGTTGAAACTAAAGGCTCACTTCAAGGTAACATACAAAGGAACAAACCTAGATCTCTTACTTACTCTTATCTCTGACCTTCTTAACTTTGAGCTTTACTTTACGAGTTTAGATATGCTTATTAAAGAGCTGAGACATATACTGGAGGTTGAGAATAATACTACAGCGAGAGTTTTACTAGATAAATTTACACGAATAGAAGCAAATATATCATGGCAGACGGAGTGAACCACCTCTAAAGTGAGGCTTCAAGATAACTCTAAGGAGTTACCGGGCTAGTCCCTAACCCTTTATTAAGTATATTAAGAGAAGCATTATAGTCCCTATCTAAGGTTAAACCACAGTTAGGACAAATGTATTCTCTATCAGTTAATTAACAAAAAAAAAACGACATATGGATGGTGTAGATTATAGCGTTAAATCAGATAAACCATTACACGGAGCTAACTATATTCACATTGCAGCTTCAGACGGTACTTCGAGAATACTTAGGAGGGTTGATACTTCTTACTTTATTGATTACCACACTTACTTAACGAGATACGGATTAGAAGGAAGAAGTGTACTGGATAGGGTAGCATTAGACCAAATAAAAGGGAGCTATATAGAAGGAGTAATTTTAGATAACCCTCAAGATATAGCTGATTCTATGGAGGAGAGCTTTGAGTTTATACAAGTTCCACATTCTACAGATCCTAACAAGTTCTACTATATCCTAAACCTCTACTTAAAAAATGATGAGCATACAGTTACCCTTTACGAAATAGAAGCTAATAAAGAAGAGGAGGTAACTAAGGATGAGCCATTATTCAGGTATGTTATAGAGGATTATTCAAAGGGAGCGAGAGAGGAGCTGAAGAGTTATAAAGTAGTAAGAATCCAATCCGCTAACTTCCAGAATGATGACAATATAATAGACTACCACAAAGCTCTAAAATCAGCATCAGTTGTAAAGTTAGGTAGAGACGAAATTTTAAAGAAAGAAGTAGTATCCTCAGCTTACCTTAGAGAGAAAATAGTAGAGGCTAATCACATAAAGGTAAGTAAGCAGGGATTCTATGATAAACGAAATGAACTTAAATTAACGGGAAATGCTAGAGAAAATACAGAGAAGATAGATGATAAGTGGAGATGGGGAGTATCGTATCCTAAAGGTATAACTCTCACCTATGGAAAACTTAAAATCACCTCTCTAATTGACAATAATATCTACCACCCACTACAAATAGGAAGTTATGAGATTAAAGACAAGTGAGAAAAGATACTACGGACTATTTGATTACAACCCTGAACACATCTATGAAATTGGGGATATTGTGATCTATGATGAATTAGCCTACAGATGTCACTCAGATATGGCAAGGGAAGACTTAGGTACTATCCTGCCAAATAACCTCCTGCATTTTAGACCTTTGCATGATTTAACAGGAGAAGCAGATGGAATGATAAACACTTTTGATGAATATTTGACCTCTTCTTATTCTGACATGCGACCACTTAATGCAGGAATACTAAGGCAGGTAATCAACCACTATACAAAACTAGGGGAGAGCTTAGATATTTCTTCAGTTGATTTAGAGGTAATTACAAGCCCAGGGATATATAGAAACCCAAAGATGCCGCTGAATATAGTAGAGAATCCAGTAGGTGAAACTTGTTACTTAAGGGTTATTGAAGGGAGTGATGATTATATTGTACAGGAGCTTATAACAGATGAATACCTTGCAATAAGAACATCAAATTCACCAGTTATCAATAGAGTAGTATCAGGGTGGACTCCATGGAAGGTCGTACACTTAAATGCGAACAATGTCTTGCCAGTAGCGAATAGGATAAACTACATGATAAACTCTATAGTCGAAATGGCAAACTTCATGAACGTAACCACTAACTCAATAATGTCAAAAGAGAAAGGGTTTAAAGTGTATGACAGAATAGAGAATGTAGAGCCTAATGATTTTATAACCCTAATCTACATGGAAGGGACTACTCAAAAATCTATAACAGGAACGAGAAAAGATATAACAACCCTACCTGAGAACATTAAGAAGATTTTAGTATATGGCTAACAACAGAGATTTTGAACAACTGATATACCCTACGAGAAGACCTTATGTTTACGGCACTTATGTTTCTAAAGCTAATTTTCCAGAGCTAGAGAAGACAAAAATTAAGCCTATAGATGATACAAAGATTCAGAAGATAGAGAACTCAGACTACGATACTTTAAAACCTTTGTGGGAGAGTACTTTTTATGGGGTAGGTGAGACTCTAAAGACTGCTGAATACTACTTGAATAGACTAGGGCATGTAACAAGAATAGTACTAAACAATATAAAAAATACCTACTTCAACTTTACCACATTTAGACTGGGAGAAGGGTTATACTTATTTAAACTTACTGAAACAAGACCGATATACATTTACTACCACCCAGAAGAAACTGAAAATATAACAATAGATTTACCTGAGGATTTTGGAGTAGATGCTGTTATTGTTGAGGGAGTGTTGCATATTAAATCAAGAGACCCTAAGAAGAAGATATTTATTACAGACGCTTACATACTGAATTAGAAGAACATGATATACAATCTGATAGTAGGTTCATCAACGACCTTAGAAGACTTAAACAGGAGCCTTAGATTTGCTAGGTTGGTTTTTGAGGAGGGGGATATTTGGACTGAAGAGCATATAGAAACGAGGTGGGAGAATAAAACTCTAATCATAACCTCAACCATAGACATCCCTTACCCTGAGAGAATTAGAAACTTAACAGCTATAGAATATTACGCTGACCAAACTTCTTCATTTCTCTCTAGGATTTACATTAACCCACCACTGAAGATATACAAAGTTGAGAAGTACGTCCTAATAACTAAGATTTCAGATAAGAGAGAAGTTAAGCTGGATTTATTCCCTTTGTTTTCAGGTTTAGAGTTTGATAAGAGTTTAATTGATGATAAAAGAGAGTCTCCGTATAAATCACTAACAATACGAGAAACTAAAGAGAGATTTGAAAGGTATTATTATGGAAGTGATGTAACCAATAACGACCTAGACCTTTACTATCAGAAGAATAAGCCTACACACTTTGACGGGCTGCACTTAAGAAATAAAGATATGATTGCTAGTTATAACCCATACCCTAGATACATACTTAAAGATAAAAATTCTGAGGTGATGTATGATTTTGTGAACCAGAAGGTATATGCAGTAAGTGAATTAAGTAATGGGAATATTGGGATAACTGTTGGTGTATATGAAGATAGGGAAACTATAGATGTAACTTCAGGTAGAGGGTCTGTAGAGGTAACTTTAGGAGCTGGAGATAGAAAACTTATAACTTCTAGATTCTACCCAAAAGGACGGGAACTCTACACACTAGATCATAAGCTTATTGGAGTAATGGATGACCCTCAAGTTAAACACGTACTCCACCAGTCAGAAATCTTATCATTCAAAGGAAACCAACTATACAACTGCTCACTAACTCCTATATATGAACAACTAGATACAAGGATACTCGCTCACAAATTAGGTAAAGATTATAGACTTGTAGATATTTGTAATGGGTTTTTTATATTTGGAGACAGAAGAGAAACCTTAAGACTAGTGATTAATGGGTTTAACAATTATAGAGTATTTTCAAAGAATGATTACGATACGCTTAAGTTCCTAGACCAGAGTGTAATATTAAGAGTGAATGAGGATATGGTGGATTACTTTGACATAGATAACCCTAACTTTGACCAGATGTATATACTAAGTAAGAAACAATTAGTAGATAAACTAGGATATTCAGATCCGTTCACCCAAAGTAGATTAAAAGAAAATCAAAGCATAAAGAATCCTGTAGTAGTAGGGCATAGACTTTACTTACAAACAGGAGACGAACTTAATGGTAAAAGTGAACTACATCTAATCTAACTTAGATGCTCCAAGGGTCAAAGCTTAAGGTTTAACCTTACAGCTATCCTTGATTTTAACTCTATGTTCCTCTAGAGCTTTATTTTTAATATTAAGAGCTGCATT